TTTTACCCCCCCCCCCTTTAAAATAAAAAAACTAAATTTTCCAAAAGTTTTTTTCAAAAACCGAATTTGGACATTTTAAAATGTCCATTTTAAGAAATCCGAAAGAGATGTTGGAAAAACTTGTTTTTTTGAAGCTGTTGGTAACATATGCAAACAAATGCAAAAAAATAATTTAAATTTTGTTACTGAAAAAATAAAAATTATTTTAAGTAAAAACGATTACTACTTTTTCTGTTGCTTATTTAAGAAACAAATGGCAACAAAAAGTAGTTATTTTACAACAACAAATTTTGAATGTAAAATATGTAACTATATTACAAGCAAAAAATTTAATTACAATAAACATATCTTTACAGCAAAACATATCACCGCTACTTGCGCAACAAATTTATGCTCTAAAAGTAGCGTTAAAACTGTAATAAACTATGATTGTGAACGATGTGGGAAAAAATATATAGATAGATCTGGATTATGGAGACATAAAAAAATATGTTCAACTGAAAAAGATTACATGAATTCTGATATTATGTTTGAATTAATAAAGCAAAATCAAGAATTTAAAGAATTGATTTTAGAACAAAACAATAAAATGTTGGATTTAATGAAAGAAAAACCATATTCTATTATCAATAATACAAATACGAATCATTTTAATATGAATTTCTTTTTGAATGAACAATGTAAAGATGCATTAAATATAAAAGATTTTGTTAGTTCTATTCAATTACAACTAACAGATTTGGAAAATACTGGTAAATTAGGATATGTAAATGGTATTAGTAAAATATTTGTAAATGGATTAAAAGAATTAGATGTTTATAAAAGACCTGTTCATTGTAGTGATTTGAAAAGAGAAACCTTATATATAAAAGATGAAAATAAATGGGAAAAAGAATCTAACAAGTTAAAAACAGCAATTCAACAATTATCTCATAAAAATATAAAACAAATCCCTGAATGGATAAAAGAAAATCCAACATGTAAAGATATTACAAGTAAAAAAAATGATGAATATTTGAATCTAGTTAATAATTCTATGGCTGGTTCTAATATAGAAGAAGCGGATGAAAATTATAAAAAAATTATTCATATTATTTCCAAAGAAGTAGTTATTGAAAAGAATTGATTTTACATTTATTTTATTATAAATGTAAAATATAATAGTTTGGTTATATCTTTGCAAAGGTATAATTAAAGTACTGTATTTAAAAATTCCTCCATTGTTGCTTTTGTTGGTTTTGCATCATATTCAATAATTTGATTATCTTTTATTAATTTTACAGTTGGATATCCTTCTATTTTGAATTTATTTATTAACTGTTCAATTTCAGCGGATTCATTTGTACAATTGTATTCTGTAAATATTACATTATAACCATTAATTGTTTTTCCTTCATATTGAGATTTCAAACTTTCCCATTCTGGCTTAGCTGTTTTGCAGTGAGGGCACCAATCTACATAAAACAAAATTAATTCAGCAGCATTACCTTTACCTGTATTTCCACCTTGACCGTTCATATTTTCACGATTTATTTTATAATTAGAAGAGTTATTTGCATTAACACTACTTTGTCTGTAAAAGTAAACAATAATTAAAATAAAAAGAATAATCAAAATAATATACATTACCATAGTCCAAGAAAATTTACTATAAATGGTTTTAAACATACTAGGCGGACCTCCTCCTAATACATGATTTGAATTTGTATTACTAAACATATTATACTATATATAAATTAAAAATAAATTAGTATATATTTTAAAACGAATTAGATAATAATGAAATAAATATAAAGATTTTATATTAATTAATATAATAATAAATGATTATTCGTAATATAAATGGAGAATTAGTTATTATCAAAAGAGACAATTATGTATCAGATAATGAATATATTCAAGAAATTATGAAAATTATTTCTTTATATAAAGAAAAATACGATTCTTTTTATAACGTAAATGCTAAATAATTATAAAAAATTTGTTTATTATTTGAATAAACACCTAACAACTGATAAAAATAATAAAAATAAAAATAAAGAAAAAACATAACTACATGTTAAATTTGTTTTCACCATATTCCATTGTCCATTAAATAATGTAATATTCAATTGATTTGATAATTTGTTAGTTAATATAATATTATAATATAAAATGTATCCTAAAAGTACCAAGATAGATACTTTTCCTATAAATGAAGTCATTATAAACTTATTAATAGGACTAATCATAAAGAAGAAAATGAGAAGTATAGAGATAATAGAATAAAAACATATATTTTCACTAGATTTTACATATTCAATAATTGGAGAGTTCATTATACTATAATTTATATTTTTATTTTATTTTTTCTTTTTAAATAATATGAGACAAACTCGTAAAAAATATTATAAAAAAAATTATGAAAAAAATAATATAACTAAAACACAAAAAAAAAGAATTTTTTCCAATAATCATTATAATAGTGGAGATGGAATGTTGACTGCTGTATGGGGTCCATCTATGTGGCATTTTTTACATGTTATGAGTTTTAATTATCCGGTTAACCCGACATTAAAAGATAAAAAACATTATCGTGATTTTATAGTATCTTTACAATATATTTTACCATGTAAATATTGTCGTATGAATCTAACAAAAAATTTAAAAACTTTACCTATTACTATGCAAAGCATGGATAGTCGTAATACTTTTTCAAGATACATTTATGATCTTCATGAATTAATTAATAAAATGTTGAATAAAAAATCACATTTATCTTATAATGATGTTAGGGAACGATATGAACATTTTAGATCTAGATGTACTATTCCTTTTGAATTAAAAAAGAAAATAATAAAAACTTTAAAGAAAAAAGAAAAAGGTTGTACTGAACCGTTATATGGTAAAAAATCAAAATGTATTATAAAAATTGTACCACAAGATAATAGAAGTAATACTTTTCAAATAGATAAAAAATGTATTAAATCAAGATAATTATCAAGTATTTGATTATCAATTGTATAAATATATTTATATAATTAAATAAATGAATGTTTTCATTATTTATGGTAATCAAGTTGGATGGAATGTAGATTGTAATAAATTATTAAATCATGTAAAACCTTTTATAAATAATGTTAAATTATATACTTCTATTCATTCTTTATTGAACTATTTAAATAATGAAGGTAAAAATTATAAAAACCATATTCTTCCTTTAACCGAACCTCATATTTTGGAGTTAAGAAATGCAAATATTAAAGGAATAATACAACTCCTGAAATAATTAATATTTTTTCTAATAAAAAAGCATTTGATCAGTATGTTTTGAATAATAATTTAACTGAGTATATACCAAAAAGTTATAGTTATAATGATTATAGCGGTAAACTAGTAATTGTTAAACCACCATGTGGTGGATCTAGTATTGGAATGTATTTATCCAATATAAATGATTTGCAACCAGAAATTTTCAAAAATTATTTAGTACAAGAATATATCAAAGAACCAATTGAATTTACAGGAAATTTGGTTATACAAGATGGACATATCTTGTATGGATTTGCATATTATCGTTATTATGGAGATAGAAATTATATAAAACACGATAGTGAAGATTTTACAGTTCAAAATACAGCTCCAATTAGTCAAAAATATTTAGATGTATTAGAAAAGTTTTTAATTCCTATTAAATATACCGGAGTATGTAATGTTGATTTTAAATTGTGCGGATCAGAAGAAAAGATAAAAGTATTTGAAATTAATCCGCGACTAGGAGGATCTTTGTTTTTTGATAATCATTATCATGATTTCGCAACTATGGTATTAAAATTAATACAGCTTAATTATTAACAAATTTTTACTGACTAATGCATATTTATTTTTGATTTATTTTAAATAATTATATATTTTATGGATACCTTTATAACATTATGTCATTTAGGAGATCATTGTGCTACAGGTATAATAATAAATGATATATTATGTCAAAAAACAAAACATTTATTTATGTTAGGTATTTATAAATTTAATGATATTTTACATTATTTGAAGGATAATAATTATAATAAAATATATGATAAAAATAATTTTTTTATAGCTGAAGATGGAATATTAAATCAACCTTGTATATTTCATAATGATTATAATTTTGGATTTAATCATGATTATAAGATAATAAATGATGAAATAATTAACTATGATTTAATAAAAGAAAGATTTGAATTAAAGATAATAAATTTTAAAAAAATATTGTCAGAAGAAAAAATGTGTATATTTATAAATTTTACTGATAATGTAGATGTATTAGAAATTAATGAAATGTTAAATTGGTTAAATAATAATAAAAAGAATTTTCATTTAATAATATTTACTGATAAATCGTTTAGTTTTCAACATAATTTACCAAATTTATCAATTATTTTATTAAAAAAAACATTTAATAATTGGTTTTTAATGCCATTTAAAGAAAAATTTTGTTTATATAATGAAATATATAATGAGTTTATTAACTGTTTGAGATGTAATAGTATAATACATAATTTTCCTGAAAAAATTGAACATACGCCCTTTTTTTTTAATAATTTAATAGATATTTTATTAATGGTGTTTATTAATAATTTTTCAAGTTAGGTATGTGTATGTAATTATCTTTTTATAATATAATAAATTACACCGATCAAAAAGTAAAAAGATACAAAATATAATGTAATCAATTATTATATTAAAGTAATATTTAATATAATAAAAATGTCAACAACCGAAACATTATTCTCTAAATTACCAAATGATATTATTCGTGAAATTTTATTATATGATCGGCGTTTTGTTATGAGAAAAACACTAAATAGTCTTTATCTTATCTATATAAATAAAATATCAAAATTAGATGAACGATTCTTATTATTGACAAAAATACCAAAAATATACCAACTTGCACCTAATAGTTGGAGTGTAATTCTTGGTACAAATAAAAGATTTGTACTTAAACATTATTTGAGACCAAGTAATATATGGGAGTATAATTTTGTAACATTTTCAAAAGATCCACATACAAATATGATGTGCTCAATTCCAGATTCTATGATATGTATTCCATTATTTAGTTTATAAAATATATTTACATACCAAAACTTGAAAAGTCATTTAAAACAGGAACAGGCATATCTTGTGGATTAAATGCATTATAATTAGGTACTTTCTTGCAATCAAATGATGGTTCTTGACAACGTGCACATGCAGGACATGGTGGACATTGATCTAAATCAATATTTTGCGGACACTTAACAATTGGTTCAGGACATACAGGACACACTGGTGGAACTATTTGTGATTTTAAAATATATAAGTCTTCTTGTCCTGGAGGAATTTGACTCGCTGGTATTCCTTTAGGTAACGAACTATTATAATTATTAGAATTATTATTCATACTAGGAGTTATACCTTGAGCTAAAAAACTATTGTTTAATGTATTATTTGATTGATTATTGGAAGAAGCATAATTGTTACTAGAGGTTTTTGTAGTATTTGATAAATTAAATCCTTGTATTGTGTTAGTATTAGTATTTGATACTGGTACCGTAGGAACATTTTGTGTAAAAATTGCATTAGCTCCTGCATATTGAACATTGAGTATTTGTTTTCCATTCGTATCTGTAGTAATATTTGCAGTATATCCATTAGATCCAGTAAAAGAATTACTTCCATTAGAATTTGCATTTAGAGTCATTGTTTCCCCATCCATGGCTTTAAGAATAATACTTGTACTAGTACCTGTTTGTATAACATTTGCAGTAGATCCATTTGGTCCATAAAAGATACTAGGATAAGATGTTTTTGTAAAATGATTATAGTTATCAAAAAATCCATTAGACATATTATTTCCACTTGTAGTACTATTATTTCCACTTATAGAATTAGTAATATTTAAACTACTATTATTTTTTGTAGAAATATTACTGGTATTGGTATTTAATTTTTCTTTAAAAATTAAATTATTTTTAGGAGATTTTGGATCAGATAAAGTTAATGTATGTAATCCATCATAGTCTTTAACTATAGTAGCAATTTTTCCATTAGGATCATGATATGTGTTAGTATTTGTAGTTGAAGTAATTAAATTTACAGGTTGAACATTTATCGGAACATGTACACTATCCATTAGTACACTAATTCCAGTAGGTGTTTTAGTAACAGTTACATTCATTTCAACTCCATCAACATTACTATAAAAAGTAATTGGATTAGAACTATTAGTAAATCCTTCATATTCATAATAACAATTTCCTAAAAAACAAGGTATAATGATAGATACTATTAATATTACAAAAAGAAATATTGTTTTTGAATTCATTGTATAATTTATATAGTGAAAAAATTTTATTGTCAAAAAATGTTTTTATAGATATTTAATTTAATTTAATTAAAAATATAAAAAATTGAATAAAAATATAAAATTATTGCAAGTATATAATTATATACTATGGCAAATAATGAATATATAGATATTAAAATTATAGATGATGATGAAGATGCAGAAAATACTATAAATACAAATGTACCCAATAAAATAAAAAATAAGATAAAAAAAGTGAATAATATTTTAAAAAAATGTTATGATGATACAGAAATTTATGAGATTGGAGTAGATGAAGTTGGTCGGGGTCCTTTATTTGGAAGAGTATATAGCGCAGCTGTAATTTTACCTAAAGATGATAGTTTTGATCATTCGCAAATGAAAGATAGTAAAAAGTTTCATAGCAAAAAAAAAATTCAAGAAGTTGCAGAATATATTAAAATGAATGCTATCGCATGGTCAGTAACTTATGAAGATGAAAAAACGATAGATGATATAAATATACTTCAAGCTACACAGAAGTCAATGCATAAAAGTATTTTAGAAATTATGAATAAAACAAAAAAAAATGAATATCATTTATTAATTGACGGTAATTATTTTAAACAGTTACCATTGCAGGAAACCAATAAAATAAAATATAACGTTGATTGTATTGAAGGTGGAGATAATCATTATTCGGTTATTGCTGCTGCATCTATTATTGCAAAAGTGGAAAGAGATAAATATATTGAAGAATTATGTGACGAATATCCCTTTTTAATTGAAAATTATGGAATTGACAGTAATAAAGGTTATGGTGCAAAAAAACATATGGATGGTATAAAATTACATGGTATTACACCATGGCATAGAAGAACATTTGGTATTTGTAAACAATTTATGTAAAAATTATTTTTTAAGCAGAACACATTTCACAAGGTTCGTCGTTTTTATTAACATTATTTTTGCTCGGTTCTATTGTAAATTGTTGTGCCTGATGTTTTGCTTTTCTTCTTAAATAATATATACCAGTTTTAAGACCTTTAGACCATGAATAAAAATGCATGGATGTTAATATATTATAATTTGGATCTTCTAACCATAAATTCAAACTTTGACTTTGACATATAAATGCTCCACGATCTGCCGCCATATCAATTAAATGTTTCATTGGTATTTCCCATACAATTTTATATTTATTACGAATATCTTCAGGAATAATCGTTAATTGTTGAATACTACCTTTATTTGCAATAATATTTTGTTTGATTTCTTCATTCCATAATCCTAGTTGTATTAATTCTTTCATTAAATATTTATTAGATAATACAAAATCACCAGCTAGTGTCTTTCTACTATAAATATTACTTGTAAATGGTTCAAAACATTCATTAAAACCTAAAATTTGTGATGTACTTGCAGTTGGCATTGGTGCAACTAATAAAGAATTTCTTAGTCCATATGTTTTAATAGATTCTTTCAATTTAATCCAATCATATCTTTCTTGTGTAGGATCAACTGACCATAAATCAAATTGTAGAATACCTTTTGATGCAGGCGAACCTATAAATGAACTATATGATCCACATAGATTTTCAGTTAAATTTTTAATCTCGTTAACATTTATTGAATCTATTTCTTTAATATATCCATTATAATTCCATAAATGATAGTTTTCATTAAATGGTTCGTTATTGTTTTGATTTTGAAGATCTAAAAATTTATTTTTAAATGTTTCATAACGTTGGATTGCTAATTCATTACTTCTTTGTAATGATGCATGGTAAATTGTTTCAAAAATTAATTTATTTATTTGTTTCGCTTCTTCACTATGAAAAGATACATTCATTAATATAAAGGTATCCGCTAGTCCTTGTATTCCAATGCCAATAGGACGATGAAGTAAATTACTTCTTTCTGTTTTTTCAGTAGGATAAAAATTAATATCAATAACTTTATTTAAATTATTAGTTATTACTCCTGTAACATAATGCAATTTATCGTAATCAAAAGTATGAGTTTTTTCATCTACAAAACTAGGTAATGCGATACTTGCCAGATTACAAACAGCAGTTTCATTTTTATCAGAGTATTCAATTATTTCACAACAAAGATTAGAACTTTTAATAGTACCTAAATTATTTTGATTAGATTTTTTATTTGCAGCATCTTTATATAAAATATAAGGTGTACCTGTTTCCATTTGTGAATCTAAAATTTTATACCATAATTCTCTTGCTTTTATAATCTTTCTAGCTTTTCCTTCTGTTTCATATTTATTATATAATAATTCAAATGATTCACTATGAACATCTGATAATCCAGGACATTCATTTGGACAAAATAAGGACCAAGACTCGTCATTTTTAACTCTATTCATAAATAAATCCGATATCCATAAACCATAAAATAAATCACGTGCTTTTAATTCTTCATCTCCATGATTTTTTCTTAATTCTAAAAATTCTTCAATATCCGCATGCCATGGTTCTAAATAAATAGCAAATGATCCATTACGCTTACCTCCTCCTTGGTCTATATAACGTGCTGTATTATTAAATACTCTCAACATAGGAACAATTCCATTTGTTTTTCCATTTGTACCTTTAATATGAGAACCTTTTGCACGAATATTATGAATATGAAGTCCAATTCCTCCTGCATATTTTGATATTAGTGCACAATCTTTCAATGTATCATATATTCCTTCTATACTATCATCTTCCATTGCAATTAAATAACAAGAACTTAGTTGAGGACGTTTTGTACCAGCATTAAACAATGTAGGAGTTGCATGAGTAAAATATTTCATTGACATAAGATCATATGTTTCCTTTACTAATTCAAAATTATCTCCATGTATTCCAATTGCAACTCGCATCCACATATGTTGCGGTCGTTCAATAATAGTTTTATTAATCTTATATAAATAAGACTTTTCTAAAGTTTTAAACCCAAAATAATCAATAAGATAATCGCGATCATAATCAATGATCTGTTCAATTATATTTTGTTGTTTTTTATCTTTTTCCACAATATTCCATAATTTATCTGAAATTAATGGATAAGAATTATTATTGATATCTTTAAAATTATACAATTTTTCTACAACATTATAAAAAGAAGAATCTGTGTTTTTATGATGGTTAGAAATAATAATTCTTGACGCAAGAACACCATAATCAATATGTTGAGTAGATAATGACGCGCATTGTTGTGCAGCTAATTCATCTATTTTTGAAGTAGGGATTGTATCATATAACTGATCAATTACTTTCATAGCTAATGAAGAATAATTTAATTGAATTTTAACTTCATTCCCAATTTTCTTGATTCTATTTAATATTTTATCAAATGCAATTTCTTCTAGCTCTCCATTGCGTTTCGTAACTCTCATGTCTATAGAAGAATCCATATTGTATTATATTAATTAACTGACGTAATTTTAAATAGTTATCATATATATATTTTTATTAATTATATAATTTTATTAATTATATAATTTTATTAAATATATATATATAAATGATTAAGTATTATAAAAAAATTTCTGAAATATTTGTTATTATGTTAATAATGATATTTTTTTTATATTTAGGTTTTCACGTTTTAAATGGTTTGACAATTAAAAAAAATGGATTTTCTAATTATAATTTAGCTGGTTTAAATCCTGGACAATATCCAACATCTGAAAATGTTCCTATTTTAACTGATACATATCCTTATACTGGAAGTAAAACTGTTTCAAATAAGAATTATAGTGATATTTGGTGGGAATATCCTATTTTTAAAGAAGGCTCTTATAAACAAATTACAAATAATTTAAAATATTATAAAAATCCAGATGAAGGTACTTGTGTTAGAGCTGAATTTTGTAATGCATTATATAAAAATAAAAAAGTTAAATCAAATTATGTATATCCTTTACCTCCTGTTTCATGGACACCTGAATCAAAAGATAATGCAAGAGTAAATTATTATTGGTCAAAACCTAATTTACTTTTACAACCAAATCCAGATTTTACTTTAGCTCCAAATTATTCGTGGTAAAAAAATGATGAATACTTTTTTGTAAAACATTTACATTTGTTGTTTGATCAATATTTATTTTATCATTTTCTTTATTAATTTTTAAAAAACAACCAGAACTAACAGATCCAGATCCTAATCCAGTAGTTAATAATGAATCTTTTTTTATTCGTTTATTTGGACAACGATGATCAAAACCTGTTTTTCTTTCAGTTTCTATAATTGTCCATATATCACGTAATACAGAAATATTTTCTTTAAACCATTGCTTATTTCTCAAAACTAACACACAGCTTAATTTTTCTAATTTCCAATAACAATTTTTTATCCAAGTCATGGATAGCTTATTACATTTTTCATTATTCTCTTCTTCCCATTGTTCAGAATCTAACATATCAATTGGTTTGTAAACATAAAAAGGAGAGCCATCTTGTTTTGCAAAATACATGATTAATCCTTTCATTTCACATTCATTATCATTACAATAATCCAAGTAAGATTCATATTCTATAAATTTAGTTTCAAGAAAATCACATTCATCTAAATTACATACTTCCATTTGTAATTGCATTTGGATCCAATACTCTTTTTTAGGTATTCCATCAATTTCTCTATTGATTATATTTTTAATTTCTAGCATTCTTCCATAACGCATTGATTTATTATCTACATTAATTCCATCAGGAGATGCACCTATAAATTTATATTTATCATGTTGAATACAACCAAAATCTTCAATAGTTGTATTATATTTATGTTCATAAATCATTACAGAGACTTTTTCATATTTTTGACCCCAATGAAGAGTTGTATTTACATTTACATAGTTGCTAGTATTTGTTTGTATATTAATAGTTTTCGTTTCTTCGCCTATTAAATCATCATTATTATCATGTTTTTTAATATTGCATTTTTCATAAATTAATTGATTTCGTGTATTTTCATTTTCAAAAGCTTTATAAGCATTACTTGCAGTAATTAAATTATTTCTAAATTCATACCATTCTTTTGTTCTTTGTTCAGGTTGCGGTAAAGAACGTAAATAATCTATCTGTTTATTTACAAATTCATAATTTGGTTGATTTAATATAATAGAACTTGGATAAGAACGGTATGGTATTAAAGATAAAAAATATATGTCCATAATTTCTTCAATTATAGTTTCCATTTCCTCTTTTAATTCTGAATTCCAGAAAAATTCCATTTCAAAAGGTACACACGTTAATTCCATAATAATCTCTTTTAATTCTTCATGAAAATCAGGGTCTGAAATAAAAGTCGGATTATTTAAAATATATTCATCTATTAATTGCATAACAGTTTCCGTAAACTCAATGATAGTAGACTCGTTAAATAAAGTAGGATCATCTTCTGCTACAATTGCATCTATAATATTAATTAGGTTATCTAGTTGTATAATTTGCATTAAACTTGTAATTAATATAATATGATAATTAGTTTTTATATCAAGATAATATAATAGTAATTTTATTGTATAACTTGTATTATGTATCAGAATCTGAATTTTCATCATGAGGTAACATATTTTTTACAGTACCTTTTATTTTTTTAGGTGCAAGACTTTTTGAAGTAGATATTCTTTTATCTAAATTTTTTATAGTAAAATGATTTTTTACTTTATTATGCAACAATCCAGGTATATCTTTTATAATTCCAGTAGTTTTATCATAAGTAATATCTTTTACTCTTTGAAGTTTTTTCCTATCTAGACAATCTTTTAAAAAAATAACAAATTGATTATATTCATTATCATCTAATTGTTTCTCAACTTTATAATTTTCTGCAAAAGTTAATAATTTTTTGATTTTTAATGTTTTATCCAATTTACTCCATGGTTCATTAACATTATTATTTTTTTCATTTTCAAGAAAAATATCTAAATTAGATAAATTATTAGATGAACTAGAATTTGTTTGAGAATCTGGCCAAGAAACACCATTTGATAACATAGTCTTATATTTAATATTTTTTAGCTCCATACATTCATCCATATTTTGATTCATATATATTATTATAGTAATTTAAGTTTAACTCCATTTTTTTAAACATTATAATTGTAAAAAAGTATTTATATAATTATTATATAATTATTATATTATAAATATTATTATAATGGATTTAAATGACAATGCAATAAATGACAATGCAATAAATGACAATGCAATAAATGACAATGTAATAAATGAATGCAAAAATATATCAATATCTGGAACATCTACGCGTTATCAAATGAAAAAATTAATAGAAACTAAAAAAAATGTAAAACGAAAAGACTATGCATTATTTAAAAAGAAAATTTGTAGTTATGATGAACAGCTAGGCATTATTTATAATATTACAAATAATATAAGTAATGAAATTACTGATCAAGCAATGAATGAAATTAAACATAAATTATCAAGTTATAAACAACAAGATATTTTAAAAGAAGTATATAATAAGGAATTATTTATTCATTTTAAAAGTTTAATTCAAATGCTTAACGAATGTAAACTAAAATGTCATTATTGTTTATTACCCATCTTTATCAACTATGAATTAGTAAGAGATGGCAAACAATGGACTTTAGATAGGATAGATAATAATGTAGGACATAATAAAGATAATGTAGTTATAGCATGTCTAGAATGTAATTTAAAAAGAAGAATAACTAACAAAGACGCATTTATGTTTACAAAAAACTTGAACATAATTAGACATGAATATAATTAAACATTTTGTATTTCTATTTGAATAGGGTTAATAATATCATCAATATACTTAATATTATTATCATATTTATTTATTTTATCGGGTTTATAATAATATAGTTTTAGTAAAAAGGTACTTGAATTCATAGAAAATATTATTACATGTGTTGACATAGCAAAATATTCCTCATTAAGAGCACAAAAAGTAATGGAGAAAATAGATCCACACGACCAAATAAACCATATATATAAATTTTCAATAGTAGATTGTTTGGTTTTTATTATATTAATAAATTCAGGAATATAACCTACAACTACAAATATAGATGCAATTAAAGATAAATATATATATTGTTGCATAAAAACAAAAAAGTTTATTATTAAAATACGTAAATTTGTCTTTATATAAGTTCATAATTTATAAAATAAATATAAAATACATACATGAATAACTATAGCTATTGTGAATGGAAATGGTCAAAAGGTGAATTATATTACAAAAGTACGAGACAAATAGAAAATAAAAATAAAAATAATGATAATAATAATGAATTAAATGCAGAAAAAGAATATCTTGATATTATTAATACCACTGCAATAAAACAGTCATTGGATGGATTTAGTATAAATGATGAATATTTTGATAGTTTTGGTTTTGATCCAAAATTTTCAAGAAATGAAAATCCAAATGGAAATAGAAGAGAAGATTTAGACAATAAAATGTCAGACCGTGAATTATTATTTCAAAGAGGAACAAATCCTTTTTTACAAACTACCAATTATGTTAATGATATTGTAGCACGAGATACTTATTTAAAACCTCAAAATACCTCTATAGATAAAATTTCTGAAAATAATAATTAATATATAAACAACTTAAACGTTATTCAAAAACTTATTCAATGAATAAAACAAGTATTTATACTACTCAAAATGATTTATTATTAAATAATTTAATGGATTTTTATAAAAAAGATAATAATTTAGATAAAATGTTGAAAATTATTACTGGGGAATCTAAAATTTCATTACGAATAGTAGATTGGTTTGCAACAAATTATGCAAAAAAAAATTATACACTCTACGAGTTAGATGAAAGTGATAATAATACTGAACGAAGATTTAAAGTTTATGTTGATTATAAATTGAAATTAAAAGCATATAGTAAAAGAAGATTTGATCCTTTTTGTAGATGGGAAAGAATAAGTATACCTTATAAAGAGGATAAATACATAGAGACTACTATTGGTCAGTTGAATTTTTTTAAATGGGCTTTAGAAAATAAAGTTATTGATTTTATTGAAAAAAATTATGAGTTAATTGAAAAAGATATGAATAATCGTAATAGTACATCTAAAAGAAAAGAAATTATCGTAGATAATTCAAAGACAAGGAAAAAAAGAGAAGAATTATCTGTATCAGCAACTAAAAGTATTAAAAAAGAAAAAGTAGAGATTGTTGTCCAGTTTAATTAATAATCATTTGTATTAAAAGTGAAGATATTTATTTTTTATATTTAAATTAAAACTAAAATTTAAATATATAAGTTAAAATAATAGAATATAAACAAATATATGGGAAATTCTCAATCTATAAGAAAAATTAATTTTGAGGATATACAAATTGTAATTAAAAATCCTGAATTATATTTATTAATCAATACTTTAAATGAATATGAACAAACTTGTTTAATAAAAAATACGGTACCTATTGCAAAAGAAGAAATGTTAATTAATCAACATTTAGTTTCAGGTAAACATATCCGTATTATCATTTATGGTAAAAATTGCAATGATGAAAAAATTTATAAAAAATATCAACAGTTATTATCTCTTGGATTTTATAATATATTTATTTACATGGGCGGATTATTTGAATGGTTATTATTACAAGATATTTATGGTCAAGAAGAGTTTCCTACAACAGGCAAAGAATTAGATGTATTAAAATATAAACCAACATCCATTCTTAATATACATTTAATTCGTGCATAAATGAACGAATATTTTACAATCTAAATATACTCACATTTAATTGCTATATACTTTTCATCTTGCATTATAATCTGATAAGGTTTACCACAACCATATATTTTATTTTTTTTAATATAATAATCACATAGTTCTTTGGATGCATGAGGATCAATTTGTTTGTTAGTTTTAATTAAAACTGCATGTCTAAAAATACGACAATTTAATTCTTCAATCAATACAAAGTCATCGCAATGTGGACATTTTACAATAATATGTTTATCGGTAGTTATATCATTCATGTTTTATAATATGTGTATATGTATAAATAATAAAAAAATATTTATTACCTTATTTGTTTATATTCTAATAAAATTATTAATAACTAATTCAATTTTATTTTCCCACTCAGTTAAAATATCTTTATTATTATTAATATCAATATTACCATCTAACAATAACTGACTACAATTTAACACTTTTACAATATTATTAGAATTTTTATATAAAAATTCTTCATGATATTCGTGACATGAAACTAAATATTCTAAAGGAATAATATCTTCTCCTACTCTTAATCTTTTTTTGATTCTTTCTTGACAAATAATTGGATCCGTTTTTACATAAATAACTGAATTAATAGGAAAATCTTTAGAAAATTCATCAAACCATTTTAAATAAATCTGATAACTAATATAATCAATCTTTTTAGAATCAAATAACATTTTTGCAAAAACATATTTATCGGTAAATAAACATCGTTCTGTAATTATTATAGAATTTTGATTTTCATGAAATGCTTTTCTTAACAAAGAAAGACGAGAAATATATGCCATCATTTGAAATGGAAATGCATAGGTATTCGGATCCGAATAATATTTTTCTAAAATAGTTTGTTGATTTTCATCTCTTATTTTATCCCATTCATCTACTGGTTCTTTTAAAAATATAATTTGTTTATTAGTTTTGTATTTTTTTTTTAAATCTTCTAATAAAGTTGTCTTACCTGACCCAATATTTCCCTCAATTGAAACTAATATATTGTTATTCATTTGTATTATTTAATGTTATATAAACAGTTTATATTGGTTATTTTAAATTCAATTTTTTATTATTATAAAAAATTGAATTTAAAATAATTAGTAATAAATACTTATAATTATCAAACAAATATACTATACTAAAATGGATCTTAAACAACGCAAATTATCAAAATCAGAATGGGAATCTATTGAAATTCCTGTTAGTTCTTCAGAATTAGATGTATTAAAATTAATATGTAGTGGATATCATAGTGTCAATATTAAATGTAATAATAATAATTCTTTATTTACATTTTTGAAAATAGAATTTAGTGAATGCATGGAAGAATATTTATATAAAAAATTCTTTTCAGAAAAGATTGATATTTGGAATCAAAAGTATCCATTAAATATAAACATAAATATAAAATCAAATATTACTATAAAAAAAGCTGATCAAATTAGATTATCAAAAATAGATACAAATATTTCATTACTTCAACATGTTTATGAATTTGTAATCATGGAACAAATTGAAAATTTATTAAAATATAAACATTCAAATAATAAAAATTGGATATATGCTTACTTTACTATTTATAAATTACTTAAAAATCATATATTACGATTAAATACTATATTTAAAAAATTTGTAGATAAATTATTAGATAAATATAATGAAGAAATAGAATTATTATATATTATTTGTAATTCAGCACAATATTTGGAAAAAAATACATTCTTATTAAAATATGGCGATATTACATTGTATGATCATCAAAAAGAAATATTCACAATTGTAAAAAATCCTGGTCCAAAACTAGTATTATATATTGCACCAACTGGAACAGGTAAAACATTAAGTCCACTAGGAATATCCGAACAACACAAGGTTATATTTGTTTGTGCAGCACGGCATGTTGGATTAGCACTTGCTAGAGCAGCTATCTCTATTCATAAGAAAATTGCATTTGCATTTGGATGTTCAAGTGCAGAAGATGTGAGATTACATTATTTTGCAGCAACTGATTATACTATTGATAGACGAAGTGGTGGAATTAGAAAAGTAGATAATAGTGTTGGAGATAAAGTGCAAATCATTATTTGTGATATAAAATCTTATTTACCAGCAATGTACTATATGTTGGCTTTTAATTCAGCAGAAGAAATTGTCACCTATTGGGATGAACCAACGATTACGCTAGATTATCAAGAACATGAATTCCATTCAATTATAAAAAAAAATTGGTCTGATAATTTAATTCCTAATGTAGTTTTATCTTCTGCGACATTACCAAAGCTTCATGAGTTAACAGAAACAGTTGCAGATTTTAGTGAAAAGTTTCCAAATGCAAAAATTCATAATATAGTTAGTCATGATTGCAAAAAGACTATTCCATTACTAAATAATAAAGGATATGTTGTAATGCCTCATTATTTAAGTTCAAGCTATGACGAAATGATAAAGATTATTGATCATTGTGAAAATAATTTAACATTATTACGTTATTTTGATTTAAGTGAAACTTCCCGTTTTATTGAATATATAGAAAATAATAATTTTATTAAACCATCTGCAAAAGTATCTCGTAATTTTGGATCTATTGATGATATAAATATAAAAAATATAAAAATACATTATTTGAAAATTTTAAAAAATATATTAAGTGGAACTTGGTCCGAAATTTACTCTTATTTTAGCATTGAAAGGAAAAAGAAAATTGTGGAAAATGATCAAGTAGATGTAAAAGGTAATAAATTAACAAAGTCTCAAAGTATTGGTCCAGGTATTAATAATAATCATAATTCAACTATTTGCAATGACGGTACACCATTAAAACGATTACAAAGTGAACAATTTGTTCATACAAATACTTATAATAATAGTAATACTAATACTAATAATTGTGCAATTTATGTTACTACTAAAGATGCGTATACTTTAACAGATGGTCCAACTATCTTTTTAGCAAATGATATTGAAAAAATAGCAAAATTTTGTATTCAACAATCTAATATTCCTGAAATAATGATGAAAGATATCATGGACAAAATAGAATTTAATAATAATTTGAATAATAAAATAGAAGAATTAGAAAAACTAGTTGAAGATGAAATAGAACGTAATGCAAATAAAGCCGAATCAACTGATGGGGGTCAGAAAAAATCTAATAAAGAAAAGAAAAATAGTGGTAAAATGTCTACAGAAAAAATGGAAAAAACTAAAGATGTAAAAATAATTCAATTTCAAGAACAAATAGATATGTGTAGATCTTTAATTAAAAATGCATCTATAAATGAAATATTTGTCCCCAATAAACTTGCTCACAAAAAAAAATGGGCAGATAAATTAAATTATGAAAAAGCATTTACTAGTGATATTGATGATGAAAATATTATTTCTATTATGCAATTGAAAAATGTAGAAGATAGTTGGAAGATATTATTATTATTAGGAATAGGAGTATTTACTACACATGAAAGTATTGCATATACAGAAATAATGAAAAAATTAGCTGATCAACAAAAGTTATATATGATTATTGCAGATAGTGATTATATTTATGGAACTAATTATCAATTTTGTCATGGATATTTGAGTAAAGACTTGTTACTTACACAAGAAAAAATCATTCAAGCTATGGGAAGAATTGGACGTAATAATATTCAACAAGAATACAGTGTAAGATTTCGTGATGATGAACAAATAAATATATTGTTTAGAACATATCTTCCAGAAGAAAAACCAGAAGTATTGAATATGAATTTATTATTTAATACTAAAAAAGTTGTTTGGGATATAAATAGTAAAACCTATCAAGTAGTATAATAAATATTTTTATTAATTTAAAAAACAATATAAAAGTAGTAATATATTATTAACTAGTATAGTATATGCAGTCATATTTTATTTTATTTACTTTACCATTAATTATTTTTTGTTCTAAATTATTTTCTAATAATATTTTGCATAAAACTAAAAAATCTGTAACTCAATACCAAAATAAAGATACTCCTAATTTTTGTGTGGATTGTAAATTTTATATTCCTAGTAATTTTTTATTTGGTATTGGTGGTAAAGAATTCGGTAAATGCAAATTATATTATGAAATTAAAGATGACAATAGAGACTTTCTAGTAACAGGAGTAAAAAAGGAAGTAAAAAAAGAATATAAATATTGTAGTATTTGTAGAGATTATGATAATATGTGCGGCAAACAAGGCATACAATTTGTAAATAAAAATAATTAACTAATATAAATACTAAACTAATTTTTTTTAAAATTGTTCCATTAACATATCTATTTCATTTAAATCTCTTTCTTCTTTACTTCTTGGTTTATTATTCAAATACTTATTAATATCTATAATATCTTCTTTGCATTTTTTCATCAAATTTTCTATTATACCATATTCCGAGTTTTCATTGGAAGGTATACTTGCTAAATTAATTAGTGTTATTTTTACATGCAAATTATTATCATCAATATTTATTACACTTATTAAAATATCAATGCTTTTTGATTTATAACTCATTAATGTTTTTTTATTATCATTTTCCTTTTCTTCATCACAAGCACAATAATTCATTGTATGTTCTATGTTTTTATTCATTACAAATTCGCCTAATGCAAATTCATAACATTCATATAGATGATATGTATCTTGAGAATTATTATACCAAATACGATATTCATCTATTACATTTTCATCATTTTTCAGAATATTATAAAAATAAGTACTTTTACTTTTAGTATTACTATTATTAGTTAATTCCATGTTTAGGTTTAATAAATATACTATTTTTATATTTATTAAATGCATTTCAATTTTTATTTTTATCATATTATATCATAATTATCCACCTCTTAATCTTAAAACTAGATGCAAAGTTGATTCTTTTTGAATATTATAATCATTTAATGTTCTACCATCTTCTAACTGTTTTCCAGCGAAAATTAATCTTTGTTGATCTGGAGGAATTCCATCTTTTTCTTGAATTTTGGCTTTAACATTTTCAATAGTATCACTTGGTTCTACATCTAATGTAATTGTTTTACCAGTCAATGTTTTAATAAAGATTTGCATTTATTATTATATATAATATAAATAAAAAATATTTTTATATTATTATTTCTTTAATTATATTTTATTTTATTATATTTTATAATAACTAACAAATAAAAAAATTGAATTGAAAGTATTTCAATAGTATTTATATAAATTAGATAATTTAGCCAAAGAATGTCACTAATTGCTACTATTGCTTATACCGATGAAATTAAAATTAATGTGTATCAAGGTACTCATGGAAAGTATTTCAATATTGAAGATAATAAAAAGGATCCATTTTTAATTCAAATTAATTATGATAGTCATTTTCCTTTAAATTGGATATTATATGAAAAAACTTTTTATGAAGGTTTTGAATGCAAATTAACTGGACCAGTTCATTGTAAATATTGTAGAGATTATGGTCATTATAATGGTGTATTTATAGGATATTGTAGTCGTTGTGCTGATCAGTTTAATTGGTCAAGAGGATGTGGATTTCTTATTGCACCAGATCAACCGCCTGGTGTAGAAATAAAAACTTATATGAAAACGAATATACATGGTTGTTTTATTTTAGATCATGATAAAAAAAACAGCATGTGGGAAACCTATTTGAAAGGAGTAACTCTAGATCAAATAGGTGATACCAAACTAGCTGAAGAAATAGAATTGTGTAAAGATATGCCAGAATTAATACCTAATGACTATGAAGATGTAGATCAGGATCAGGAAGATGATATTCATGATGAACAAAATATTAGATACTGGGAATATATGCAAGAATTAGAAGATGAACAATATGAAATTGAGAAAGCAAGATTTTTAGAAGAAGAAGAAATTAGGGAAAGAGAAGATATGGAGTATGAGAGACATGAAAGATTAAATAAAAAACAGTATAAAAAACAAAAATAATTGCATAAAGAAATGTATTTTAATATTAATATAATATATATTTAATTTGCATGTAATTTTATTTATTTTTTATTTCAATTTTTAACTATTTTTAAAAAAAATTGAAATACTTTTTCATTCTAAATATTGATTATATATTAACTTTATTATTAAAATGAATTCTGAATGCGATTGCCCGATTTGTTTAGATGCAATTACTGGATTAACGAATAAAACTACCACTGAATGCGGTCATCATTTTCATACGAAATGTTTAATGCAAAATGCCATTCATAATGGTTTTGGTTGTCCATATTGTCGTAATATTTTGGCAGAAACTCCTCATGAGGATGATGATAGTGAAAGTGATGATGATAGTTTTATTGATGAAGAAGAAGAAGATGAAAACTATATTCTAAGAGGTCTTCGTTGGTTTAATCAAAGAACTAATAATGAAGAAATAGATAATGAAGAATTAGAAGAAGGAAATGATGAATTAGTTGATGATCAAGAAGATGATGTACCCATGGCACCATTAGAAGATGTAAATAATAAATTCAAGTCATCAGGTATTACATACGAAGAGTTGTTAGAGTATATATTAGAAGATTATAAAAATGAACATGAAAATAATTTAACTAACAATAATTCGTATAAAAAAGTGTATACAAAATTAAGACAAATAGATTCACATTTTACAAAAAATTTAAGAAATAATAGAATAGAAACAAATAATATTATGTAAAATAACAAATAAAAAAATAAAAATATAATAAACTACTTATTTTGATAAATAAATAAATTAATTTAATATTTTAACATTTTACCATAAAGAGGAGGTCTTTCCCAATACATATTATCACCTTTTTTTATATCATAAATTTTAAGAAATAAATGTAACCTTGATAATGCTATATTTACTCTATATTTTGACATTAAATGAGGATTTGTTATATATTGGTAATTAAATGCTTTTCGGGATACAACTTGTCTCATATTTATTGCAAAATACATGTATAAATCTTTTAATGATATAATTTTAATTTGATTATAAAAGTTATTAACTATTTGAAAGTTAATTAGATATTCTTGACAAATTCTCATAGACGAAATATCTGAAATTGTTTCATCTGTAATTTCATTTACATTTATTTCTACATTATCGCGTTTACCAAATATTTCACATTGTTTATTTATATCATTCAATATGTCATTAAAATTTTCATAATCTTTTTTTGACCACCATTTATAATATTCTCCATCGCAACCATAATAACTACCGTTAAAATCTACACAATGGGAAAATTCATGAGCAATTATATATCCTAAAATAGATAAATTATATTCTATTCCTCTTTCATTTAAATCAATAAATGCTTTTTGTAATAAAGCTAATGGAATAAAAATATCATTTCTAGATGGAGTATAAAATGCATTTACAATATAAGATTGCCTTCCACTCAATCTTAAATTTGTCCAATCTACATCAGATAAATAATTTACTATATCTTTGTTGTTAAGACTAATATATTTATTTAATCTCCATTTATATATTTTTTCCATATTAGACCATACATCTGTTAGAGAATATCCTAACAATGGATCACGATAGTCTCTTTTTTGATATCCTATTATCATTTTTAGCTTTTCTAATTTTAAAATAGCATACTTTTTTGTTTTTGGTGTCATCCAATTATTTTGTTTCATTATATTCATAAATGTTGTTTTTAAATCATTTGCCATTGTCTGAGCATAATTTATATTGTGTATATTATAATGGTAAGTAACATATTCATTATTTAATAAATTATCAAAACAAAGAGATAATATTAAAATAGACCTTTTTTTAATTGGCCATACAATACTAATTCCTTCTACAAACTGACGATAAAATTTATAATATATAGTATAATACTTATTGCTAAAATGTACTTGTTCTTTTGTATTTAACCATATCCACCAATTTCTCCAATTTTTCCAATTAGATTTTAATTTATTCATGATTAATTTTAAATAAGGTGGATTCACAACTAACAAATTGTCCGGAATATCTTTATATCCTAATTTTTTTGCAAATTGATTCCAGTCAAAATCATATTTATTTAAACTATCTTCTTTACTAATAATTAAATTTTGTTCATTTTCAAAATTAGTATTTGAATATGATTCGGTGATTACTTCTGATATTTCTTTACTAATTGACCACATAGAATTAATATCAATTTGATTTTCTTTATCTAATAACTTATTAATTGAGTTGTATAATTGTTTTAAGTAAATATGGAATTCGCGTTTGAATTTACGTTTATATTTTTTTCTGGAAATTGAGTCTTTTGGGTTATCAACCAATAAATCTTTATCGTAAAATGGTAATAAAGGAACTGTGATATTATTAATATATTTCTTTGGATCATAGATATTGGGTAACATTTGCCATTTTACTGGTGTATTTATATTAGACAGTTCATTTCTATTCATGTATGCAAGTAATCCATATAAGTCATCGTTTTTAATAAATTCGTCAATACTATTTACAGATTCAACAATTCTTTTATCAAATATTTTTTCATCAGGATTTATTCTTGAATAGTATAAATTTTTTACTTCTTTTGCTAATGGACTTGATTTTTTAATATAATTTTCTACTATTTCTAATAGTTCATCATATACTTTATTCTGAATTAATCTAAAATCATCATATTGTGTAAAATAAACTTTATTTAATAGTTTTTTGTTTTTTACAGTTTGAATCCATTGAAGATTAACAGCAGTATAATAATCGTTTTTTAATTCATTTGAATTTGGAATATATTTTATTATTTCTTCTATTTTTGAATCATTTACTTGTGCAAAAATTTGTTTTTTCCTAGTAAAATTATTTTGTACAAAAACATTTTTTTTCCTAGTAAAATATTTTAGATTTTTATTCGTTTTATTGTGTTTATTTGTTTTATTGTGTTTATTTGTTTTATTGTGTTTATTTGTTTTATTTATCATATATTTTAACTATATTATAAAAAAATATAATATAATTTTTATTTTTTTTATCCATATAATGCACGCATTTCTCCATATTCCATTCCTCGTCCTGTTTTTTCTCTAAATTCTTTTGCTCCTTGGGTCATTAATGTTAATAATATATCATTATTTTGTTCTTGTTTTTTCTCATTTTTTTCCAAAATAGGATTTGTTATTTTACCAGCTGCTATATTTAAAGCAATTTGTTGTTCTGTTTTCTTTTCTATTTGCTTCATGATTAATTGTTTTTTTTCTTCATCAGTTTTCATTATAATATAAATAATATAAATAATATAAATAATATAAATGGTTATATTTATATTATTTTAATTTTGTTTATTATTATAATTATATACATTTTCTCTTAAAACTAAATAATAATCATATCTTTCTTTTGATAATTCATTAGGATAAATTTTACAATTACCGGTAGAAATTGTTTCTGTTTTTTTTTTATCAATTTGTGAATTTGGATTATTTTGAATAATGGTATTATAAATTCGTATTGTTTTCCATCCTTCTAGTATTTTTTCAAAAATAAATATAATTTCTTCAGCATTTACATTTCGTTTTTTAGTATTTTTTTTTTCTCTTCTTTCTTTTTTATTTAATATATATATATATTTATTTTCCATAAGAAAATAGTATTATATATTATAAATATTTTTATTTTATACTTTTACAATATGAAAAATTATTTATTAGAAATAGATAATAGTCATATTTTTCTTTTGATATTTCAGATTCATAAATAACATGTTTTTCATTATTAAGATTTCTTTTTATATTTTTAATTATATCTATAGTAAGAGTATTAATTACATTATTTGTATTTCTAATTTTGATTAAATAATCTAAAATTTTCATTGGTTTCCAATTTGTATTTATTTTTTCTATTACAATAATAATTTCATCTGTTGTTATTTTTCTTTTAGATAAATTGACTTCTATTTGTGATAAAGGTTTTTTTTCTATTTTTTCTTCATTTTTACATACAATTTCTCCATTTTTTATTCTTGTTATTGTATGTCTAGGTAAATTTAATATTTTTTGTATATCTATATTTTTATTTCCTTTACATAGTAATTCTCTAACTTCAATTATAGTTTCGTCTGTAATTAATCTTTTTGCATTTATTATAGAAACAGACATCTTATTTTTAGTTTCATCTGAAAAAGATTTGCCAAAATTATGATTACCATTACCATTCATTTTATCTGATTTTTCTTTATAAAATTGTTTTAAATTTATTTCTTTACAAATTTGTTTTTTAATATTTATTAAATTATTTTTTTCTATATACATATCTTTTCCACTGTTATTTTGATTTAAACTGTTGAATATTTCTATTTCATGTTTTTCTTTATTACAAATCGTATACATTTCTTTTTTAATATTTACATCATTTGTTGTTAAAAATATTTCAAATGCATTAGCTTGATTATATTTAACTATTAAATGATTTTTAATTAACAAAATAAAATTTAAACAATCACTTTTTTTATATATTTTAAATTTTAGTTCTTTTGTTGAAACTTTTCCATAACCTAAAAATTTAACTATTTCATGTAAAATGATAGGATGATTTTTTTGAGATATAGATATATAAAATTTGTTTAAATTATTATTATTAATAAATAAACATCCTTCAGCATCAAATAAACCAGAAATATATTCAATATTTAATCGTTTTAAATATATTTCATCTATACTACATTTATTATTTAACTTAGAACAGTTGTCGTGTAATTTATCCTTTTCATTTATTTTATTAGGTAAATTTGCGATTTTATTAAATTCGTATAAATTGTTGTATTGATTTTCTTTAATAATAAAAGAATTTTGTAGATAATTTAATAATAATTCATATTCATTATTTCTAATTATTAGATTAAATTGATTTCTAATTATTAGATTAAATTGATTTCTAATATTATATTTATGAATATTATTTGTATTTGTATTCATTAAATTCTCAGTTTTATCGTTTCTATTTTTAGAACTGGTAATACTACCTCCAAAATGGTAACGGATTATTTGTAAAACATTTGTTCTGCATTGTGATATAGTAAATCCTGACTGATAACCATCTTTTATTTTACGAATAAAAATGGTTCCGTCACCATCTATAAACCCTGCAATATAGGATGGATGTGGAGTATTAAACTTAAATCTATTTAACTGTGTTATATTATCTTGTTCAATCATTGTATATTGTTATATATACTCTTTTATTTAAATTGTTTTAGTAGGGAATATGTTATTTTCTATATTATCTATAATTGTATTTATTTGATTCAATTTTTCTAGAATTGGTACTTTATTGGATTTAGTTCCAACATATATTTTATCTAATTTTGGATGTTTTTCAATTTTGAAAAATTGTCTTTCTTTAGTTTTATCTTTATCTAACCATTCTTGATAGTATACTACATATTTTCTCATCATATCTTGCGTAATACTGTTTGGTAATGGTTTTGCATTAGTTTTTCTTGCCCTTTTTGTGCCTTGCATAATACCTTTACTATTTTGTTCCTGTTCTTCACGAGTTGCAATTCTTAAATTGTCCCATGTATTATTTAATGGATTTTGGTCTATATGATCAACACTAATATTTTTTGTTCCTTTACCATTACCATAGCATTGAGTAATAATTTGATGTATAAACAAATCAATAGTGCTACAAATATATCCAGAATTATGTTTAAAAAATGTAATTTTTTTACCATTATTTTGTTCATTTTCAAATTCAATAATTTTATTTAGTGATTTTTGACATAATTTAATAATAGTATTTTTTTCACAATACATTAATATAAATTCTTTATTATTTTCATTAATAGTCCATGTAGAATTTTTAATTATATAAGCATCTTTACCGATTTCATAATAATGACCTAATTTAAAACTTATAACATTATAATTATTTATAATCTGATTATGATATTCATGATATACATTTATATTTTGTCTTCTTAAATCAAACGGATTATTATTTTTAAATATATATTTAATATTTGAGTCATCATATTTAAACATAAAATCTAAGTACGAAATCTTTTGATTATGACGCAAATAATATGGATATAATTTATCTTCTGTGTAGTAAATAAAATTTTTATCAAAATTTATTATAGAAAATAAATCTTTAAAATCCATAATAACATATTTATCATTAAATCGTATTATTCCGCAGTTACTAATAGAGTCAAAGTCGTATTCAAGCTTATAATTCATTTTATAAATTATATAAAATAAATATCTTTAAGTAGTTTACATATGAAATAATATATTTCAGTTACTTTAATTAGAATATGCTAACCCACCCCGAGTAGCATTATTCCGACCCAAATATTTCTATTTGAGCATGGACTATTCCTTAAGTTATCATTGAAAGTTGCTAGCTTTCTCAAACCCATTCCATTATAGTCTCTGAACCTTCTTCGTATGCTTGCATTCTCGCACTTAGAAGCTTGGCTGCAGATTGTCCAATCCTTTTCGTTATCACTATGCCCTAGGTCGTTATCCCGGGTATTCCATTGGTTTTTACTAATAGAAGTAGTAGAAAAGGCTATAAGGATGTTCCTGCAATTTAGAAATGTCGCCTTCATTTGATTATATAGTCAAACAAAGACTAGCTGGTTATATGATGTATTTGAATTTAAAACACATATCTGCTTTACACTGTTTACCCATACTAGTAAGCAAATATCTAGTATGGCAGCCAACTGTTGGGCACAGGTATTTTTAATGCCACTCATTATTCTTAAAACGTTATAATTTGTTGCATAAACTCTGACTTTTGCAGTTTTTGTTCCTTCAACGGTAGCATTTGAGAGCACAAGCTGTAAGGTTGCATTATCAATTCTGGAGAAATTGCATGTCCCACTGGGTTGATGTTCTTCTGGTCTCAATGCAAAACTGTACACATTAATACCTTCATCAGGGTTTCTGGTGTGGGCCTGATATGGCTGAACAAGGGAGAAGTAAGTTCCTTCACGCTCAGAGAAACGATCTTGTCCATTTAATTGCAACTTGGCAGTAACAACAGGGTTTTGTCCCCAACAATGTAGATCCAAAGAGGTTTCAGTTAGAACGAAAGTTCCGGCATCAGAAACAGTAGATCCACCATTGTGATTACTAGTTTGAAGAGCAAGTTGGGCAAGTAGAGTAGGATCAACTCCTGAGTTGGTTAGATCAGGATAAGAAACTGCAGGTCCTCCCAAATTGGCTTCATTGTAAGGATTGTTACTTCCGTGCCAGTATCCAGTGAAACCAGCAGGAATATCATAATCCAAAGCTCCAGCATCATTGAAAAGACCACGAGCATCAATATATTCTCCACGATCAACTTGTTGAGGTCCACCAAAAGCATGGATAGCATTTGGAAGAGCATCAATGGCATCAGTGTAGTTGAATGGCTGTGCACCTAGAACCTTGAATAGAAGGGCATCACAAACAAGAGATGAACAGTAATCTACGTTCTGATCAGGTTGAACAACCCAAATTAGTTCCTTAACTGGGTGATTGAAATTCAACTTGATTTTATTGGAAGAAGAACCAACAGATTCATCTCCAGTGAATTGTAGCTGAGTAATCAAATATTCGTGAGGATTCTGGGCGAATCTTCGGCGCTCATCGGTATCCAAAAACACATAGTCAACATACAAAGATGCAGCAACTAGAGATTGATTGTAAGCGATGGCAGCAGGAACTGGTCTTCCTGGAACAAATTGACCAGCAGATCCAGTGGATGGTTGGGTGTTGCATGAAAGAGTTGTAACGGCCCATAGACACTCGTCAATTGGACGAATATCTAGATTGATTTTAACTTCGTGATACTGCACATCACGATTTACCCCACCTTTCGGTGTATTTTTTGTATATAGGGATTAGAACTATATCTTAAGCTATCATTGAAGTTGATTAAACTTCTCAAACCCAAAACCGTTTAGTCGTTGAACCTTCCTCATATCCTTATCATAACGGAGTTAGAGGCTTGGCTGCGGATTATCTATTGTAATATCTGGAGGATTTTTACCATACCTGAGTTCATTATCTCTCAGCCATGATAAACTTTCGTTTATCATTTGGTACCCCATCCACTTTTGAAAAAGTAGAGTCAAAACTATTAACATATTTTGGCTCCATCTTTTTTTAAAAGGTGGATTTTTTACAGCTTTAAAAACTTCCCGCAATTTGGTCTTGTTGCCCCCTGTTGCATCCTTAGCAACAAGAGACTAGCATTTGGGGATGATTTAAAAAATCATTCTGAGCCCCGAACAAATTTTCCCTAAAATAGTTCTCAGATATTTTAGGTTGAATGCTTTTACGCCCTGCAGATGTTAAGGCGATTAAAGGAAGTGCAAGTCCAGGATTGGTACAGAACCAAAATTGGAATGGCACATATAGAGTAGTTTCAGGAAGAGCGTTTCTAGGAGCACAAACTTGACGAGGAGCCAAGGAGTCACAAGGTCCGTCAACTTCAGCGAAAGAAGGATCAGTGATGAAAGTTAGTTGAGTAGTGTTACCAATCATCTTCCAATATCCTCTTTGTTGTTCGCAAGTCATGGTAAGCTGATTCCAGATATGCATCCAGTCACCATATTGACGATCAATTCTTTGTCCTCCAATCTCTACTTCAACCTGGGCAATAAGTTGCTCTCCAGGGAAATCTAGCCATCTGGCATAAACACCTGATCCAACACCGGCAGCATAGGATGCAATACCCATAAGTTGGTTGATTTCAGGCAATGTAACTTGTAGATAAGTTCTGTATGCTAGATCACCATTTCTACTGATAACACATTGGACTCTTCGTCCAAAATCAGCCTGGCCATTGAAAGTTTGTTCAATTGATTCAATAGCAAAGTTAGTGTAACGTCTGTAAGTAACTTTCCAAAAAGTAATTTGAGGATTACCTGTACATTTCCTCTACCTTATTTTTCAATAAGGATTAGACTATATCTTATGAAGAATTATATATGAGTTTATATTTATTTTATTACATTTTAGATTTTACTAGTTCTAAATTCAAAATTAATTCCCCCGAAAACCATTTAGTCGTTGAACCTTCTTCTTTAAATTTTTCTAATTGTTTAATAATATTTTCTGTTTGATTTAAATCAATATTGTTTTTTTTTGATGAATTATATTTTACAGTTACTGGCATTAAGTTAGACCAGTTACAACATTTTAATTTTTCATCTTCGTTTGTTAAATCAAATTTATTAACAGGTATAATGTGATCAATTGACCAATAAGAACCATAATTATCCCAAGTCATTTCTGATGTAAAATTATATTCAAACCATTCTCTTAAATATTGAATATTACAACCAATGTAACTCATTGTTGGATTATTTTTAACAAGAACATTTCTTAAACGAGCAGCTAATGATTTTTTTAATCTGTAGTTAATATTACATTTATTTTCATTTCTACACCATTCTGTTTTTTGTTCTGTTAGAAATTTTGGATAACACGAAATACAAATCTTTTTTTTATAAAACTTTTTCAGTTTTGCAAAATCTTTTAACACTTTTTCTTTATTACATTTTTCACATTTTACAATAAAACTTTCTTGATGTTTTTTTCTAAGATTTTTTTTCCTTAATTTATCAAATTCATTCAAACATTTTTTACATGTTTTAGAATAGGAATTATCTTTATCGGTATATTTTCTGAATTTATCCATGGTTTTACTAAGTTCACATTTATCACATTTTCTAGTTAATATTATTTCATTGTACGGTATTTCATTGTTATTATCATTAAACATGTTTATATAAGTTAAAATTTATTTATATATTATTTCAAACATTATTATTATTTAAAGAAGCTTGGCTGCTCATTGCCCATTTTTGCACAAATAAAATGCAAAATCTTATTCATTATCACTATACCCAAGTTTTTTGTCTTGGCCATTATTATTTCACAACAATAATTTAGTAGAATAAGCTTTAGGGGTTTCAAGCAATTTGATTTTCTCACCAGGGGTTTTCATGTAAGTATAAATACTTACATCCCTGATTAACATCAGTGGTACTATTTTCCAAAAAATAGCATCCACATAAGGCTTTATGAATATCTTATTGATTCGATATTCCCTGATGTTTTTCTACCCTACAGGTTTTTAAGGTAAACATCTTGCGATGATCCCTAATATTTCTAAAAGGGGCAGAGTACACCTTAAGAAATTTCAGACTTGCTTAAAGTCATCATAAATTCCCGACTGCCGTCTACTCGTTGAACCTTTATCTTATTTCTGGCATCCATCTTTTAGAAAAAGATAGAGTCAAAATATATTATTTTATTAAAAAATATTAATATGTTTATATTTTGGCTCTACCTTTTCAAAGGTAGAATGAAATAAGATACTTGGCTGCGGATTGCCCAATCTCTAGCGTTTTTACTATCCCACCGGTCGTTATCCTGTGATATTATTTGTATCACTACAAATAAGTAGTAGCTAGAGCTCTAAGGGGTTTCCCGACAATTTGACAATCTTGCAAATCAAATTGCGATTTACTAGCGAGTTATATAATTGTATTAATACAATTCACATATTTACACTGTTTTTCTATCATAGAGATATGCGACCTATGATAGCAGCTCACTGTTGGCGCCCAAGAGTTAAGCGCCATAAGCCACGAGTTGCATTAAACCACCTCCCATTTTTATTTATATATATGCTAAAGAAAAAAATTTTTTGGATTTTAGCTTAATTAATTATTTAATTAAATCAGTTATCTGTCGTTACACGAAAGTATTTTATTTATATCCATGTTTTCCTTCATAAATGTAGACAAATATTCATCAGATAAAATTTCTTTTTTGCCTTCATGGTTCTTTATGAAGTAATATGAATCATTACGTTTTTTGATTGTCCAACCTTCATCTATTGCATTAAATAACATCACCATTTTATGAAACTTTATTTTATCAATATCATAAGCAAATTTTTTACCTTCATTGTTTTCAGTATAAATTGATATATCCATTAAATAAGTATTTTATATTTATATTTTTCTCTAAACTCGTATAATATATATTTTTTGTTATTTTAAATTAAATAAATTATGACTTTTATATTATAGTAATATGCCTACTTTTAAACCTAAAGCTAACAAAAAAATAAAACTTAACAAAAAAAATGGAACAACACTTGATGGAAAACATAAAGAATTTATGAATACTTTTATGTTAGATGAATATGCTAATATGCCTGAATTAAAAAAAGAATATTTAAGTCATAAAATTACTTTGAACAATAACACAAATGAATTATCAATTGAACAAATAATGGAAATAAAAGATAGAATGATTGAAATAAATAAACTTATTAAAGATATGAAAAGTAAAAAAAATGATTATTTTTTAGATAATTCTAAATTTATATTTGAATATTTTGAAAACAAAAAAAATATATCTAATAATGAAAATAAAGTTCCAAATACTAAATGTAAATTAGTAGATAATTTTTTTAAGATAAAGAACGATGATGTAAATGTAAATGAAAATATAAATAAAAATATAGTACATAAATATTTGTGTAATATAGATGAATCTTTTTTAGATATTAATTCATTTATAAGACCAGTAGATGTATGTCAATACTGTTTTAAAGGAGAATTAATACCTCTAGACGACGAAGGTGTTCTAATTTGTAATAATTGTTCTGTAAATGTCCCTTACTTGATTGAAAACGAAAAACCTTCTTATAAAGAACCTCCTAAAGAGGTATGCTTTTATGCATATAAAAAAATTAATCATTTTAAAGAAATTTTAGCTCAATATCAAGGAAAAGAAACAACTCAAATACCTCCAGATGTTGTTGAATTAATAAAACAACAAATTAAAAAAGAAAGAATAGAATTAGAACAACTAACACATCATAAAACAAAAGAAATATTGAAAAAATTAGGATTTAATAAATATTATGAACACATTGCATTTATTAAAAATAAATTAGGTATTAAACCTCCTGTTATGACTCCTGAATTAGAAGAAACATTATGTAATTTATTTATGGAATTACAATCTCCTTATGCAAAAAATTGTCCAGACTATAGAGTTAATTTCTTGAATTATTATTATGTTTTGTACAAGTTATGTGAATTACTTGGAGAAACACAATATTTGGAAGATATACCTATGTTGAAAGATCGGGAAAAATTAATTGAACAAGATGAAACTTGGAAAAAAATGTGCGAAGAATTAAATTGGGAATTTATTGCTACTGTCTAGCCAAAAATAATATAACTAATTTTCTAAACTAATTTGGATAGTTGTATTATATATCAGAATAATTACTCTGTTATATTTGGAAATAATAATTTATCAATAGTTGTTCTAACACAAAATAATCTGTGTAATACAATTCCTAATACAAATAAGAATATAGTTGTATACATAAACGATAACTTAAAAAAATATGAAATTAAAATAGATGCTAAAATAGTCATAACAACATCAGCTATCGCTATTCCAAAAAATCTATAAGAATGAATACCTTGGTTTGGAATACCTAGTGAATTTTTATATTTACATAAATTCATTTATAAATATAAAAAGATATATTATTTTGTGTTAAATTATATTATATTAAAACCCGCCCGGAAACCTTACTAGATTTGCACCTATACCGAAACCAGCTCCAGATCTAGCAGTAACTGCAATACTTGGAACATAAGTATCCAAGATACTAAAAGTTGCAGCAGCAGTCAAAGAAATTAATGCAATTTCTTCTAAATTCAAAGAAACTTTTGGTATGGCAAAAGCGGCAATGGCAACCATTAAACCTTCTACCAAATACTTAATCACTCTAGTTACTAGTTGTTGAATATTGAACATCTTCTTATATACATTAAAAAGAAAAAATTATAATTTATTTTATAAAAAAAAACTTAAAAGCAAAAATTTACTAAATAATATGAACAATAAAAAGACATCTTTTGAAAGAAAAGAACTAAAAAATGGTAAACCAAATCCTAAATATGTTGATTTGTTAGAGGTTGATAAACCAATTGCAGGACAAATATATGGATGTTTTTCTTTTATTACTCCTGAAAAAATCTTAAAACAAAAAGAGATGTTTTTCTTTGAAGAGTTCCTAAAGAAATGGGATTTTTCCAAATCTATGGAAAAGTATGTTCAATTTTTGAATTTTATTTCTTATAAATACAAAGTTTCTTTTGAAGATATGATGAAGGATTATGAAGAATTTGTTCAAGAGGAAAAAGCAGCTATTATGAGTACACCAATTGATGATGATTATAAAACATTTTTAGATAAATATGAAGAAGATCTTGAAAAACAATTTAATATTCAACATAATTTTCAAACAGGTGTTAGAGGATTTAAATCAAGAGGAAATTTTGCAACACAAGAAGAGGCTGAATTAAGAGCTAAATTATTGCGAGAAAAAGATCCTTATTTTGATATTTTTGTAGGTCCAGTTGGTCAGTGGTTATGTTGGGATCCTGAAGCATATAAAACAGGTAAAACAGAATATATGGAAGAAGAATTAAATCAACTTATGCAAGAAAAAGTTAAAAATGAAACTTTTGCTAAAAATGCATTTGAACAAAGAGTTAAAGATTCTAAGAAAAAAGCAATAGAAGATAATCAGAAAGCTGCCGAAAAGTCTGGAAATACATTAACACAAACAATAGATGAAAATGGCAATTTGATTAGTATTCAAAATACACAAGATGAAAAATTAAATAAAACAAATGATGCTATTTCTGTTGCAGATATTCGTAGTGAATTATTTGAAGGTGAAAATATTGTTATTGGAAAGAGCGATTACGGACAAAGTCAATTAAAAAGTGGTCCATTTGCATCACCTTAATTTTATACTTTTTTATAAAATATTTACAGTTAATTATTTATTTTACACCTTTTATCATTTGAAACGCCGATTATTTATCTTCTAATTTTTTTAATCTTTCATCTACAATTTGTAGAATATTATAAATTGATTCTAAATGTGTAACAAGTTCTTGGTCATAATACTTTGCTAATGGAACTGATTTAGAATATCTATTATTATGAATCGCACTTTTCTTTTCAGTTAATAAATCATTTATTACCTTAAAATTATGGTCTATTGATGTTTTTTTATCATTTTCATCTTTTTCTTTTTTTTGTTTTTCCAATTCTAATATTCTTAATTGTAATTGTTGTATTTCTTCGGGAACTGAACTCATCTTAAAATATAAATACTATTTTGTTTATTATTTATATTTCAATTTTATTATAAAATCTGCGTTTGAAATGTAAAAAGGTGTATAAAATTATATTTTATTTTATTTTATACTTCTGGTACAGATTGAATTGTCGTTTTTGTTATTGTATTATTATTTGCATCAGAAGATGATACTATAATTGTTTCTTCAGTTCCATATGTAACTGGAATGGGAGATACTATTATTTTACCTGAAATATCAATATTATTATATGTAATTACATTTGGTTCAGGTTCAGTAAATTCAATGGATTCAGACACATCATTATATGATAAATTAGGAGCAATAAAAGGTGATTCTATTGATGTATTGTAAAATCTATTAGTATTAGAAGGAGTCCCAAATATATCAGTCATATTTAAACTATCGGAAACATTATTAAACAAGTATGTATATAAAATATCAATTTTTTTCAATAATTGATTATTAATTTCATTTTGATATGCTATAACAGAATTTAATACACTTACATCACTAGCATTAAATGATTGAATTAGATGTCGTAATGCACTAATCGTATCTGGACTACCACCTGTTATATTTGCAACTACTTGATCTAAAATACCTTTATTAACGACTAATTTTTTGTTTACTGAACTATAATAATTATCGTAACTTGTGGAAGAGAAAATATCATTATTGACTCTTAAATCACGATTTATATTAATATCACGATCTACCCATAGATCTCTACCTATACTCGTATCACGCGATACCCACATATTTTGATTGACAGTTATATCATTGGATAACCATACATTAACTCCGGTAATATCACCTTCAGTATTTATAGAAGTAGAATGAGCTATACTTCCATCTGATGTAATTTCAAAAGTATTTGGTATATTAGAAGTAGCATCAGTATTTAATATTATAAAATGTTTCGCTGTAATTGTACCTGGAGTAAATATATTTCCTGTAGAATCAAGTATTAAATTATTTCCCACATTAAGTCCAGTTGTATGAATTGGTAAAGAAGTAGATATTTTGCCATTTACATTATTATTTTCAAATTTTAAATTAGGACCAATATTTACATTGATTGATTGATTCGCCAAATTTGATGCAGTTGAAAAAATATTTTCAGGGTTACCTGATAAGTTAGATTGAACATTACTAAAAAATGCATTCTTTTCAATTAACCTATTATTATATCGTGTTGTATCAGCATTATATAGATCAAGTATTCCTGTTTGTGAAGAATTTGATATATCATTATTGACATTTGATAAGTTATTTAATGAATCCGCATATCTATTATAAATATCATAAGCTGCTTGATATGCTGTGAACATTATATTATTTTTGGTATTATAAGTTGTTGTTCCATATGTAAATGTTGTAACATTATTCGTGTTTGTATAAATACAATCATCCATTGAATAAGCAGATTTAAAGAAATTTCCAATAGCAACGGCTAAATTATTATTAACAGCTAATTTTAGTGCAGCATTGGTTGCAGCGGCAATAGCCTGAGTTGTAATTATTTCTGGTGGTAAAAAGTTTACATGTACAAATATATTTGAAGTGACATTGTTAATAGTATATGTACCATCATCATTTATATCTATAATATTCTCTGAACCTGTACTATCACTATTTTGTCTGATCACTTGTCCCATTAGATAACCACTATTAAAGGATGGCTGAATAATTAAATTACTATTATATGCAACACTATTATTTCCATCTTTATTTGTTGTTCCAAAGTAACCGGAAATAACATTTACGTTGTATGTATATATAATAAGAGTAAAATTAATATTAATATCTAAATTATCGCTTACATTTGTAATAGTATATGTCCCATCAGCATTTGCAGTTACAGTTGCACCAGCTCTTGTAACACCTGAAACACGATAACCCAATGTAGCTCTCGGATAAATGATTAAATTATCACTATACAAAACTGGATTTGATCCATCTTGTCTTGTTGTTCCATTTGTAGCAGAAGTAACAGTTACAGTACAAGTAATTTTAATAAAAGTTACTGCAACCGTTACATCAGAAGTTACATTTGAAATAGTATATGAATTCAGGGTACTTGTAGATACAAGTGAACCATTTGCTAAAACTTTATCAACCTTATAACCTGCAATAGGACTGGTAGTAAAAGTAAAAGGGTCGTTATATAAAACATTATTTGTACCAGTTTTATTAGTTGATCCATTTGAATCAGTAGAAACAGTTACAATATAAGTTATTTTTGTAAAAGTTACTACAACTGTTGTATTAGAAGTTACATTTGAAATAGTATATGTACCATCATCATTTGCAGTTACAGTTACAGTTGTTGTACCAGTACTAGCTCTTGTAACACTTGAAACCTTATAACCTATAGCTGGAACAGGAGTAATAGTTAAAGAATCATTATATAAAACACTATTTGTATCAGTTTTATCAGTTGTACCATTTGAAACAACAGGAACATTTACAGTATAAGTTATTTTAGTAAAAGTTACTGCAACCGTTGTATTAGAAGTTACATTTAAAATAGTATATGAATTAGGGGTACTTGTAGATACAAGTGAACCATTTTTTGTAACTGTATCCACACGATAACCAGCAATAGGAGTAGTAGTAAAACTTAGAGATTCATCATATAGAACGTTTGCAGTAGTAATTCCAGAGCTACTATTAGCAGATCCGTTTGCACCAGGATTAATAGTTACAACATAGGCTATTTTTGTAAAAGTAACATTAATTGTTAGATAAGATGATACATTTGCAATAGTATATGTCCCACCAAGATTTGCAGTTACAGTTGCAGCACCGTTTGTAACACTTGAAACCTTATAACCTATAGCTGGAACAGGAGTAATAGTTAAAGAATCATTATATAAAACACTATTTGTACCAGTTTTATCAGTTGTACCATTTGAAGGAGAACTAACAATTACAGTATAGATTTTACGAGTAAAAGTAACTGCAACCGTTGTATCAGAATTTACATTTGAAATAGTATATGAATTAGGGGTACTTGTAGATACAACTGATCCATTTGCTAAAACTGTATCCACACGATAACCAGCAATAGGAGTAGTAGTAATAGTTAAAGAACCGTTTATATCAACTATATTTACACCTGTTTTATTAGTTGTACCATTTGCATAAGAAGTAACAGTTACTGTAAAAATTTGTTTAAAAGTAACTACAACCGTTGTATCAGAATTTACATTTGCAATAGTATATGTACCATCAGAATTTGCAATTACATCTAAAGTACCTCTTTTAACCGTATCCACACGATATCCAGTATCCGGAGTAGGAGTAATAATTAAAGAATCGTTATACAAAACATTATTATCACCAGTTTTATTGGTTGATCCATATAAAGCAACAGGAACATTTACAATATAAGTAATACGAGTAAAAGTAACATCAACCGTTGTATTAGAAGTTACATTTGCAATAGTATATGTCCCATCAAGATTTGCAGTTACATTAGCTCCGTCTTTTGTAACAGCTGAAACGCGATAACCAGTATTAGAACTAGGAGTAATAGTTAAAGAACCGTTTATATCAACTATATTTACACCTGTTTTATCGGTTGTACCATTTGCACCAGGAGTAACAGTTACTGTATAAATTTTTTTAAAAGTAACATCAACCGTTAAATCAGATGATACATTTGAAACTGTATATGTCCCATTGCTATTTGCATCTATATCGTCAGTACCTCTTTTAACTGTTAAAACACGATAACCACTATTTGGAGTAGGAGTTATAATTAACGAATCACCCGATATAACACTGTTATCACCATTTTTATTGGTTGTACCATTTCCACCAGGAGTATTGACTGTTACAGTAAAACTTGTCATTGTATATTATGCTAACACTTTTATTTTTAACAAAAAAATAATTACACGAATTATCGTAACAAATATTTATATATATAATTACATAGTTATATATACTATGAAGTAAATTATAATATTTCTATTCATTATTTTATACACGCAATATCATTATAAATGTAGTTGTTCGCGTGTAAATTATTAATACGATAACTTATATATTAATAATTAAATATATAAATATTTAAAAATTTTTACATTACTACATAATAATTAAAAAGAAATATAATATTATATATATATTATTAATTTTTTTCATGATTATTATATAAAAAAAATCATGAAAAAATAATTATGGGTTTATGTTATCTAATGTTATGATATATATATCATAATGCTATACAAAAGTAACATTAACCGTTTTATTAGAAGTTATATTTGCAACAGTATATGTTCCATTACCATTATTAATTGCATTTGTTACTTTACCAATTCGGTAATTACTATTAGGAGTGGGAGTGGGTGTAAAAATTAAAGATTCTCCATAAAACTTATTGGTAATACCTGTTGCATCGGTTGTACCATTTTCACCACAAACAATAGTTACCGTATAGTTTTCTAAAAAAGTAACATTAACCGTTTTATTAGAAGTTATATTTGCAACAGTATATGTACCATCACCATTTTCAGTTGCATTTGTAACATTAAAAAGCCGATAACCAGTATTAGCTGTGGGTCTAAAAGTTAAAGATTCTCCAGAAAACTTATTGGTAATACCTGTTTTATCGGTTATACCATTTTCACCACAAACAACAGATACCTCATAGATAATAGGACTAAAAGTAACATGAACAGTTAGATTAGAAGTAACATTAGAAATTTTGAATGGCGGTTTATTAAGTATTTTTGATATAAGTATACCATCTATTTGAAATTTATCAACTTTATAACCAGCTTGTGGCATTGGTGTAACAAATAAATAACCATTTATATCAACTTTATTATTATTACCATTTTTATCGGTTGATCCATTTGCACCAGAAGTTACAGTTACTGTAAAAAATTCTATAAAAGTAACGTCAACTGTTATATCAGAAGTAACATTAGAAACTGTATATGTTTGGTTACCATTATCATATGCGTTTGTAACATTTAAAACACGATAACCTGTAGCTGGAGCAGGAGTTATAGTTAAAGAACCGTTTATATCCACTTTATTATTAGAACCCGTTTTATCGGTTGTACCATTTCCACCAAGAGTATTAACTGTTACTGTATAAATTTTTTTAAAAGTAAGTTCAACTGTTACATTAGCATTTACATTTGCAACAGTATATGATCCTCCGGTATATAATAATGTATTGCTAGTTACATTTGTACCATTTTTTATAATTCTATCAACACGATAACCTGTAGCTGGAGCATATGTAATATCTAAATTTTCACCATATAACACATTATTAGTAGTAGTATTAAGTCCTGTAGTACCATTAGCTCTTCCGTTTGCACCACAAATAACAGTTACTTGATAGGTAATAAGAGTAAAAGTAATATTAATCGTTAAATCAGATGATACATTTGCAATAGTATATGTTCTTCCACCGGCATTTGCAGGTACATCTACAGGTACATTTGTACCGTTGACTTTTGTAACATTTGAAACCTTATAACCTGTAGTTGGAGCAGGAGTGATAATTAAAGAATCATTATATAAAACATTATTAGAAACTGATGATAAACCAGTTGATCCATTTGAAACAGCAGGAACAGTTACAATATAAGTAATACGAGTAAAAGTAACAATAACTTTTATATTAGATGATACATTTGCAATAGTATATAAACCATTGGCATCTGCAGCTAGATCTATACCGTCTTTTGTAACATTTAAAATTTGATATCCAGTATTTGGAATTGGAGTAAATTGTAAAGATTCATTATATAAAACATCATTAGAAACTGATGATAAACCAGTTGCTCCATTTGCATCAGAAGTAACAGTTACAATATAAGTTATTTTAGTAAAAGTAACTGCAACTGTTATATTAGAAGTTACATTTGCAATAGTATATGTATCATTCCCATTTGAAGGTACATTTACAGCTGCATTTACACCGTCGTCTTTTGTAACTGTATCTACACGATAACCTGCAGCTGGAGCAGGAGTAATAATTAAAGAACCGTTTATATCTACAGTATTTGCATCTGTTTTATCAGTTGTACCATTTATAGGAGTAGTAACAGTTACTGTAAAAATTTGTTTAAAAATAAATTCAACAGTTACATTAGCATTTACATTTGAAACAGTATATAATGATGCAAGAGTTTCAGCGTCTGTTGCAGTTATACCATTTTTTATAATTTTATAAATACGGTAACCTGTAGCTGGAGCATATGTAATAGTTAAAGGATCGTTATATAAAACACCAGTAGTAGTAGTATTCGGTCCTGTATTACCATTAGCAGTTCCGTTTGCACCACAAATAACAGTTACTAGATAGGTAATTTTAGTAAATGTAACATTAACTATTACATCATTAATTACATTAGAAACTGTATATGTTCCGTTATTATTATTTGTAGCATTGGTAACACTTGAAACCTTATAGCCAGTACTAGGAGTAGGAGTAATAATTAAAGAACCATCTATATCTACTTTATTATTAGAACCCGTTTTATCGGTTATACCATTTAAACCTGTATTAACAGTTACAATATAAATTTTTTTAAAAGTAAATTCAACTGTTATATTAGCATTTACATTTGAAACATTATATGATGCAATAGTTTCAGCGTCTGTTGCAGTTATACCATTTTTTATAATTTTATAAAGACGGTAACCAGTGGCCGCAGTAGCTGTAATAGATAAATTGTTATCATATAAAACACCATTATCACCAGTTTTATTGGTTGTTCCGTTTGCACCACAAATAACAGTTACCAGATAGGTAATTTTAGTAAATGTAACATCAACTATTACATTATTAATTACATTAGAAACTGTACATGTCCCATTATTATTATTTGTTGCATTGGCAACACTTGCAATACGGTAACCTGTTGGTTGAGTAGGAGTTATAGTTAAAGAATCGTTTATATCTACAGTATAAGGAGAACCTTGTTGAGCGGCTGCTCCTGTATTTATTCTTGCAAAAACAGTTACAGTAAAAATTTGTTTAAAAGTAAATTCAACTGTTACATTAGCATTTACATTTGCAACAGTATATGACCCTCCAGTATATGATGAAACCACTACACCATTGTTTATTAATTTATAAACACGGTAACCAGGGGCTGCAGATGGCGTAATAATTAAAGACCCGTGTATATCAACAGTATTTGTACCTGTTTTATCGGTTTCACCAATTGCAACATTAGGAGTAGTAACTGTTACTGTAAAAATTTGTATAAAAGTAACTTGAACTGTTACATTAGAAATTACGTTTGAAACTATATATGAACCAGGAGCACTTGGATTTGGATTTGCATTTGTAGTTGCATTTGTAACACTTAAAAGACGATATCCTTCACTAGGACTTGGAGTAAATGTTAAAGAATCACCATATGACACATTATTAGAAACTGATTGTAAACTACTGGATCCATTTGCATCTGAATTAACAGTTACTACACAAATAATACGAGTAAACGTAACTGCAACCGTTACATCAGAAATTACATTTGAAATAGTATATGAATTTTCAGCACTTGCAGTTACAGTTGCACCATCTCTTGTAACTGTATCCACTTTATAGCCAGTACTAGGCTGGGTAGTAATAGTTAAATTACCATTTATATCAACACTATTGTTACTACCATCTTTATTAGTTCTACCGTTTGCATCAGGATTAACAGTTACTGTAAAGATTTGTATAAAAGTAACATCAATTGTTTTAGCAGTAGTGACATTTGAAACAGTATATGAACTATCGCCATTTGAATTTGGAAGTATATCTACACTATTAGTTGTATTTCTAACACTTAAAACACGATATCCTGCACTAGGACTTGGTGTAAAATCTAAAGAAGCACCTTCATTAACTGCAGTAACAACTGATGATGAAGCAGTTGATCCATTTTGTCCATAATTAACAGTTACATTATGGGTTATACGAGTAAAAGTAACTGCAACCGTTGTATCAGAATTTACACTTGAAATAATATATGAATTTTCAGCACTTGCAGTTACAGTTACACCATCTCTTGTAACTGTATCCACTTTATAACCAGTTGCAGGAATGGTAGTAAATGGTAAAGAAGCACCTGATATAACACTATTACTAGGTTGTACACTAACTGCACCATTTCCACCAGGATTAACAGTTACATTATAGGTTGTACGAGTAAAATTAACTTGAATTGTTTTATTAGTAGTGACATTAGAAACAGTATATGATCCATTATTATTATTTGTTGCATTTGTAACAGTTGAAACCTGATACCCTGCACTAGGAATTGGAGTAAATGTTAAATTAGCACCTGAATTAACTGTATTAGCAACTGATGATAAACCGGTTATACCATTACCTCCACTATTAACAGTTACATTATAGGTTATACGAGTAAATGTAACAGTAATTATCTCATTAGTAACAGGATTTGTATAGTGATAAATTCCAGGATCGTTGTTAAAACGAGGTACTTGTGAATTGTTTGATGATCTTATAACACTTGCAACCTTATAACCATCATTAGGATATACGTAAATTCCCAAACCATTAGGATCACAGATAACATCACCGAGAGGATTACTATATCCACCTGTTCCATTAGAAGGATTATTAACAACCGTTATTCTAACCCCCATTATATTATAATATACGCTAACACTTTTTATTTTACCGAAAAAATAACTAGATCATATATGATAAGATACTTCGTATATTATAATAATGCTATTATTATGATATTATCTAGATATTTATTATATTTTAACGTAAAGTAACGTAATGTATTAATATACCAAATATATAATATTTTAAAAAAAGTTTTTTCATGATTTTATTTAATTAAAAATTATGAAAAGAGTTTATTTTACGCTCAAACTACAGGACCTGCAGGAGTTAAGTTAGGTATACTAGTAGTAGTAGTAGTAGTAGTCGTTGAGCCGTTCATCGTTGAAGATGTAGATACAGTTTCAGTCGTTCCAGGACCTCCTGTTGTATTAGCTCCTGCTCCAGCACCGAAAGCTCCTGTTGCTCCTGTATCTGTACCAGTATTTATAGTACCAGTTATACTAACTGTTGGTGCAGTATATTTGGATGCATCTGGTTGAATAAACTCAATCTCGTCGTAATCATTTACAGTTAAATTCGCTGCATTATCTGCACCAACAGCACTACTATAGTATACATTATCAGGAGGTCCAAACATATCTGCATCAGTAATTACTGAAGAAATATCACGGAACATATAAGTATATAAACGATCAATTTGTTTCAAAAGTTCATTATTAATATTATTTTGGTAACTCAATACAGTTGACAATACACTTACGTCTTGACTATTAAATGCTTCTACCAAATTTCTTAAAGCATCAATGGAGGCTGCATCACCACCAGTAATATTTTGAACAACTTGATCCAAAATGGCTTTATTGACAACCATATTTGGTTCATCAGGTTTGTAAGTATTGGAAACATATTGTTGGTAAGTAGTGTTAGAATACATATTCCTCAGAGAAACGATATCTTTTCCAGCTACAATATGACCGTCTGTAGTTATATTTCCTGAAGAATCTACCATGAAAGTTGGAGTAGCTGTAGTACCATCAGTTAATGTACGGGTACTTGTTAAATCGCTAGTTGATCCACTACCAATAGAGATACCTCCAACTGCATGTACATTACCAGTTGTATCAACTTCATGAGTAATTTGACCATCAATTGCACTTCGTAAAACATGACCGGTTGCAGTAACAGTTCCATCAAAAGAAGCATTACCAAGAGTATCAATGCAGGATTTACCATTTAAGGAAATGGAAGGAGCTTTTATAGGTAAAGAGGTACTAACTGACCCATTATCATCGTTGTTATTAATTTGAAAATTTGGTCCAACAGTTACCATGGTACTAGTATTAGAAACATTTGGATAAGTTTCTGATAGAGCACCAGAAATTGCTTCAGTACGGGATGCAATAGCATCTAATTTATCTGCATCAGTTTCAGCGTTACTGGCTGCATTCACTAACTTCCATGCATTAATATTAAAATTAATATCATTACTAGCATCACTATCAGCAGGTATACCAGCCGCAGCAGTAGCCGCAGCAGTAGCCGCAGTAGCCGCAGCATCAATAGCAAGAACAGTATTTGAAGAAGCATCATTAAAAGCAGCATTAGCATTAGCAGCATTAGCAGTAGATCCGGGCTTAGCAAGAGCAGCGTTAAGAGCAGCTTCAGCTGCAGAAAGTTTATTTTGATATTGAATAACTTGAAGTTCAGCTGTATTTATTTGAGATGGAGTCCCCAGAGCAAGAATAGCATTATAATTATCTTCAGCAGTAGCAACATTAGCTTGAGCAGTAGAAAGATCAGCACGTAGTTGAGCAAGACTAGGTCCAGGCATTATATAAAATATACTAATATATATTTTTTTACAAAAAATATGAAGCGCACTTGTAAATTTTAACAAAAATTAGTATGCCAATAATATGTATTAGTTGTATAATTAACAACAAAAACTAAATTCAAACTTGCATTTACTGGAATAATTAAGCTCTGAGTTCCATTGATTGCAATAAAATAATTATACATTAAACTAGAATCTATGGAGTTAATCGTAATTTCTTGTCCAGATCTATTAATACAATTTAATACAAAACCATCCTTTAAATTAGTAGATAAAGGTAAATATAATACAGAATCAGTTTCAACAACAAAATTACCGTTTGGACTACTAGATATATCATATGATGAAGATGTAATATGTGTAAAATTAATTGGTAATTGAGAAGGTGATTTGAAAACTAATTTATCAATTTTACTATTAATATTATTATGAGATGTAGTATTATTAGTTAAACTGATCAATGATAAAATAGATTTTAAACCATTTTGGGTAATATTTTGAACATCTTTATTTTTTTCATCTTCAGTCAAGAAAGAATTTTCTTTTACACCTTGAATTAATTCTTTCTTAATAATTTGAAAAATTTCTTCAATAATAATATGTCTACTATGTTTTGTTAAACTTTTCAACGTGATAAGTGATTTAATACCATTATCTTGTATATTTTTAATATCAGCGGATGAAGTATCTGGACATAAAGATTTATCTTCTGCAACTCCCTTAATTAATTCTTGGTTGATTATTGTTAAAGTTTCATCAATTAAATTAGAATCATGGTTTGCAACAATATCCGCATTTATTTTAGCTATTTCATACGCAGTTAACCATGCATCTTCAAAACTTTTAGTTGACGAGGCTGAAGCTGACGCAGTTGAAGTAACGGTATAACCATTACTTGTTGTTGCTATTCCTTCCGCAGTTACTGAATTAGAAAATATACACTCACAAATTGATTTATCAATACAGTTGCATTCTCTTTTAAAAAAACAATGACAATTACATTTATTTACACAATTGCATTTAAAATGAGACATACTTATATTATATGCTAATTTTTTATTTTTTATTTTTTATTTTTTATTTTTTATTTTTTATTTTTTATTTTTTATTTTTCTTTTTTTTATTTTGCCCACTTGGTTTATCATTTCGCATTGATTTTTCTACCTTTTCTCCTGTACTAAAAATAGAAATTAGCTCTTCTTCAGTTAGTAAAGGTTCTTTATTTTCTACAACTACATTTTCAGTTTTTGCATTTTTCTTTTGTTCTGCTTTCATTTTCATCCTTTCTTTCATTTGAGACATTTTCAAATTTTTATTCATTTGAGCTTCCATTGCACCAGTATTTAGTTTTGCACCTTTACCTAATCCAGGTATACCTAGTTTTGAAAACATTTCTTGCATATTTTCCATACCAGGCATACTTTTCATTTTATTCAACATATCAACACCTTCTGAAATTAACTCACTTTCTTTAATTTCTCCTGATTTAATTTTCTCATCTATTTTTCCGCCAACATTTTTTACCATATTCATTAATTTACCAGGATTTGCAAATAGTTTTTTAAAAACATCTTGCGAATTAGTTACATTTTCCATATCAATATTTAATTCTTGGGCTGTTTCTTCTGCTAATTCCATTGCTAATTTACCTAATTTCCCTTCCATCATTTCATGTATATGATTTTGAATATCTTCTGCATTAGGTAAAGAAGTATTGGGATTAAAATTAGTATTAGATCCAGTACCAGTACCAGTATCAGAGTTATTACTATTATTATCAGTATCTGTATCTGTTTGATTTTTAAATAAATTTTGCATACCTTCTAGTGTTTCTTGTAACTTTGTCTTCCATTCTTCTTCATTAATAGATTCAAATAATTTTGATGTATCACCAAATTGTGATTTATCATGCACAGATCCAATTACTGAAAAAAGAATCAATTGTAGATATTTCCAAATCGTTTCTTTGGTTGATTCTGTAATTTCACAATTCCATAATTGTTTAAAAACAACACCAGGTAAAAATTCGGTATTAATATCGGATGATTCGGTAAAAATTTCATTATTTTTATATAAAATATCAAAAAACCTTTCAGGGAAAGTTTTAATACAATGTTTAAATAAAAATAATTTTTGTTTTTCCATACGATTCTTATCAAATTCTGAATCAGCTTTCCACCATTTTCCAATTATTCCATTATATTCAGGAAACGTGTTTTGAATATCTAAAATAAAATCTTGCATTATTTTATAAAATTCATCTGGTATAGTTAGTCCTTCTGGTATTGAAAATTCTTTTTCCTTTTCTTGACTAGTCATATATTTATAACAAAATTATATATATTTAAATTGAACTAATTCAAATATATATTATTAATTATTGTATTAATTATTGTATTAATTATTGTATTAATTATTGTATTAATTATTATTCTTGGTATAATAAAGATAATTTAGATAAATTTTCAATATATTTCATTGTTTTTGTTTTATTTTCAATACTCATTGATTTGATTGGTTTTCTAAATTTATCTATAGATTCTATAATCTTATTTGCATTTTCATTTTTTTCTAAATCTTCGCTATAGTCTTTTTCAATAAAAAAATCAAAATTTCCCGAGTCTATTTCACTTTTATATGGTGTAACCACGTATTTATTCCAAATTTTAATCAATAATTTTGGATTATTTTTTCGGATAAGAATAAATGAATTTTTTGCAGATAACAAGTCAACATCTTCTGGAAAAATGGTTAAAAAATCATCTACAAATTCAGTAAAATGGTTATTAAAAATTTGTATAATATTAGTTGGAGGTCGTGACATTAATAATAAATTGTCTTATTTATCTTTAAATAATTTTAATATTGTATGTTAAAAGATGTTTATCTAACAAATAATTATTAAAGATAAATATTTATTTAATTTTTCCTATAATCAATATTAGATAATTCTTGGTCTCGTTGTCTTTGTAAATCTTCAATCTTCATTTCACCATCCTTAATTTTGTTAGATTGTTTATAGTCAAAATCATCACTAGGTGTTGGAATATTAAATTGCTGTTCAGAATTTAAACTAACATAATTATGCATTTGTCTTAATCCTCCATTTCCTTTTGTTCCTAAAGAATCAGAATCCATATCTAAAAAACTATAATTATCAGATGCAATTCCACCAAATCCAAGACCAAAAGAAAAAGCCAATGGTTCTAAATGATTACTTGTGGCTTGTTTAGTTATTTGTTTTTCTTCAGGTTTAAAATGATTATAGATAGATTCTCCATATAAAACTGCATAATTTTGATTTAATAATAATAAAGCTGGTACTTTTGTAACATTTTCAGGCATTATTATTTTTTGTTCGTTTGGTAAAATGATATATACTTTATTATTAGAATCTTTTACTCGTTTATCTATACAAATAAAATGTATATCTTTGGCAACAGAAGATTTGGATAAAGTTTGAAGTATTTTTTTAGAATGTTCGCAAAAGTTACTATAATAAAGAATACTACTCATTACTTTATCTTAAGTTTTTTTCATTATTCTTTTTAACTAATTGTTTTCTTATAATATATATTTTAAAAATGTATAATTTATAAATAATATTATTTAAAAAAATTGATTAAAAACACTTTAAGAATAATAATATATAATATAGAATAATGAATCCTAAAATTGAAAATATAAAACAATCTGATAATACAATGACTTTTACTCTTAAAGGAGTAGATGTTTCTTTTGCAAATGCAATTAGAAGAATTATAATATCTGAAATACCAACTGTGGTTTTTAAAACAATGCCTTATCAAGAAAATACATCTGTTATTTCTGAAAATACATCCAGATTAAATAATGAAATTATAAAACAACGATTAAGTTGTATTCCAATTCATATAAAAGATGTAGATATTCCATTACAAGATTATATTTTAGAAATTGATGAAGAAAATAAAACAGATACTATCATGATGATTACAACAAAACATTTTAAAATTAAAAATAAACAAACAGAAAAATATTTAGAAGAAAAAGATGTTAGAAGTATTTTTCCTCCCTATGTTCCTCCATCTGGAAAAGGTGAATATTTTATTGACTTTGTTCGTTTACGACCAAAAATATCGGATGATTTACCAGGAGAAAAATTGAAACTTACATGTGAATTTAGTATATCAAATGCTAAAAAAGATAGTATGTTTAATGTAGCAGGAACTTGTGCATATGGATATACTCCTGATCCAATTCAAATGAAAGAAGAATTAGAAAAACATAAACAAAAATGGAAAAATGAAGGTAAAACGAATGAAGAAATAGAATATGAAAGTAAAAATTGGTCTTTATTAGAAGGATTAAGATATGTAGTAAAAAATAGTTTTGACTTTATTATTGAAACAGTTGGTGTTTATGAAAATGAAGATATTATTATAAAAGCATGTGAAATATTAGTAAATAAATTTATAAAACTAAATACAAGTATTGAACAAGATGAACTAGTTATAAAACCTTCTGTAACAACAATGGAAAATAGTTATGATGTTATTCTTGAAAATGAAGATTATACAATAGGAAATATTTTAAATTATATTTTGTTTACCATATTCTATCGTGATACAAAACAATTATCTTATTGTGGATTTAAAAAAATGCATCCACATGATTTAGATAGTATTATTAGATTAGCATTTGAATCTCCTAGTTCTAATAAAACAACTATAAAAACAATGTTAAAATATGCAATTGACGAATCATTAAAAGTTTTTAATAAAGTAATAGAAATATTAAAACCTGATAAAAAATAAAAACAAAAATAAATATTATATAATAAATCTACTACTAATAGCGTCTATTCTATATCTTCTAATAAGATAATTAAGTATAAATAACTGTTGACATGGAACTAGTTCATTTACATAATCTATAACATTTTTTATAGTAATACATAATTTATAATTTCTTAGCTCTTTTATGTATTTGTAATGTAAATTATTAATATGAGGTTTATAAATATCTAACATATCATTGATGACTATTTTTTTTTTAACATAACAGTCAATATAATTTTTAAATAAATTTTTAGTAAATTTATGTAAATTTTCTCTGAAATTCATGAATTTTTTTTTATATTTTGGAAAAGAAATCAAGTATTCAACTATTTTACCTTGTTGCCTAAGATTCAAAAATGTATATAGCAATTCTGAATCATCTTTTTTCAATTGTTTTTTTATTATTAAATAATTTGGATTTAAAATTTTACATCTTTCTCCTGTAACATTATTACGAATAATAATACCTATATTATTATAATCTGAATTATAAGATGTGTATTTTTGTATAAAATAATGATATTTTTTAGTATTACTATTTGTATTTGTATTACTAAAAATTTTTGGATAGGATAAATTTGATTCCAAGTTGAAATTAAATAATAATTCATATTGTAAATTTATTTGAATTGGATAAACAAATACTTTATTATCAATCTGGTCAATTTTATATAGTTCAACCAAATATAAATTATATTCATTTATTGAATTAACTATTTTATAAGATGGATGTTGTAAAACAAAACTATAGCAATAATGTTTATTTAAAAAATGGATATCTAGTTTATTTTTTTTACATACTTCTTGAAACATTGTATTCAAAGTAGTGTTATCGTTAACAAATATATTACCTCCAATTTCATTTCTTGTAGATATTTCCCATCCTCCATTTACACCAATAGTTGCATCCCAAAATAAATTAACCATAATACCATCAATCATTTCTTCTATAACAATATCTTGACTAATATATGGGTATTTATTTATAAAATTTTCAAATGATAGAGATTTAGGTGGTGAAAAACCAATAACTTTATTATCACTATTTATAATAACTGATTTTAACAAACCATGCGAAGATACATTATCAATAGATAATATATCTTTATTGTATCTAACTAATTTATATTTCTTATTGCTTTTAGTAGAATAATCTATAACGATTATTTTTTCATTGTTTAAAGATAAACCATTCATTATATTATTAAAATCAGTTATATCAGATAAATTATAACAAAAATGACTTTGCATTGTATATATTTTTTATTTATTTCTATATAGTAATTCAATTAATCTTATTATTTATATTTTTTAACTATATATAGAGAGTTTTTTAAGTTTATCAAAAAAAATTCTATTATCAATATAAGATAATGTCAAACAATATATCTTTATCACAAAATAAAACAAATTATATAGAAAAATACGATGATTTGGAATTAGATTATGGAGAATCATCATCATCATCATCGTCTCTTGTAATTGCTAATGAAAATAATAATGTGAATAGTAATAATAGTAATAATAGTAATAATAGTAATAATAGTATTGGATTACAATTAGGTGATATTATTTTAATAAAAGATCCAACTAACGAAATATTGAATAATAATATTTTTTTTATTGATTACATTGATACAAATACAATTAAATTAATTAATGAAAAAGATTTGAAACCTATTGAATTAAAAATTCATGATAACGTCATCTCAGATGGTACAATAACTGATATTGAATTACTTTATAGAAATGAACAAAAAGGATATGCGCGTCAAAATGATCTTTTGACTGGTAAATGGATAAACATTTACTTTGGTGGAGACATTCCTACTATTATAACTGGTGAAATTACCAATTTAGAAGAAGATATGATAGAAATTAAATTGTTAGATGAAAGTACAATTTATATTAATTTTGATTACAAAGGTCTACCTGAAGAATTACCTATAGAAAATATAGAAATAAGACCTGCACCATCCTCGTCGGTTTCTCTAGATAAAGTATTGGAATTAGGAGAGGGAGAAGAAGGACAAGAAGGACAAGAAGGACAAGAAGAAGAAGAAAATTTACCAATAAACCAACAACAACAACAACAACCAAATATAAGAGAAAACATCAAAAGATCTATTATTGAAGCAGATCAAATTGAATTTGGAGAATATTTAAATCCAATTAAAGAATTTATTGATATTGACAAAGATAAATATAGATATAATATTGATGCACAAACTAATGATTTGTTAGATGAACTTCTCTCTACTATACCAAATAATCAACGAACGCCATTAGTCTTGAATAATATTCATATAATGATAACGAGATTTTTACAACTAAGAGAAATTGGATCTGTTTTTGATAAAAACAAAAATGTTATTTCAATTATAAAAAAAGATGCAAATGATAAACCACTTGCAGAATATCTTGGTAATTTTAAAAATACATTATATTGGATAATGATTGTTGCACAAAATATTAAAAAGGTATATAATGTGGAAACTGCAGATTTGTTAGATGTTACTAATTCCAATATATTTGAGAGTCTTCATACAATGGAAAATATATTTAATAATTTTAAATCTAATGTTTCTAGTGAATCTATCAAAAAATATAATAATCTATATAATGATCTTGATAATGAAATGACACCTTTCATATCTGTTGGAAAAGAACAAACTAACAATAACAATGTTATATGTCAACATGAAGTAGAAACTAATATGAATATTGTTATTAACAATTTAGGAGACTTTAATTCTTCTCAAGTAAAAAATAATAATGTTGTGTCGCAACGATTTGTAATTCAAAAATATAATTTAGGTCTAAATAGATTAAAGTCCATAAATATGAAAGGAGGCAACATGATAACACAACTTATTAAACTAACAAAAAATGATGATTTATCGGTTAATTCAATTTTAACTTTACCGGAACCAACCATTAAATTTTCACAAATTAATTTACCTGGATCTAATATTTTTAATAAATCTAATTTAAATTTGCATTTTTTAAATTACTGGGAACTTTTGAAAAAAAATACAGTTGTAAATACAGTTGAGATTGATGATTTGAATGTAGAATTAAATTATGATTCGGGTAACTTTGTTGATAATATCAAAAATTATACTCTAAACATGGATACGAATACGAATACGAATACGAATACGAATACGAATACGAATACGAATACGAATACGAATACGAATACGAATAATCAAGACATTTATAAAGACTTTTTAAAAATAATTGTTCCAAAAATTCGTGTTTTATTTCAATTAGTAAAAAAATATATAAAAGGTAAATTGTCTTTGGTTAATCTAATTAGTTATTTGGAACCTTTTTTAGTTTATCCAAATGATTTAACTTATATGCAATATGTTGAAATTAATAAATTTATACGAGAAAAGATTTCTGAATATAATAGACAATTAATAGAAAATGGACGTAAAATGGCGATTCTTAAAAGTATACCTACACAAAAGAACTATTTGAATATTTTGTTAGAAATATTGAATTCTAATAGTGAAATAAAACATACAGTATTTGAAAAATACGGATATAATGAAGAAGAAAAAAACAAACCTAAAACTGATTCAGAAATATTAAAAAATATTATATTGAAAGATTATGGAAATTTATATAATACAGCTATTGCATTTGAAAATATATCATTAATGTTTCCAAATGAATTAAATTCTATTTTTGAATTGGATAAAGATAAATTAAATCATACTTTTTTAAAAGATTCTGAAAACAACAAGTGTAATAATTATATTATTTCTAAAAAATATTATTCTAAAGAGGATTTAGATAATGATAATGGTAAAATTATTTATTTTGATAAAGAATATGATAATACACCATATTATATTTTAGATAACTTTTCCAAAGAACAACATTCTTTAACTTCGGATGAATTTAGTATTTTTTTAAGTGATAAGTTACAATCAAAATACAACTACAAATTAGAAGATGCAGAATATATATCTGATTCTTTAATAAACGGTTTCAAAAAAGTAAAAGATGGTCACTATTCTATTTTAGTAGATGAAACAAACAAAAATGATATGAAATATTTTATGAGAAAAAACAATCAATGGATACAAGATAATAAAATTGACAAAGATTTATTTTTAAATGACAATGAATCTCTTTGTTTGGTTCAACCTGATTGTCTATACATAGAAGAAGATGGTAGTAAAAATGTAAATGGTACATGTGAATCTATTCAAATGAATAAAGATACGGTTGTAAGTAATGCATTAAACAAAATATTAAATGAGTTTGATAAAAAATATGAAATAACAAAAGAAGAATTCAAGAATAAACTAAATAAATATTTGGAACGATTTGTTGCGATATTTGATAAATTAGAAAATATTCATAAATTTAATTTTTATAAATACAATAATATACAATATGAATTGGGATTATTAGTGAATGAAAGTATAAGTGAAATAATTTCACCACATATAAAATTACGTGATTTAATTTTAGGTCAAAGCGATTATGTTAAAAAACAAAATGATATTCTTCAGTTTTGTAGTAAATTTACTCGTAACTATAAAGAAAATGAACCTGATATAATAAGTGGTGATTTAGAATCTCCATTTTGGTTATATTGTAAAGAAACGAATACCAAATTATTACCTTCTTTTTTATATAAATTAGCCAAAGTTTTTATACAAAACCAACGCTTGTTTACAAATACTATGAATAATATAATTAAAGAACAAGGTACTTTAAGTGATGATGGAGATAATTGGGTAGATAAGTATAGTGGATATATAATTAAAGCCATTGATTGGGATACAGAAGAAGGTTATGATGAAGGCTTCAAAATTGTTTCAAGAGAAGTAATGGAAGAAGATTTAGGTCAAACTTTAATTGCAAATGCAAAACTTAAAAAAAAGTTTTTAAATCCACAGGCGCAAATTATTAATAATATAGTTTCAAGTTTGTCTAGTTTTATGGGAATAAATTTGGATGAACAAAATGAGTTTATTATACAAATAGTTACCAACTTGATAAGTGATTCTAACATATTAGAACCGGAACAAAAATATAATAAACGAATGGAAGAAATGATAAAAAAGGGTAAAAAATTACCAGAGTATAAATTTGTTTATAATTCTACATTTTTGTATTTAACTTTAGGTATGTATTTAATTGCAGTTCAAACGAGTATTCCTTCTATAAGATCAAGAAAAACTTTCCCAGGATGTGTAAGATCTTTTACTGGATTTCCAATTCAAGGCGAGGGTGAATACTCTGGATTAAATTATTTGGCTTGTGTTGTATATAAACTTAAAAGTCCTAGTGCTCCTTGGTATGTTGTTCAAAGAATAAAAGAAGATACAATTGCAGAAAAAATAAAGGCATTTACAGTTCAATATTTATTATCAAATCAAGAGGTTAATCAAAAAATAAAACATAAATTAGAATACTTATTATTAAACCCAGAAGAAGAAATACCGATAGAACATAGTTTGCAGAAATGGGTAAATTTTTTACCACCTTTAACCAAATTCAAAATAAAAGGTTTACAAAATGTTAGCGATGGATTTATTAATTTATTATTACAAGATATTAGATCCGGATCTAACAAACAAACAGAACAGTTGTTAGTTATTCAATCAAAAATAATACAATTTTCATTAGCAATACAAGAAATAATTCAAAAAATAGTGGAGAAAAAGGAACTTTTATTGAAAAGCTCAATTCATCCATATATGGATAATGCATGTTGTAATGAACAAACAAAAGGTTCTTTTGTTTTAACAACGCTACAATATTTTATAAATGAAAACAATGAAATATTTCAATACAATAATATTGTAAAACAATTATCGGATATTGTTAATGATATAAATTCTTTAACAGAATCATGTATGTATTTAAGTAAAGTTAACACAAAACGATTTTATCCAAAGTTACCAATTAGTTATACAGAAAGTACAATATATCAAACATTTATTAAATATTGTAATTTTAATAACTTACTTCCAATTGATTTAGATTTATTTGCATTATGTAAGGATAAACCTGATAATTTATCATTAAATGATTCTATGGAAGAAAAAATAATTAAATTAAAACGAGATGGTCGTAATTATACAGAAGAAGGTTTACTAAGATTAATACAAATTGTTAGTAGACATAATATTGTGGAAACATTCATTGATATTACAACTTATACTCCAATTCAAAAATTAAGAGATTTGATTGAATTAATGGATAAAACAAATGATGATACAATTGCACCATCGTTTGTAAATTTATTGAATAATTTAGTTGATACTTATGATACTACAGTTACAACAGATACAGAAAATATGAGAAAAATGAAAAATTACTTAGAAACAAGTAATAATAAAATGCGAAAACAATTGTTAGATTTTATAAAACAAAAAGGAAAAATAAGAAGTTCAGAATATAAAAAAATAGATATTTTTATAAAAAATATGAGTGTTTGGGAATCTGATAATTCAACGAGAAATGAATCAAGTAAAATTTCAGATGATGCAATGTATAATTATATTCAATTTTATAAAACATTTATTTCAATGTTATCAAAAGTATACCCAAATATGATTTTGAACAAAACTATGCATTCTATTAATGTGCCAAAATATTGGGGTTTATCAAAAAATCATACTAAAGATGTAAAAAAAATGATTGAATCTTACTATACGTCTATTGAAAAGTTTTATGGAAAAACAGTTTTAAATAATGTATTATTATCAATACAAGAAAAAACAAAAAATATTGTATTATTTGCAAATGAAACACCAAGTCTAACTTCTATACAAAAAGATGGAGAAAATATATACTCTGCTTTTGATAAAAGAACTAGTACATTATTGCACGAATATTATTTATTACAAATATTTACAAGTTATATTGATATGACAGATAATCCATTAATGATAAAAAAAATAATTCCTGAACATTTAAATAGAGGTGATAATTTATTTGAAACAGAAGAAGATATTCAACTTGAAACAGTAGAACCAGATTATATTTCAGGAGATATTAATGAATTAAAAGAAAATATTGCATCTTTATTAGTTGCTTATGTGAAAGTTATGAACAATGTAAAAGATACTATAAATATTTCCTATGAAAAAGTGACGGATCGTGTTTTTAAATTGCGCGAAAAAGAAAAAGATACTTTTACAGATCGTTTGAGAGATTTAACCGATGAAGCTAGAGAAGTAGATACTATTTTAAAAATTAATAAATTAGGAACATGGAATAAAGGTTTAACAAAAGGATTAAAAGAATATGATCCAGAGAATTATGATCAAGAAAAAATAGTTTTGCAAAAAGTTACTGAACTAGAAAGAAAAATACGAAGTAATAATTCTAATATTGATGATAATAACATTGATATTGTGATGGATGATTATCTAGAAGATATGGAAAATGATCAACAAGAAGAAGATGAAGAAAGAAATATGAATAATATGTCAGAAGATTATATGGATGGCTATGATTATAATGAAAAGGAAGATGTTGATGAAGGTGAATATTATTAATACAAAATAATAAATGAAATGAAATATATTATATTATCATTAAACGAAAAAAATATAATTATAAATATTTATAATTATATTATATATGTTAAGACAATTTATAAGAAATAATGTAACTTTAGTTGCAATATTAATATTTTTTATAATATTTATTCCTATTCAATTATTAAAACCTGGATTTTTATATAATCATAATGGAAGTATAAGAGAATTTGGAATTGGTTATAAAAACAAAACAATTCTTCCTTTATGGTTATTATCTATAATTTTAGGTATATTTTCTTATTTATTTGTATTGTATTATTTAGCCTATCCAAAAATAAGTATTTAATTTAATTATTAAGGAATTTTTAGTATTTTTATTAATCAAGTGTCATTACAGTTGAGTTATTAATTTGTTTTTTTGCTTTTACTTCTTGTTCATTTTTAACGTATGCATCATGGCTTGCTTTTAAATCATCAATATTTTTACTACAACCTCTACTGGCAATATTGTAAGAAATAATAGAAATAAGTAATATAGCAGTATATAGATACCACATACCTTCTCCGATATTATCTCTTAAAACAACAAGTTTTAATAATTCTTCTTGTTTTTTATCAATATCAGGTATATTACCTCCATTTTTCATTAAAGGAGTTATGACATTCCATACCGATAAAAAGTTTTCTGGATACATTTGATTTATTAAAATGGATTTATTACCACATAGTTTTAAAATAGCTTCGGCTGTTTTTTTCATTGCACCTTTTTCTTGTACACCATTTATTTCTTTTTCTAAAGTTTCATCAATATTGACATCTATCAAAATACTTGACAATATATCATTAGATTTTCCTGCAACAACAAAGTAACCAATTACATCTGAAAATGCACTTTTTAATCCAGGATAAATTATTAGTAATCCCATCATTATACCAAATATTAATAACCATGGTATAAAAGTAATAAGAGCTGCAACTCCTACATTGGACCCAGAACTTCCACCGCATTTATTAATTAAATACATAGCATTCAATCCAAATTGTGTAACAACAATTACCAGAAAATATAAAGCTATTCTCGTTAAGTTACTATTATAATAAGATTGTAAATTATTATTTTTTAAAATATCAATGGTAATCGGTAGTTTACCTATAGAAGGAAACATATAATAAATAATGGTAATTATGGAAAAAATAAGTAGTGATAAATAAGAAATATCCATATAGATATTGTGTATAATTTATTTTAGTTTAATAAATGTAATTAATAAAGTAACTATGAATTTTGAATCTGAATTTACTCCACCTGTTTTAATTGAACCAGGTGTTAAATATTTTTTAAATCAAACATTAAAACAATGTCATATTTTTAAAGAAAAATACAATAATTTTATTTTTAATATTTCTTTATTTATTGTTTTTTGTTTGATTTTAGGACTAATATTGATTATTAAATATAAAGGGAAATTAACACCGGAAGAAAAGGAACAAAAAGATCAAGTAAAAAAACAATATATTTTATCCAAAATACATAATTATCAAGAAGCTAAATTAAGAGAACAACAAGAATTAATAACAGGTTTACCACATTGGGATAATGAATACGATATAATTCATAAAAAAATAAAGATATAAATATATAATTAACTAATTATAATGTCTTTAACAAACAAAACCAATGAATCTAAATCCGATAATTTATCAGATACAAATACAAATAATAATAGAGAAGATAACACAAACAATAAAATAAATAAAGCAATTGATGAATTTTACAAGTTAAAAAATAATTATGAAAATAATTTTTATGAACAATATGTTAAGCCTATTTTAAAACAAAAAGAATTGAGTATAAAAGAAAAAAGAAGTAAATATCAAAAATTACCTAAACCCAAGTGTATTAATTGTAAAAGAAATGTAGGATCTATCTTTCAAATAAAAGCAAACGATAAATATACGAATCATGTATATACAGCTTATTGTGGTGATACAACAGATCCATGTCCTTTAAATATTAACATTATAATGTCTAATGTACAATTAATTGATGATATACTATTAGAAAATGAATCATCTATAGGATCTATTAATATAAGTAAAATAAAAATAATTAAAGCAAAAAATGATTTATTATTTGGTTATTTAAAAGAAGATACTGCATTTAAAATGTTTGAAGAGTTAACAACTGAATTAGAAAGCGAAACTAAAAATTATGAATATTTTTTAGAACAATTTATACAAAATTATGATAATCCTGAAAAAAAAGAAAAGTTAAAAAAACTAAAAGTAGAATTAGGGTTGAATGTACAACAGTTTAAATTGATGATTTCTGAATTTAATAAAACAAATAATTCACAAATTGTTTATAATGCAATAGAAATGTTTATAAATGAAATAGAACCAAAATTAAAAAATATAGAAGAAATTTCTTATGCATATAATAAAGTAGAATATAATGAGAATGATGATACTTATTTATTAATTCAAAAAAAATACTCTATAGAACAATTGGAGATAAAGTTTGACACTTCCAAAATTGAATCATTTATAATTAGGAAATTAAATGATAAAAATAAAACCTTAAAAAAAGCAAGAGTAAATACAAAGTCATCAACAACCAGAAAACAAAAACCTATTTTAATTGAAGAAGAAGCTGTAGAAGAAGAAGAAGAAGAAGCTCAAGAAGCTGAAGAAGCTGTAGAAAAAGCTGTAGAAGAAGCAGAAGATGATGAAGAAGAAGATGAAGAAGAAGAAATATAAATTTATGAAAAAATAATATTAATCATCTATATAAATGTTATTAGATTATATTTCATTACCTGTTTTTTTAGCAAGTTTTGCACTCGGATTATTTTTTGTTTATGTATTAGGTCCTGAAGAAAAAATTATTTACGTGTATCCTACACCTACCAACTCTAAAACTACTCAATTTAAAGATGGTATGGATGAATGTTTTCAATTTAAACCTATACTTACAAAATGTCCATTAAATCCATTAGATATAAAAACTATACCTCCACAAGCTTAAAATAATATATAAGTAAACTTTTTTATAAAAGTATAATATAAATGCATTTATATAAATTTGTAAAAAGTAATTCAGGAAAATATATGATGTCTATAATTTTAGGAATTGGATTAGCAACTATTTTTCGTTCAGTCTGTAAAGGAAAAGAATGTTATGTTTACCAAGCACCATCTTTAGATCAAATTACTGATAAAATATACAAATTTGATGGTAAATGTTATAAATTTGAAAGTCAACCTCAAAAATGTGATCCTAGTAAAAGAGTAGTTAAATTTGCGTAAATACAAAAAACAATCATTCTTTAGTTAATTATATGATGGATACAACCAGTATAAATGATTTACCAACTGATCCAGCAAGTGGTGGGAGTATTGGAGGTAATATAAATCTAATAACAAGTGAAAAACAAAGTGTTAATATAAATGATAATGTTAATATAAATTCTAATAATATAAGTTTAGATCAAAATACAATTAATCAAATCGTAAATGGTCTTCAGTATGCAAGTACTAGTGGAGCAACTATTTTACCAAGTAGAGACATACCAAGAAATACACTTCCGATAACACAAGATCCTAATATACAACCAAATTATATTAGTCCCGATAATAATAAATATATTGACGAAGATGTATCCAATGATGAAATTGAAGATAACTATAATTATATGGTAACAAATAATAATTCTTTAGACTCATTATATGATGAATTACAAATACCATTACTACTGATTGTTTTATATTTTACATTTCAATTACCAATATTTAAAACTACTCTATTTAAATATCTACCATTTTTATGTAATACAGATGGTAATATGAATTTAAATGGATTATTATTTACAAGTGTATCATTCGGTATTATTTACTATATACTTTCTCAAATAATATTAAAATTTAGTAAATTTTAAGAAATGTTATTTTATATTACCAATATAGATTTGTATATGTATATGCGTAATATAAAATAAAGAAAAACATATGAAATTATTAATAATAAAATATCTTATGATAAATACATATATTAGTAATTTAATTAACGATTTACCGAATGATTTTAAAAAACAATATAAGAATACTTCTATTAATTTAGTGTTAGAAGGTGGTCTTTTTAATGGAAGTTATATGACTGGTTGTTTATTTTATTTGAAAGAATTAGAAAAAAGAAAATATATTCATATAAAAAAAATATCAGGGTGTAGTATTGGATCACTTATTGCTTTATTATATTTTATAGAAAATGAAGAAATTATTTTAAATATTTATAAAATATCTTATAACCATTTTAAAGATACATATAATGTAAATATTTTTAATAAAATATTTGATTTATTACAAACCTATTTACCAAGTAATATTATTGATAAAATAAATAATAAAGTTTATATAAGTTATTATAATATTAAAACTTGCAAACAAATTATCAAATGTAAATATAAAAATTTAACTGATTTATTTGAAACTATACGTCGTTCATGTTCCTTTCCATTTATTGTTGATAATAAAATATATTATAAAAAAAAATATATTGATGGATTATATCCATATATTTTTCCTCCTAACAATAAAGAAAGAGTATTGTATTTAAATATTCATAGTTTGAATAAAATTCCAGGAATGTTATCTGTCAAAAATGAAACTACGAATATGAATCGTGTATTTGAAGGAATTATGGAGGCAAATATATTTTTTAAATACGATTTAAATACCAATATTTGTAGTTTTACTGATAAATGGAATATATTAGATTTTTTTCATTATTATATTTTTATTTTTATTATACACATTTTTGTCTTTATACTTAATAAATGTTATAATTTTCAAAAACTAATTAGACAATCAAGTGAAAATAACAAAATTAATATAAACCGATTATTTTATAATTTATATATTCAGATATTACATAATTACTGTATTTAATTTATTTATTTTTATTATAGCTAGATGCAGAGGTAGTATTTGAACTGGTACTGGTACTGGTACTGTGACTTGTTATATCTGAATTTGAATTTCTTTTTGTTTTATTTGTTTTATTAACTTTTATTTTTATTTGTTTTGATTTATTTCTTTTTGTTTTATTTTGCTTATTTACGTTTATTTTTATTTTTTTTGATTTATTATTTTTATTTTTATTATTATTATTTTTATTATTATTTTCTTTTAAAACTATTACTTTCGTTATAGGTTTATAATTTAAAAACCATTCTTCATATTCTTTAGATTCTTTTTTATTTTTCAATTTTTGAAATGCTTTTGTTTTTTCTGCACGCATATCTTCTCTAGATTCTTGATGACCATAACAAATGATACTAAATCTACGTAATAATCCTTTTTGTTCTAGCCTATTTTCTTGTTGTACATCATATAAAAATTTAGACATACATAAAATTCTTTCAGTATTATAGTATGGTCTATTAGCATATAAAAATGCTAAATAAAAACTCAACATGGTATCAATTGTTGCTATTTTGACTTTTTGACCTTCAATCATTAAAACATTATAACTGTGACATGCAACTGGTTTATAAATAAATAAAATAGTATCATTTCCTACTTTTACTTCATAATTTTCAGGCACAACTTCTCCTATAGAAGCATTCTTTATTATTTTTACATTTTTAATTCCTTCTTGAATTAACTGATCTTTTATTAAATTTGCTAGTTTTTTTGGATGATGAGCTAAAACATCAAAGTCAGGAATATGTTGTATTTTTTTCCTAAGTTTTTTTGGCATATATTGACTATAGTAAGATATAGCATAACTACCAAAAAATACAACTCCTTCTTCAATCAATGTATTTTTTACAGTTTCATATATATTATTTATTTTTTCTTCATCTTCCATAGGTCTTTGAAAATCAATAGATTTGCAATTACTTATTTCTAATGGATAATATTTATTAACTAATGCCAATCTTTTCATAACTTTTTCCCATCTATCCGTATCTCCACTTGGTCTAGATAATTCTAAAAACATACCCATTCTTAAAAAATTAGCATCTGTATATAAAATACCATCTACATTTACAGCTGATCTTTTTACTGTATTAAACAACTCTTCTGGTATATATGTTATATCTGCAACTCCTAAAAAATTAACAAATACTTTAAATGTTCCATGATGTTGTCCAGCTTTTGCCTCCACTTCAGTGTATCCTTCTTTTGCATAAATATCAGCGAGTTCTTTAGCATCTTTTAACGCATTATGACTAAAAAAATCATAATCTGGTAAGTCTACATCTTTTTTATAAATTTTATCTTCATCGGGTAATATTGCATTAATCGCAATTCCACCATAACAAACTAGTTTTTTATTTTTAATAAATTTTTCTACTATAGAAATTATTTTTTGAATTTCAGGGGTATTTACAACACGTTTTGCAATTTTTTCTTGTGCTTTATCCACTTGTATACGCAAAATAGCCAACTCACATTCAGAAAAATTCATTGTATTATCACATTTTATATTGGATTTCATAAATATTATATTATATTATTATGATATAATATTTATTTTATTAGACATTTATAGTACTTGGATATGATCCGCTACCAATACAAGGAAGTTGTTCAAAATTATTATTAATATGGCTTACATATTTCCATAATTTCCAATCCCATAAATTTCCTAAATTAGGATCTCCATATAAATGCGAATTCATTGAAAAAGACGATAATGGATGTAAATCATTTATTAATTTTGTAATAATTTTTTTATTATAAAGCATCCCACTACACCCTCCCCATCCATAATGACGATTATCTAACAAAACGATATCTATATTTTTATGTAAAGGATTATTTATAAATTTCAATATTTTCTTGTAAGATTCTTCATTAATTTCTGCATCATCTTCCAAAATACAAAACCAATCATTATTCTTTTTTTCTGCCTCCAAAAATGCTTTTAAATTTGATAAAGTTAAACCTTTTGTACCAGCATTACCATATAAAGAACAATTCGGAAAAGATTTACATATTGAACCATCATAAACCCATTCTTCATTTGTTGTTATATTTATTAATTTTTTATATAATAAGTTCATTCTAGGTTTTAAAATTAATTGAGCATCCTTATCATTTTCCATGTTTTCACCTTCAATTGCTTTTATTCTTGTAAAACTAATATTTAATTCATCTAGTTGTTTAGATATATGGATATATCTTTCAATATTTTTGTCTAAATTTAAAACAAAAAAATGTATAGTTGACATTATATATAATAATTATTTTATTTGTATTATTTTATTTGTATTATTTTATTTGTATTATTTTATTTGTATTATTTTATTTGTATTATTTTTATATAACATGCATTGTCCTTTAAAAAAACCTTCTAATTCTCCTTCTGATCAAAGTATCTCTTTAACTTCTTCAAAATTTCAAAATAATTTTCAATTTAAAACTTTAAATACCGGAAATTTATTTGTTGATTTAGCATATTCTATTTCTTCTATTACTTCATTGGTAAGGTCTTATATCACTTCTTTGGTTTCTAAATCATCAGAACCAAATTTTCAACCAAACTATTTTCAAATCCCTTTTATTTATTCGGTTGCTGATAATTTAATTAATGGAAACTACAAAGAATCAAGTGTAAATGAAAAAAATGTTATTGTAACTACATACAAAATACCTTATAAAGGTGAATATAAAGAAGAAATTTCAACGTTTATAACTTATTTTAATACTTTAACAAATATATTATTTTATGAAATTCCTAGAGAATTTAGTTATAATAGTTTGGAACAAGGTTCGGTTGCACTAATAAAACTATCAGATGGTAGTTTTTCAGGAAAAATAGCTATTCCTACTACATTTATTTCATCATTATTTCCACAATATCCTTATCTTTATTTACCATTTAAAATATATACAATCCAGAATAATTCAATTTTAGCTGAAGTTGTCGTATCAGAACCACTAGTATCAGAACCTTTACCGCCTCTTTGTCAAGGTAAATATCTTGGAGATACTGATAGTGACCCTAGTTATATATGTAACACATGCGGATTAGATGAAAAATGGGCAACGCTTTTTGATCTTGGTATTCAATGTGCAATATGTCCAGACGGAGAAAATATAGTTGATAATAACTACATTCCAACTACTTTATGTACATTGCCACCGTTGCCATGGGAATAATTTAATTAAATATTAAATTTATAATAATCACTTGATACATCACGGGTAGCATAAGATAAAGCTGGGTTTTGTGGACGAGGTTTATCAATAGTAACTATAACATATCTTAAAGATTCTGGTTTTAATACAAAAGCATAACCTGCTAAATCAAAAAATAAATTACTTTCTTGTAAATTGACATCAAATAATTGGTATCGCATAGCAATCATTTGAGTACCTGTTTCTCTCAAAACGATTCCACTTGGATTTCCTGGATCGGGACCATTATCTGGCATTCCAATTGTCATACATTTTTTATTATATTCAATTAATTCACTAATATCTGGAGTATAAGCTATATCATAATAATGCAATGCCCTCATAAATAAGGAATTACTAGTCATATTGACATATTCATAAAACTCAGGGCATTCTAAAAATGCATTATTTAAACGATCTACTATAATAACTATTTTACCCATTAAATCTAACAATTTTGTAGCACCGAAATTTTTCCCTTGACTTTCATAACTATATTCTTTTCCTAATAATAAAGATCCATAACTTTCTAGTAATTTTGCAAAATTTTTATACATTGCTTGATTTAATGATTTAATTCTTAAATGAATAATAATTGGATCGTTAGAATTTGGAGCTGTCGCTGTTGCAAAAGCATAATTTTGAATTATATTTAATACATCTGCAAATTCAACATAGTTATACGTTTCTTTTATATAATAACTATCAGAAGTAGAAGTTGCAACAACTGGTTTATCATCCAAAGAATAAATTTCAAAATCTAGTCCTCTAACACCCTGTTTCAATAGATCTTTTAAAACACATGTATTTACAAAATCATTTTTATAAGTTCCTCCACTGCAAGCATTATATGCGGATTTTATATAGTAGTCTCTAAATAAATATCCATTATCAGGATCAGCAGAATTAATAGATTTAATTTGACCATTTAAAGTACTATATAGAGCATCCATAGAAGAACATTCTCTACCAGATAAACTTATCATGTAAAAATAATATAATAGAGTTACTAAAATAACAATAAAAATAATGATAACTAACATAAATACAATAGTAGATTCCTTTAAATTTGACATATAATTCATTAATTGTTTGGTTACATCAGTATTATTATTGGATGACATTGTTTTATAATATAATGATTTTTTATATTTATAAATAAACATAAAATACGTATAATTTATACACTTTTTAGATTTTTATACATTTTTTAGATTTTTTGCAATGCTTAAACTTGTTATTATTGACAATAAATTTCATTTAATGTTTTGTTAAATATTTTTTCAGCATTTTCAATATTATTATCATTTAATTCTAAATTTACAACTAAAGACTCATCAATAGTTTTATTATATTCAAATATCGTTTTTTTTAATATATTTTTATCATTTATATTATATCCTTTATTATTTATAAAACTAAAATAACGATCATTCATTCTATTATTTTTATCAATATAAGCATTAAAATAATTTATTAGCAACCAGGCAGAAATTGGATTTTCAGCAACAGATATTATAGATTTTTTGTTAAAAAAAGAACATATAACTATAACTACTGATCTTAATAATTTGTTATATTTTTTGTTTTGAAATGTTGGATTTGTTTCCGAGTTTATAATTATATAGTCATTTTTTATGTCTATATTTATAGATGATATACAATTTTCATCTTCATTATATAAACATAATGTTAATAAATTCATATTATTAGATAAACTAGTTATATTACCATTTAAATTATATAAGTAATCTAATTTTAAGTATAATTTTGGACATGTTTCTTTTAATTTTTTATTATATTTTAATATTTGTTCATTTGCATCGTATAATTCTGTATTTGATCTATTAGTTACGTCAATACATTGTAATTCTCTACTTCTTACTTTATACTCATCCAATAATATCCTCATTTTTCTTGAATACTTTATATCTTCATCATTAAAAATGTTTATTATTTCTTGTATATCATCATCACCATCTCTATTAATATTTTTATTTACTTTAATAATATATTGTTCATTTATAATTATATAATTTGTATTATCGGGTATATAAAAAAAATAATTACAATTATTTATTTTTATTTTATATAGATTATTATTATTTATTGTATTATTTAATTTTTCAAATGATTCATCAATAACAATTAGTTTATTTAAATTACCACCTCTTTGTCTTTGTCTTTGTCTTTGTCTTTCTGTTTTATTTTTTCTTTGTTTTTTTATTTTTTTCTTTGTTTTTTGTTTTTTATTTATTAGTTTTTTTGATAATTTATTCATTTTATATATTATATTATATTTAATAATATATTCAATTAATTTATTCATTTATAAATTATAATAACTTCTATTAAAAGTTAAATAATATTTAATAATATATATAAAATAAAAATGGCAGGTGGTCTTATGAATTTAGTATCAGCAGGTCAACAAAATATTATATTAAATGGTAATCCTACGAAAACTTTTTTTAAATCAACCTATGCACAATATACTAATTTTGGTTTGCAAAAGTTTCGGGTAGATTTTGAAGGTTCTAAAACATTACGTCTCAATGAAGAATCTTATTTTACTTTTAAAATTCCCAGATATGCTGATTTATTAATGGATACATATTTATCTGTTACTTTACCAAATATTTGGAGTCCTATTTTACCACCCACTCAGTCTATATCCCAATCAAATTTACCATCTCAATGGGCTCCTTATGAATTCAAATGGATTGAAAATATTGGTGCAAAAATGATCCAAAAAATTTCAATAACATGTGGAAATTATACTTTACAAGAATATTCAGGAGATTATTTGTTAGCAGCAGTTCAAAGAGACTTTAATAGTGACAAAAAGGCATTGTTTGATAAAATGATTGGGAATGTAACTGAGTTAAATAATCCAGGAAATTCAGGAACGCGTATAAATTCTTATCCAAATGCTTATTACACAGAATCATATGCAGGTCCTGAACCATCAATCAAAGGAAGAATATTATACATTCCGTTAAATAATTGGTTTGGATTGAAATCACAGATGGCATTTCCTCTAACATCTTTACAATATAATGAATTACATATAAATGTTACATTTAGACCAATAAGTCAATTATTTCAAATAAGAGATGTCTTTGATCAAGTGAATAATTTTCCATATATTTCGCCAAATTTTAATTTGTATTATATGCAATTATATCGTTTTTTGCAACCTCCTCCCGATATATCTTTAGGAATTGATGCTTATACAGATTTAAGAACTATTTGGAATGCTGATATTCATTTAAATTGTACTTATGGGTTTTTATCTAATGAAGAAGAAAGAATATTTGCATTAAATGAGCAAAAATATTTAATAAAACAAGTTCATGAAATGAAATTTTATAATGTGACAGGGCCAAATAAAGTAGAATTAGATTCCATTGGTATGATTTCAAGTTATTTATTTTATTTTCAGAGAAGTGATGCTAATTTAAGAAATGAATGGTCTAATTATACCAACTGGCCTTATAATTATATACCGTATGATTTAATTCCAGCACCAACGGATGGTTATTATCCTATTACTAGAACAACGAATGGGACATCTCAGACGGTTTATATTGGTCCAGGAGTTAATATAAATGGAACATTAACTGGATGGATGATAACTGGAGATTATTCACCTGATAATAATAAAGATATATTAGTGGAATTAGGTATATTGTTAGATGGTTCTTATCGCGAAAATAATCAACCTGCAGGAGTATATAATTATATTGAAAAATATACTCGAACCAATGGAAATGCTCCAGATGGATTATATTGTTATAATTTTTGTTTACATACATCTCCATATGATCTTCAACCTTCGGGTGCTATAAATATGAGTAGATTTAATCAAATTGAATTTGAGTTTACAACGATTATACCACCATTAGATCCATTAGCACAGTCACTTACTATTTGTGATCCTGAAACTGGAAATGTTATTGGAATTAATAAACCAACTTGGAGAATATATGATTATAATTTTGATATGTATTTATTTGAAGAAAGAATCAATGAAGTTGTTTTTATCGGAGGAAACTGTGGATTAGCTTATGCAACTTAATATATTCGTTACTAGTTATAGTTATACAAAAAGATAATTTTAATTAATAGAAAAAATAATATATTATTATATTTAATAATATAATATAGAGTAAATGAAAAAAAATATAAGTTCAAGATTCAAGATTGAATATAATGATATGTATCAAAATTATCAAGATAGTATTCATTTAAATAATAGTAATAATAGTAGTAATAATAATAATATTGTATTTATGCAAACAAAAATGCATAAAAATGTATCTTCATCTAAATTAGAGTTATTAAAACAAAAATATTTTATTAATAATAGACTAAAAAAGGAAAAATTACTGTTTTCAAAAACAAAGGAAGAAAAATCTATTAGTATTAGTTCTGATATTAAAGATAAAGTTAATGAAGAAGAAAATGAAATAATTGTTATTGATTTACCTATTATTGATTTGTCTGAAGAAATAACTAACAAAGATAATACTATAGATACTAATGATTTAATTATTGGAATTGATATTGATATTGATAATTATGTTGATTACGATAAAGAAAGTACTATAATAAATTTAAATGAAACAACTGTTATTTTTCAAGATAAAATTTTATAAATTATATTATCCATTTGCTGCAATAGGTCCATAATCAATAAATAATCCAGTCGCACTTTCTTTTACTTTATAATCAGGAATGTTATTGAATATATTAGGATTTGTTATAAAAGGATAATTATGTGATTTATAATAATATTGCATACCTATATTTGCTGAATTCATCCACTTATCAACTCCAAAATAGGGTTTAGGAACTTTTTTATTTTTACTTCTTAAATACATTGCATTTGTTCCAATATCTGTAGTTAATTCTGAATATTGAGGATTTTGATTATAAGTTAATTTACCTGCATCATTATAAGGTTGTATTTTTTTATTACTTATGTCATCATAAAATTGTGTAGTTACTTGACATCCATAACAATCAATGTCGGAAGTACATTGTTCCCTTGTAATAGAACATTGTGCTTGTGGACCACACTTATTTTCACAACTATAATTAGTATTAATTGGTAAATTTACAGTATGATTCGTTTTTTCTATATCATAATGACTATATATGGTATCCATCGTTTCAATAATAATAAAATGAGAAGTCACATAATAAATTAATAACCAAAATAAAAAAATACATAATATTGTATATAGAAATGTGTATATTAATTTCATATATATTAATAATAGATATAAATTATAATAATATATAAATTATAAATTATATTGTTATATTATTATAGTATATTAAATGTCCGATTCTGATTCTGATTTAAACAATTCAATAAATAATAAAAAAAACAAAGATAAAACAAGTGATGAATCGCCAAATTATACTAGATTTATATCTGGATTATGTTTTTATACAATTTATATATTAATTACTTTTTTATTAGTTGGATCTATAGGATTGTATATTTGTAAAGTTGCGCAAGCAAATGTATTACCAGACAATTTAAAATATTTACCTTTTGGCGACAAATACAAGGAAATTCCAGAAATACCAATTAATACAAATATTATAAAAGTATTTGGATTGATGGGTTTTGGTAGAATTTTAGGTCAAAAACCATTAAAAGAAGAGTCAACTAAAATTGTTTTTAATAATAAAGAAATTTCGGAAGGATATCAAAATGGTATCATTGGATTAATTACCTCTTTAAAAACAAATCCAGAACGAGCTAGTTTTTTTGGTTTATATGTAAGTGACTTTTTATCTTCTATTATAACAACTAATAATTGGATAATAAATAATGTGTTTGGTGTTATTAACCAATATTGTTCAGAAACTTTTATTCTTATCTTTTTTCCATTATTTATACTTTTTTTAATTATATTTATGATAATTACAAACATAGTTCTTTGTTTTTTCTATCAAATAAAAAACTTTTCAGATTTTTTTATGAATAAAAATATAAAAAATAATACAGTCACTTGGTCAGAACCATTTACTTATTTACGACCATGGAGAGCATTTTTATTATTATTATATTGTTTCTTTTTGTTTTTCCCAATTATAGGATTTATTCCATTTTTAACAGCTTTTTATTCTATTTTTTCTCCTTTGGGATTAAATGCAAACATTTACGAAACCAATAAAAAAATGACTTTTACAACTTTTATAAGAGACGTTGCAATGTATAAAAGTCAATTTTTTTTAATATTATTTACATTTGGATTATTATCTCAGTCATCTAGTTATTTAGGTACTCAGGGATTTATTGGATGTTTAGTAGGAATATTAATTGTTAACTTTATTTTACATTTATATAATCCTTTTACATCAAATAGTGAAAATTCAACTGTAACACCAGGGTTAGTTTCAAGTGAACAATCAAAAATAAAATCTACTATGAAAGGAGGAAATAAAAAGAAGTAATAAACATATAAAAAATAAAAACTATTTTTATTAATATTAATATTAATATTAATATCCTAATAAAAATAAACTATTTAAATATTAACATTTATTATTTATTATTTATATGAACTCATATCCTTTTGTAAGTATTTGTACTCCAACATTTAATAGGCGACCTTTTTTTCCTTATTTATTTCAATGTTTTATAAACCAAACCTATCCACTAAATAGAATGGAATGGATAATAGTTGATGATGGTACAGATAAAGTAGAAGATTTAATTGAAGAATTAAAACAAAAACACGATTTACCACAAATAAAATATATTTATAGCAATGAAAGAATGTTATTAGGTAAAAAAAGAGATTATATGCATTCATTATGTTCAGGAGAAATCATTATTTATATGGATGATGATGATTATTATCCACCAGAACGGGTATCTCATGCTGTAGAAACATTAGAAAATAACAAAGATTTTTTAATTGCAGGTTCCAGTGAAATGCATATTTACTTTAAGAAACAAAATAAAATTTATCAATTTGGTCCTTATAAACCAAATCATTCTACTGCTGCCACGTTTGCATTTAGAAAAAAATTATTATTAGAAACATCTTATGATGAAAATGCTGCATTGGCGGAAGAAACTAAATTCTTGAAAAATTATACAATTCCTCTTATACAATTGGATATAACAAAAACAATTTTAGTTTTTGCACATTGTCATAATTCATTTGATAAAAATATTTTGTTAGAAAATCCTTCACAAAGTGAAATGAAAGAATCCAAGTATTCTATTGATGATTTTATTAAAAATAAAGAATTAAAAGAATTTTATATAACAAAATTATATGATAAATTAATCAACTATGAACCTGGCGATCCAAAGCATAAACCAGATGTCTTGAATCAAATAAAAAAAATCCAAGAAAATAGAGCACACAGAATGTTTGAATACCAAAAAAATATAGAAATAGAACAATTAAAAGAATATTATGAAAAGATAATTGCAGATAAAAATTATCTTATTCAAGAATTATTAAAAAAAGTAAAACAACTAACAAAGTAAAAAAATATATTATTAAACTATTTAAAGATATACGTGTTTAATAACATAAGAATATAATATGATTTACGAAGAAGACCATTTTCATCCATCAGAAAAAAATGATCTTGATGATCAATACAATAAAAATATATTAAATGATATTAAAAGTTTAGATAAAGGTTATAATAAGGTAAAAAGAAATTTAAATAAAGTATGTATGGATGGAAAATATCATAAACATATTATTATTGAATTTTATGTATCTGGAGATACAGGTAATAAAATCAGAAATGCTATAACTGGTTATAGAAGTGCTTATAAAGTTGGATCAGCTGACGAAGATGCTTTTTTTAAAGTAAAAGTGGTAAATGGAGAATGTAGAAAAGGATCTGGATCTTTATTTTATGATTCACCTGAACAATTTGAAAAACATCAATTTAGTATTTTGAGTCAAGGAGTAAAAGAAGAATGGTATAAGAAACAAATAAGAAATAAAATCCAGATTGAATTTTAATTAAAAGGTAAAATGTAAATATACATACTTATCGTCTATTTTTTCTTTTTGATTTATTTCGTTTTGAAATACTTTTTTTTGAAATACTTTTTTTAGATTTAGTTTTTCTTTTATTTTTTTTGGTTTTCTTTCTTCTTCTTCCACCTAATTCTACAAATTGACCATAATCTTCATCTTTATTTGCATCTTCTCCAATTTTTGTTTTATAAGTTTGATTCTGTGTTACAGTAACTGGTTGTCTAGGACCTAAAGAACGTAATATAATATTTTTTTCTAAACCTGTTGGAGGAGTATGGACAAGTGGATTATAATATTCATGATTTACTTTTGTTAGAGGTGGTTGGGCTGCCAATCTATTTTTTGCATAAGACATTATATAATAATATTTTATTATATAATTTTTATTTATTAAATAAAAATTATTACTTAATTTTATTATATATCATTTAATTCGTTGATTTTGTCTAAAGATGTTACAGAAATATCATCTATATCAACTGCATCTTCTTTTGTATATTTTTCAATATATCTATAAATACGATTAATATCTAGCTTGGAAATTTCATAATTTTCAAATAAAGTCAAAATTTCTATATCTGTATATTTATTTTTAACATGTAAAAAAAATGTAAATAAATCTTTTTTATCCATTCCTAATTGTTGACATAAATTTTGAATAAACAACGAATTATTATATTCTGTAGAATATTTTGTTAGAACTTTTGTAAATCTAACTTCAGTTGGATTATATTTTATATTTTTAGTAAATGTATCATGGTATAATTTATTATTTTTAAAAGTTTTTATTAATGAACTCATTTCATTAAATTGCCAAATTTGTTTTTGAAATGTAATTCTATCAATATAATCGGCAAAACACATATTGTTTAAAATATTTAAATAAAAAGGAATAACTTCTTCTTTTTTCATTTTATTAAAAACATCAATAATATTTTCATGCCATAATAATCCAACAATAGTTCTGTCTGTTTCATTCATTATATTTAAATGATCTTCTAAAGAATAACAATTATTAATTAATTTTTTAGTAATTTTTCGTGTATCGTCATTATAAGACTTGACATGAAATATTTCTTGTATATTAGTAAATGTTAAAATATCGGAATTACTATAAATATCATAAATACATTTTAACTTTCTTAAATCTCCTTGAATAAAATTTATTATTTCATTTTCCATTTGTAAATCAATATTTGGTATCTTAAGTTCATGCAACATTATTTTAATATCACTTTTTATTGGCGTTTTTAATTCAATGACATGACATACCTTCATTAATTCTTTTATTTTTTTATCCATATGATAATTTCCTATACATATAATAGGATTCAATGTAATTTCTTCTAATCTTTGTTTTTTTGTTTTTTTTGGTCTTATTATTTTGATTAATGAATTGATTCCTCCTTTATCTCCATTATTCATTCCATCAATTTCATCCATTACAATTGCAATTCTTTTTATCTTTTTTTGAAATAGACTCATAATATTTTTATCCGACATATTATGCTTTGTTATTGTATCTATAATAGATTTATTTCTTATATCTCCTGCATCATATTTTATAACATCATAATTTAATTCTTTCAATATATTGATAATAAATGATGTTTTGCCGGATCCTGGATCACCGTATATATAAATTCCTTTTTTTGTAATAGGATTATGTTTATTTTCTTCAAAATGTTTTAAAATATCTTTTATTTGAGTAGCGTGTTTTTCTCTATTTAATATTTGATTCACATTTAATGTTTCCATCGTTTATTAATTAGTATATTCTTTTTTTTAAATTCATTTTTACCTATTCCTACAAAACTATCCAATATATTTTTACAATTGTTTGCATTATTTTCAATTATAAAATAATTGATGAATGATACATAATCATAACAAATAATATTTTTATATTGATATTTTTTTATTTTATACCATTTATTTAAATTTTCTTTAATAATTATTTGAAAAACAAAACTATTATCGTTACGAATAATATATCTAGTATAATTTTCTATATTATTTATTTTTAAAAGTGTATGATATGCAAAGTAATAATTTGTATTTAAAAATACCAAACGATGGTATGGTATATATGTAAATATAATAGTAATTAATTCATTCGGAATTATTTTTTCTATTATTTTTAAATCTATTTTAAAATCCATTTTATATAAATTATAATATAAAATGTATTAATTTTTTTTATTATTATTAGGAGGTATACATGGATTAACAACTCCAGATGTTATACCATCCCAGGTAACACCACATCCTTTAGCCCATGTAAATTTTGAACAATTACTATTAGAACCTGAAAATGTTGATCCAGTAAAATCCATCGTATTTTGATTGTTACTTGTTGGAATATTACATGTTCCTAAACTTTGTTTATTTAAACACTGGTTACCAGTACCTGATAAATCTACCCAATAATCAGGACATCCTCCTATAATTGGTGGCCAATTTTGTTTACTTTTTGATTTTGCTAAAGATACTCCTATAAATATTAATGCAATAATCAATAAAATAATAGCAATAGCTAAAACTATTTTTTGAAAATTCCAATCCATTTGTATAAAATAAATATATATATTTTTTCTATTGGAGTATTATATATTCTATATAATGAAAAGTTCTAATGGAAGAGTAGATATTATAAATAAAGAAGGACCTGACCTTTGTAATTTATTTGCAATGTATGATAAAATACCAGCTAATCAATGTAGTACTTTTAGAGAACCAACTTTAGGTGTTTGGGATGAAAATGATTTATCTAAAACATTTTTTTCTGAAAGTAATATTAAAATTATTCAAAATGGAATACGTGCAGGAGTTTATAAAGCATCTAATGGACAATATACCATTGGAGAACAAGATTGTGATTCGCTTAAAATAATAATGAGAAGTATTTACTTGCAACATGCCGCCAATCAAGAAAATAATATTAAAGGTCAAATAATGGAATTAAATAAAATGGTATTAGAATATTGTGTACATCAAGTTTACAGTGAAGCACAAGGTTATGTTAAATATTTAAGAGATGTTAGTACACTTGCAGTTCCATTAGCTCATCCGATTCAAGCAACCCAATTTGATCGTAAAGATTTTAAATTAAAACCATGGTTCTAAATCAATATTTTTGTTTTTTATAAAAAAGGTATCTATATATTATATAAATAATTCATGAAAAATAAAAAAACATATTCATATTTATTTAATATTTTTTTAATACTTATTTTTATTATTATTGTTACTTTTATTTATTTATTATTTAATAATAATATTCAAAAAAACAGTAACAATAATACAAATATAACAACAAAATTTCCAAAAAAAAGTATTGAAATTGTTATATCTAGATATAATGAAGATTTATCATGGACTACAGAAAAGCCTTTTAATAAATACAAATATATCGTTTATAATAAAGGTGATAATGAAAATTATAACAAGACTAATGTTTTAAGAAGTTATAATATCAAAAATCAAGGTAAATGTGATCATACTTATTTATATCATATTGTTCATAACTACCACAATTTATCTGAAATAGTTGTATTCTTACCAGGATGTTTAGATGTATATTTCAAATATAGTAAAGCAATAATATTGATTGAATCAATAGAGAAATATAATGAAGCATTTTTTATTGTAGATTATGAATCTAGTACAAATATATTGGATGAATATTACTATTTCAAAGTTGATGATTATAAATCAATGTCCCAATCAAATCTAGAAAAAAATTCAGATATAAAGTTTCGTAAAAGTAAAGTCAGACCTTTTGGAAAATGGTACACAGAAAATTTTGATTATGATATCAAAAATATTTCTTTATTCGGTATTTTTTCTGTAAACAAAAAAGACATATATAATCATGATAAATCTTATTATTATAAACACATGCAGAGTTTTGAAGGAGCTAAAAATGATGAGTTAAGTCATTATTACGAAAAAGCATGGGAAGCTGTTTTATATCCATTAAAGAATACTTATTTACTAAAATATACAAATAGTTTTACAAATGTATCTTCTAAAGTAATTATTAATTATATCAAATATTATAAAAATAAATATTCTATGGATTTAAGTGGTTCTCCATTAACTGGACCTATTCTTTGGAATTTTATTTATTTTATTAATAAATATACTTATTTTAAATATGATATTGTAAAGGAGTAACTCATTTAATACACTCAGCATTAACCATATTATATTGTATTGTATTGTATTGTAAGGAGGGATCATAATGGAAACTAGGTTTCCCTTACTTAGTAATAATAACTTGGTGCATATTTTTCAATTGGTATATATAAATCATTTAAATATTGTATGGTTGTTAAATGATCAGTGGAATTTTGATCTCTTTTTATAATATCCAAGTTTTCTTTTAATTGTTCTATAGATGATGCACCAATAATTATCTTATCATTGTTTCTCAATTTTGAATAACTCTTTAACCATTTAAATGAATATTGTAAACATTTTTCCTTTTTAAATTGAAAAAAATGACTATTTAAATGTTGCATTATTTGAGGTTTCCAAAAAATATTTATATATGTTTCATTATTTCTGAATCTTGATAATGGAATATTATTACTAGATTTAACTTCTTTATATTTTCCAGATAATAATCCACCTGCTAATGGATTATAAGCCCAAAATTCAATATTATGTTTATTTAAGATTGGAAATATTTCTTCTACATTTCTTGCAACTAGATTATACATTCCTTGATAATACTTAGGAAAGCTATACCCATTGTTTTCACAAATTTTTAAAATACTTATTAGTTGATCTTCTGAATAATTAGATATCCCCAAATAATCAAACTTTTCTTTTCTTTGTAACGTAGCACATACTTCTAATGTTTCTTCTAATGTAGTTTCATAATCTGGACAATGTAAAAATAAAATATCTACTTTTGATAATTTTAGATTACTTAGAGAAGTAGAAAATTGTCTTTCCAAATTATCTTTATTTAACTGTCCATATTTATTCAAAGAAAAATTATTATTTAACCATGGATTAACCTTTGTTGCAATTTTTGGTAATAAATATAAATGTGGTATGATGGTTCCTAATACTTGTTCACAAGTTGTATTGCCATAATAATATGCTGTATCCAAAACTGCATTATCTCCTACATAGTTTATATAGGTATTGATCATTTCTGTGTAATATTCTTCTGAATTATGTGGATTAGAAGAATAAGGATAATGTATATTCATAGTTCCCAAAATGATATTAGAAATTTTATCCGTCATTTTTAAAATATATATATTAAAACCTTAATGTATTTTTATATTATTTATATTTAATTATGTATAAATAATATAAATAATATAAAAATGTGTTTTAGCGCATCTGTTTCTTTAATTACATTTCTTATAGGAATATCTGGTTCTAGTCTACTTATTACTAATGGAAATCAAAAATATACAAAAGAAAATATAGTATTTGGAATATTTTGTATATCTATTGCATTCATTCAATTAATGGATTTCTTTTTTTGGACAGACTTAAATAATAAACGCGGAATAAATCACTTATTAACACTACTAGGTCCATTAATAAATACTGGACAACCAGTTATTTTATATTTAATAAAATATTTATATTTCAATCCAAAGATAAGTCTAGGTTATAATTTAAACTCCTTTTATGCATTATTAAATATATTATATATAATCTATTTATTTAATTTATATTTTAATTTTGTTAGTAAAGGTAATCTAACAACATCTACTAAATACGGACATTTATATTGGCCGTGGATAGAATTTAGTAATCCAATATTTTATGTAATATTATTAGCATTAAATATGTTTTATTTAACAAATTTTACATATTCATTGATGGTTTTTTTCATAACTTATTTTTGTTTATTATTAAGTTTTTGTTTTTTTTATAATAATCTTGGCGAATTGTGGTGTTTTTTTGGCGCATTTATTCCTATTATTTTATTATTTGGATCTTATTATTTGTAAATATAAAATATTAAATATAAAATATTAAATAGGCGCATTTCCATCATTATAATAAAACCACCAGCTATCATATAAATGAATAAAAGCAATGAAAATTAATCCGTATTGTATATATTTGTAAGAGTGTAATAAAAAAAATGCTATATATAGTAAAAATAAAAAGCAAAATAAATGATAAGAAAATTTAATTTTACTAAAAAAATTCATATATATTATATAAATGTATTTTTTAGTAAAATAATTTTTATATAAAGTTTATATATAATGAAAAAAACAAGGACAAGATCAAAATCAAGACTACATACAAAAATACATACAAAAAGACATAAGAAAATGAATAAAACAAAAAAAAATAAACAATCAACCAAAAGAAAATTTATAAATCCAACTTATCTTTATAGATATTATAATGCAAATGCACCGATATAATGTAATGTAATAAAAATTAAATAGGATAAGATAAAATAAAATAAAATAAAATAAAATAAAGATTATATATTCAATATGTATAAATAATGCAAATTAATTCTATATCTGATTTTATTACATATTTATTATCTTTGTTTATTCCTGAAGTTAAAAAAGATTGGGAAATAACATCTACTCTTGAAGAAAAATTAAATTTTGATAATGGTAATGATAATGAATACTTTTTTATAAATAAAAATTTTATTCCTTTAGCAGAAAGACATTAAAATCAAAGACATAAATGTATTTTATTCACCATAAAGAATATAATTTTTTGATTTTTCATAAATGATATTAAAGACATTTTTTTTCTCTTGACATATATCACAAAAAACCATACTTAATAATATTCTGCGTTCATTTTCTTTTATAGCAGTTGATTTATGTAATATCTCTGATCCTTTAAAAATAATTAAACTATTTTCATTCATTTTTAAGTTATGAATTTGTCCATTTGAATTATATTGAAATAAATTATCGGATAAATCATCATGTGATGCATTTTCATTTACAATAGTAAATAATACAACATATCTATCGCCATAATAATTTGAATAATCTAAATGCCAATCAATATGATCACCTTTATTTGTATACATTAATAATGAACATGCGTTTGGATCTCCGAGTGATATTCTTTGTACAGGCTTTTTTAATATATTACCTAATATACTTAATATTTCATTAGAGTAATAAATTTCTAAAATACCATTATACTTTTCTTTATGTAAATTAAAAAAATTAATTCCACTTGCTTTTCTTAGTAAAAAATCACGTGATTCATATTTTTCATTATTGAATTGATTACGAATATATTTAAAATATTGGTTTTGTAAAAAATCATTCACTATTATAATTTCATTTGAATTAGAAATAGTATAGTTATTATTTATAATAGAAGAATATTTCTCTTTATGTTTTTCAAGTTTATATTGTATATTATTTAAAAAATATTGCACAATTATATTCTTCTCAAAAACATAAAAAAAAATAATAACTAATAAAAAACACAATAAAAAAATACTTGTTATTAATAAATATATATTAGTATTTGTATTTGTATTTGTATTTGTATTCATATTTTTAATAGACATATATTAACTAGTTATTATTTTATAAACAAATTATTTATAAAGTAAAATATTATTTTTTCTTTACGATTTTCACTACATGTTTTTTCATTGGTTTTTGTTTTTCATCTTTAAGTAACAACTCTCTTTCTTCCACATATTCCAAATATACTTTTTCTAACTCATTTAATTCTTTCAACCAAATATCTCCTATTTTTGTATTTTTAATTTCATCTAATTCTAATACTTTTTCTTTATGTTCTTTTTGTAATTTACTTACATTTTCTTCTGATACACTATCCATTGACATTTTCAATAAATATTTATAATCTTCGTCATCTTCAATGACTGTATAATTCTTCTCTTTTAAAATACTTATTATTAAAGGTTTTGCCTTTTTTCTTAAATCAATTGTTCCTTCTAATACTTCTTCAATATATCGTGACTTATTTTCAAGAATTTGTAATTCTTTTTCTAATGCATTTACAATATATTCTTTTCTTATTTTATAATATTCTAATCTTACATCAAAATAATCATCTATAATTTCACAAACATTATTGTATTTTTTCAATTTATCTTCTGCATTAAACAAATTCATATTTGTTAAAGAATTGGTACTATAAAGTTTCAATACCTTTTCAACTCCATTACATTCATAATCTCCTTTTGAATTCAATAATTCATCTAATTTACCTTTTTGAAATATAATAGTAAAGTCAACATTGGTATCTTTACTCATATCATCATAATCTTTAACAATTGGCGTAATTTTCTTTCCTTCTTTATCAGATGATTCTTGTAAATTTTCTAAATGTTCTTTGAAATCTTGTGTCCAGTGTCCAACTGGTAGTTCTGTTACACGAATTTTATCCGGACCAATAACTTCATATATTCCTTTGAATAAAAATTTGGTTTCTGATATTTTAACTATTTGACCTTTAAATCCTTCATAATAAGGAACAAAGGTTGTTAATTCATTGGTTAAGTTATTCAACTTATTTTTCAAATACTGTATAATATCTTTTGGATTATAACACATAATATCTGTACTAAATCCTGTTCCAATTCCTTTGGAACCGTTTACTAATACCATTGGAATAATTGGAACATAAAATATTGGTTCTACTGGATATCCATCATCTTTTAAATATTTTAAAATATTGTCATCTGCTTCTGGATATAAATATCTTGTAATTTTATTTAGTCTTGTAAAAATATATCTTTCAGAAGCACTATCTTTTCCACCTTGTAATCTAGTACCAAATTGTCCGGATGGTTCAAGTAAATTTATATTATTAGATCCAACAAAATTTTGAGCCATACCAACAATTGCTTGATTTAAACTAGCTTCTCCATGATGATAACATGATTGTTCAGATACATAACCAGTAAATTGTGCAACTTTAATTTCTGTTTTTAAATTTTTTTTAAATGCTGAAAACAATATTTTACGTAAACTAATTTTAAGACCATCCATTAAATTTGGGATACTTCGGTCACAGTCATATTTTGAAAAATGAATAAATTCTTTGTGAATAAATTCTTCATAATCTATTAAGGCACTTGAAGTATCTAAATAAGAAGTACGATCATACTTTTCTAACCAATCTTTACGGTCATCTGCACGCTTTTTATTAAAAATCATATCAATAGTATCATCACTAACTGTACCAGTATGTTTAAATGCAACTAGTTTTTTTTCTTGAAAATATTCTTTGAATTCTTTTCCAGTACTAGTACCTAAACCTTTATAATATTTAATTTTCCATCCATTTTCTCCATTATTATTTTCATTTTTCCATTTTTCATATTCACCTTCATTGTAAAACATCTTTTCATGGTTTGCTTTTCTTGCTTTTAAAATAGGTGTATTCATAAACCCAATAAATCCTTCAATTCTTGTCAAACTTGGCCATTCACATTGAAATAAATTAATACATAAACCTTTAATATGACTTCCGTCCAAATCTTGATCTGTTAAAAATAATATTTTACTATATCTTAGATTTTTATGTATATCATTTAAATCAGTATATTCTTTTCCTGATTCTAAACCTAGAATCTTTTTTATTTCCGCAATTTCTTTATTTTCATTTATTTTTTTAACTAATTCTCCTCTTACATTCATTACTTTACCTTTCAAAGGATACACACCAATAATATTTCTATCTTCTGATGATAATCCTGAAATAATACCTGCTTTAGCTGAATCTCCCTCACAAAAGATAATAGAACATTCTTTAGATCTTTCTGTACCTGCATAATTTGCATCTGTTAACTTTGGAATTCCACGGATATTTTTAGATTTAATACCATCGGTTTTTTTAGATGCTTTATTTTCCTTTACTTCAGTTAAAGCACATGCCGCATCCATTACACCCATTTTTGCAACCTTTTCAATAAATTTATCACTTACATTACAAGATGAACCAAATTTGCTTGAAGGAGTATTCATAAAATCTTTTGTCTGACTATCAAAAGCAGGATTTTCAATATCACATCTTAAAAATAAAATTAATTGTTCTTTAATACTATTTGCATTTACTTTTACTTTTTTCTTTTTTTCAATAAATTCTCCTAATTTTCTAGTAATTTGACCTAGAATATATTCCACATGTTTTCCACCTTTTGCAGTATAAATTCCATTGACAAAAGAGATTTGATTAAATTCATGATTAGGGGATAATGCTACTGCAAATTCCCATCTTTCATTTGCTTCTTCATATACTCTTTTTTCAGAACCAATATATAAATCAATGTATTGGTGAAAAGTTTTAACAGGAATTAATTGAGAATTATATTTAACTTTAATAGTTTTATCTGTTACTGCTCCTATATCATATACTCTTTTTTTCAATAAAGCAATAATATCAGGAGTTAATCCATTAATTCCTAATCTATTATAATCTGGTTTGAATGTAATTTTTGTATATGGTTTTGTTTTGCATTTAGTAATATGAGGTTTTTCAATAATATCCAAATTATTTTTAAATTCTTGACAATATTTTAAACCGCGAACATGATCTATTGTTTCAATAGAACCATATGTAGACCATATCAAAACTAATTTGAATCCAAATCCATTTTTACCACCTACAATTTTTTTTTCAGTTTTATCATAATTAGTAGAAGTACGTAAGTGTCCAAAAATCAATTCCGGAATCCAAATTTTATATTCTGGATGCTCTGCTACATCAATTCCATTACCATCATTCATCATTGTAATAGTTCCATCTTCTGAAATACTTATATCAATATAGGAAACAGGTAATGTATTTTCAGTCTTATTCAAAAGAGCTTGTTGCATACGAATTACATGATCGCGACAATTTACAATTCCTTCATCAAATAATTTAAATAATCCAGGTATATACTTTATATTTTTTTGAATAATACTTTCATTTGTCTCATTTAATATCCACATATCAGAATCAACATTTTCAACAGATCCAATATATGTATCAGGATTATCTAAAATATGTTGTTTATCTGTTTTTTGTTGATATTTATTGGTTAATTCAGTATTAGTATTAGTTGCCATGTTATCTATAGTTAAATACAATATAACGTTTAAATATATTTCAATTTTATTTATAAAGTAATAAATAAAATTATATGATAAATATATGTCTAGAATATCCTTTATTCCAGGGTCTACTTTAAAAACTAATAATACATATCTTATTTATAAAAAATATGAATCATGTAGATGCATACAACCATATTATTCAAAAAATAAAACAGGATATAATAATCCTCAACAAACAACTAATATGAGAATTTCGCAATCTGTAAACAATAATTTAGGAGGAAGAACTACATTTGGTAATTTAGGGACTCCTTTAATAGTCAATTATTTAGGAAGAGTAGAAGGACAACCAGGAGGAAGTTTACAAGCCTTAAGAAACAAATTTTAAAATACTTTTAATTATAAAATAAAATATAATTTGCGTTTCAAATATATTTATAACATAATAATTAATCCTTTATTTTTTTTCTTATTTTATAATATATGACTCGTTACAGTAAAAAAAACGGCAAATATAATATTGCTGGTTCTAATTATGAAATGTTATCTGGAACTCGTGCTCAAGTTTGGCACGGAACTGCATACAAAACTTCTGGTGGATTAACAAAAAAAAACTTGTTTCAAAATAAAAATGGTAGAATTGTATCTAAAGCTAAACATGCATCTGCAAAAAGAGAAAATAGATTAATAAAAAATGGTTATGGAACCAAAAAAGGTCATTTTGGATTCGTTAAATTAAATGGTACTTCTAAGAAAGGAAGAAGTAAAAAAATGAGAGGTGGTCAAGCATATGGAAATTCTTTTAGTCCCGCATCGTTCTCTGGAAGCGGAATTGATGGGCAAGGTCTAACTAATTACGGTAACAGTTCTATTGGAGTTCAACTAGCTGCAGGAATGGCTGGAGGTAGAAGAAGACGTAGAATGAGAGGTGGAAAAGGATATGCATTAACACCTGCTTCTATATCTGGAAGCGGAATTGATGGTCAAGGAATAACTAACTATGGTCATAGTTCAATAGATGTTCAAATGGCAGCTGGTATGGCTGGTGGTAGAAGAAGACGTAGAGGTAGTAAACGTAGAGGTAGTAAACGTAGAGGTAGTAGAAGTAGAAGAATGAGAGGTGGAACCAATGATAAACATTTACTTCCACCATTACCACAACAATCACCATTAGTTACAGCACTTGGGGCTTCATAAATAAAATTTATATTTTTAAGAATAAATCCAATCATAAGAAATAAACTTTTCAAATTGCAAGTATTCACTTAAAAAAATTTCAATATACTTTTCAAAATAATGTTTACTTACTATAAGCGAGTTAACTTTATTTACATACATATCATTTATGCAATAACTACGATATTGTTCATATAATTCATCAAATGAAATCAAAATATTAACATTATTTTCATTATTGTTAGATTTAGTTTTTAAAATTTCTTTGTAATTTTCTAATGATAATTGAATATCTTTACACTTATCCCATAAAATACATTTTATATTTGAAATATATTTATCATCTGTAATCATTATATTTGGATAAAAAAAATGTCTTATAATTTTAATCATATCTTCTTCATTCATATTAATAGTATTTACTGATTTAAATAATGTAATAAGTTCATCAATTTCATATTCATTAAATGTATTATTTTTATTCTCAATTGAATCTGGATTCAGATCTTGAAAAACAATGTAGGATTGCCAAAATTGCAAAAAGTTACTAATTTGAGGTAAATATTTACTTGTAATATTTATAAATAAATCATTATCTTCTTTATATTGTAATTTTAATTTTAAAATTTCTTTTAAATTATTAGAATAGATCATATTTGGCACATGGATATTAGATAAATATAATTTCCATATATAATGCATATTTTTCCATGAAATAGAAAGTGTTTTTTCATTAACAATAGTATTATCATTAGACATTACAAAACATTCTAAAATAAAATTATCAATAATTTCTTCTTGAGAAGTATTTGATAAAAATAAAACATGATTCTTCAACTCTTTATCTTCTTTAATAACATTTAAAAAATTTTCTGCACTATTATATCTTTCCGAATAATGACATGCAACACATAACAAATCCATTCCTAATTTATTTAACATGTCTTTTACTAAACCGTTTGATATTTGAATATCATTATTTTTAATTAAGCGATAATTAGATAAATTATGCGTTTCATGATGTTTGGATAAAAAGTTATGAGTTATAGATGACCCGAATGTAATAGATGCAATTTCATCAATTAATTGTAAAAATATTTTAATATTAGATTTTATAAAATAAATACAATTTACACTTTTTTTTAGTAAATTATCTCCAAGTATTGTCAAAAAATATTTAGCAGCATTTTTACTTCCAAAAAGAGTAGTTTGTAAAAAACCCAATATATTTTGAATAGTATATGTTTCTGGAATTGACTTGAATAAATGTCTATCTTTAATTAATTTTATTATATGCAATTTTGTTTTATGTTTCCATTGCATTAACTTTCCTTGTTCTGTAATAGTTGTTAATAAATTATATTGTATATCATCTTCTTTAATTATTTTATATGTTTTATTATCATAATTATAAAAACAATTATTATTTGGTAAGTAATAATATTTATGTTTACTTAAAAAAACATTGCAAAATATATCATACTCCATTGTTAGTTCATTTGTACGATTTAATCTTTTTTCATAATTATTCAAATCATTTGTAATATTCAAAGATAAATTATTTACATAATATTGAAGTCTATTTAATGCATAAGGATTTTCGTGATATTGATTATATAAATTTTCTACTATCGTTTTTAGATCATCCATTATAAAAATGAAAATAGTGTCTTTAATAGCTTTTTATAATTTAACATATATTATTTAATATATATAATTTATATAATTTATAGTTATGAAAAGAAAAATGCAAAAATCCAAGAAAAGTTATAAAAAGTCAAAAGTATTTACACCTTTTTTCGTTTAAAACGCCTATTTATATCTTTATATCTTTATATATTATAATGGGTTGCGATTATTACATTCACGTTTATCTAGAAATACATCATATAAACGGAATATCTTATTATGAACTTCCTACTATTCGTGGATATTACTGCGATTTAGAATGTGGAGTTATTGATAGCGATGATGATGAAAATGATCATTATTATAATTCAATAGAATACATAACATTGTATAAAAATATGAAAAAAATATGCTTAACACCACGGAAACCAGTTGTTATTTATAATAATAACTCATTCATATCGCAAAAACTTGAGATGAAATACTTACCATTTATTCAAAATAAAATAAACAAACAATATGTGGAAAAATATATTCATTATCGTTATAAAGATACAGGAAAGTTTAAAAGAATAGATGAAGTAATAAAGATTATAAAAAAAGAAGAACGTTATGCACCTTTTGAAGATAATTAAATTAAATTTATAGCAAAATAATGATTGTAATAAATATTCATAATGGGCGTTTTAAATGAGAAAAGGTGTAAAAGTAAAACTAAAAGTAGGAGTAAAAAAACAAAGACAATGAAAAAATATAAGAAAGGTGGTGGTCAAAATGATTGTTGTATGTGTAATAACCCGACAAAAGATTCAATGATGACTCCAAATGAATGTTTAATGAAATATGGTAAATACCGATCTCATAAAATATGTGGGGATTGTTGGTGGAATAAGTTTGCAAAAGAAGGAATAAGTCATAAGTGTCCTGGATGTCAATCTGGAAAACCATTAAATGAAAATACAAATAATTCTCAACAAAATAAAAATACAATAATTGATCTAACAAATGATAATGATGATTAGATTAAATATATTTTCTTTGTCTTTTTTTAGATTTATTCCTTCTTTGTTTTTGTCTTTTTTTAGATTTATTCCTTTTTCCTCTTTTTCTAGATCTTCTTTCTCTTTTACCTCCTACAAAATTAAAATTAGGATTACCAGTAATTTTTCTTATTTCTCTTAAATAATTTTTCATTTTTTGTTTAGATTCTTCATCTAATAAGTTATACATATTTTCTATCATATCCACATCTAAAAGATCTGTGTAACTTTTTTCACTCCATCCTAACTCAAATATATAGTTTTTTAAGCGTGGATTTTTATTTGATTCTGTACTTATAAATTTATATAAATTATGGTATTTTATATCAATACTATCTTCTTCTTCTTCTGTTAAAGATTCTTCATTAAATATTTTATAATTTTCCATATATATAATATAATTAAAATAAATCATTTATTACGTTAAATTTATAATTATTAAATATTAGATGTATAATATGATGAACAATTTAGAATTATTACAAGTTTATAATTTTAATAAAAAATGTAGATGTGGTACAAATAGAGATGGTGGTTATGTATTGGCAGAGTTAGATGGAGAATATGATTGTTATATTTCTGCTGGTGTATCAGAAGAAGAAAGTTTTTCACGAGATTTTATAAATAAATATAATATAAAAAAAGAAAATAGTTATGCATTTGATGCATCTATCAATGATTATCCATATCACTATACAGAAAATATACAATTTATAAAAAAATATATTAATAATGTAAATGATGAAAATAATACTAATTTATCTTTTATAACTGATAAATGTAATAATATTTTTTTAAAAATGGATATAGAAGGTGGAGAATATTCTTGGTTATTACAAATAGATGAAGATATTTTAAATAAATTTAAACAAATTGTTATTGAATTTCATGGAATTACTAATGATGGTTGGAATTTCAGCTATAATGATAAAATTAAGTGTTTAGAAAAATTATCAAAAACACATTATATCGTACATGCTCATGGTAATAATTATGCACCATTAAATAATAATATTCCTGATGTTATTGAATTAACTTATGTAAATAAACAATATTTTGATTTAGTCCCTGAGTTAAATACAACTCCTTTACCTATTGTAAACTTAGATTTTCCAAATTGGGGTAGTAATGATATTAATTTAAACTTTTATCCTTTTGTTAATGAAGTTATAAATATTGTTAATGAAGATATAAATATTGTTAACGAAGAAATAAATATTGTTAATGAGGAAATAAATATTGTTAATGAGGAAATAAATATTGTTAATGAGGAAATAAATATTGTTAACGAAGACATAAATATTGTTAATGAGGAAATAAATATTGTTAATGAAGATATAAACAATGATAAAAATATTATTTAAATATTATAATTAATATTATAATAATTATGCCAAGAATAATTCTTGTTTATGGTTTTGAAAACGAAGAGAAAATTTATGATAAAAAAGATGCAATTTTATGTAAATCTTTCAACAAAGATAATATTGTATATGCTTGTCCTTTTATAATTGAAGATCAAAATATTTACCATATTTTAGAACAAAAAACGTATTTTGAAAAACATCATCAAGATTTAATAAATCAAATAAATACATTAGCAAAACGTAGAGGTGAAAAAGCTTGTTGGAAATTAGCATTTTATTCTGAGGATCAGAAATTTAAAGGAATTGGATATGAAAGCGATGGTGATGAAAATGGAGATGGAAGATAGAAAATTTATATAAATTAAATATATTATATTTATATAAATACAAATGCATTTAAAAGTACCAATACGTTATTTGCCAAAAAAACTTACAACAAAAGATAAGAAAAAACAATACAATATGTTAATGAAATCAAGAAAGTTATATCATAATAAAAAATATTTTTCAAGAAAACCTTTAAAAAGTTTTCATTCTAAAACATCCAAACATATTACTAATGCAAAAAAAATATATAAAGTAAATGCTATTGGTGCTACAAATGAATTAAGTAAAAAAACGGGATGTTCAAAATCATCATTACAAAAAATTATTAGTAAAGGCGAAGGTGCATATTTTTCATCTGGGTCTAGACCTAATCAAACTGGACAATCATGGGGAATAGCGCGTCTTGCAAGTTCTATTACTTCTGGGAAAGCAGCCGCAGTAGATTTTACTATATTAGAAAATGGATGTAAACCAAATAGTAAAGCTTTAAAACTTGCAAAAATTGCAAAAAAAAAATATGGCTATGGAAAACATAAAGTTCCAAAAATATAATTATATACTTTTTATGAATGAATATACTCTGAATCAAATCCACCAGTAAAATGAGTAAAATAATTATGGTCTATAAAATTACGTATATATAATTTTTTGCAATCTTCATTTAAATTTCCAAAATTTGGATACATTATTTCTTTCCAAAAAAACCAAATTCTATTAAATCTTTCATCTAGCCAATAAATTAAATCATTATCCATAACAAAACTTGAAATAATACTTTGATCATCTTGATGATAATTTCTATAATTAGCAATATTATTTTTATATAAATCTAAAAATAGTTTTGCATGAAATTTTGGTTGATAAATAATTAAACCAGCATTAATGTGGTCATTGTAATTTTTATGTTCTCCTGATAAAGCATACCAATCTCTACCTGTTTTTTCATATCCCATTTTTTGCTGTATCTTTTCTCTCCATTCATAATTGCCAAAATATTTTCTTTCATTTATAGCAGCAACTTTTCCTTCTGGAATTTCATTTAAAGGTAAAGGTGGAGAATTTGGATTAATATATATATCCGAATCAATAGATATTATATAATCATAATCTTGGAATTTATCTGGAATTAATAATCTTTGCCAGAAAAATTTTTTACTATCCATTTGTTCTTCAAAATGAATAAATTCAGATAATATGATTAATTCATAATTATATTTACTACAATAATCTAACAAATTTTGTTTAAATACAGTTTCAAAATTTTTAATATATTTTTCTCCAATTAAAAATACAACTAATCCAACTTTCATTTTGATAATTATAACTATATAATAATTATATATTTAAGTATTTTAAAGTTTAATTAGTATACTAATATATTGTCATTATTTGTATGTTAATCCTCGCTAAGAATTGTAAACATTTCTTTAATTAATTCATCTCTATTTGTATGTTTATTGAGTTCATACCACTGTGGATGAGCATTGGTATTAGGTGCATCTACTATTCTATCCCATGGAAATTTTTCTTCCGCTTGAACTACTTCTATCTTAAGTTGATGTAAACACCATGATATCCAATTATCATCTATTTTAATACAACATTCTGGCATTGTATAATAAAATGGTTTTATACTTCTTAAATTATTTATATTAAAAATAAACCCCCCAAATCCCATAACTTCAGTATAATTTTTTCTACTTAAAAAAAAATGTGTAGTTACTTTATCAGGATTAAGTAAATATCCATCATATAAAGATTTAATAAAATTATTTCTCATTACAATATCATCATCTAATACTATAACTAGACTATTGTCGGGAATTATATCTATAGATCCAATTAACTTGGTACATGGCCCGCATATATCTGTTTCGTTTAAAATTACTCTATCATTGTATAAATATTCAGGAATTTCATATGTAAATTCTTTTATAGATAAATTAATTATCATTTTATAAAAGGGATGTGTTTGGTTAAGCAATGCATTATATACTATTTTAAAATAATCCGAAATTAGTCTTTCAGGTCTTGTTGTAAGAGATAAATATATATTCTCCATTTTATTAAAGTTATAATTATATTTAAGTTATTTTTCAGTTTGTAACTTTAATATTTATTATATTTCAAGTTTTGTAAACATTTCTCTAATAAGTTCATCTCTATTAGTATGTTTACATAACTCATACCAATCTGGATGAGGATCTGTATTTGGAATATCTAATACTTTATTCCATGGGTCTTTTTCAATTGTTTGAACTACATCTATATTTAATTTATAAAGACACCACGATATCCAATTATCGTCTATTTTAATACAACATTCTGGCATTGTATAATAATAAGGTTTTATCTTTCTTAAATTATTTATATTAAAAATATAACCTCCAAATCCCATAACCTCATAATAATTTTTAATTTTACCTAAAAAATGACTTGTTACTTTGTCAGGATTAACTAAATATGAATCATATAAAGATTGAATAAAATTATTTCTCATTACAATATCATCATCTAATACAATGACTATACTATTATCAGGAATTATATCAATGGATCCAATTAACTTTGTGCATGGACCGCATATTTCTGTTTCATTTAAAATTACTTTATCATTATATAAATAATCTGGAATTTCATATGTAAATTGTTTTATAGATAGGTTTATTATTAATTTGTAAAAAGGAAATGTTTGATTAACAAGAGAATTATATACTTTTTTAAAATGTTCAGAAACTAATCTTTCAGGTCTAGTTGTTAATGATAAATAAATAGTATCCATATTAATAAAATTTAATTTATCTTTATTATGTTTTTAAATTGTATAATATGTTTTTAAAATAATTTAATTCGTTTAAATTTAAAATAAAATAAAATAATTTCATAAGTATTTAAAGATTATAATTTTTATTAATCATAATGTCTAATAAGAATTCTAATTCTTCTACGGAAGGGAATGTGTTAACTATTAAAACGGTACAAATTGCTCCTTTTCGTACTCTAATGACTGCATTAAAAGATATTTTATTAGAAACAAATATTTCTTTTCAGCCTGATGGTATTAGAATCATTAATATGGATAAATCACACACTATTTTAGCTCATCTTTATTTAGCTGCACAAAATTTTGAATCTTATGAATGTAAAAAAGATAAAATTATTATTGGGGTCAATATGTTTCATTTGTTTAAATTGATTAACTCTATTGATAATGATGATACTTTAACTATTTATATTGAAAATGTTGATTACGTGGATGGAATTGTTTCACATTTAGCTTTGAAATTTGAAAATGGTGACATTAAGCAATGTAAAACTCAAAAACTCAGATTAATTGAACCAGAACCGGAAGAACTTGAGTATCCTGATGTGAAATTTTCGTCTATTATTAATCTCCCATCAGCTGATTTTCAAAAAATTATTCGTGATTTATCTTGTATTTCCGATAAATTAGAAATCAAATCGGTTGGTAATGAACTTATATTTAAGTGTCAAGGACAATTTGCATCCGCTGAGATTTATCGTGCGGAATCAGATGGTAGTATGGGATTTATATTGAAACAAGATTCTAGTAAAATTATCCAGGGGGAATTTTCCTTAAAGAATTTAGGATATTTTATCAAGTGCACTAATTTGTGTTCGCAAATTGAATTGTACTTGGAAAATGATTTGCCTCTGGTTGTTAAATATAATGTTGCTAGTTTGGGCGAAATAAAACTCTGCTTAGCCGCATTGCCTTCGTCATAATCGTAAATTTTTTTGTTACCTAATTTGATGTTATAAATATATCTTAAAAATATGTTAGATTTTTGTATATACGGATATTCAAATTTTAATTAAAAATTGATTTATTATTTATTACAGTAAATCAATATAAATATTATACGATATATATAGATATGCCTGCTAAATATACATACGAACAAGTCAAAGAAATCTTTACTAACAATAATTGTATTTTAAAAAGTGAAACTTATGAAAATCAAAAGAAAAAACTTGAATATATTGCATCATGTGGACATTTATATAGTAATATCTTTAAAGATTTTATAAATGGACATGGGCTAAAATGTAAGAATTGTGCGTTAGAAATACCTACTTATGAAAGTATTACTAATAAATTCTTAGAAAAAGGATGCAATATTATTATGTCAGAAGAAGAATTTAAAAATAATTATAAAAATAATAATTGTAAAATTAATTATATAGCTAGTTGTGGTCATGAAAATATTGTTAGATATAAAAATTTTGTAACTTTAAATCAAGGCATTAATTGTCCAAAATGTGCAAATCAAAATTCAGGACAAAAATTAAAAGAACTTTATTCAAAAGATAATAATTTATCTTCATTGAAACAAGAATTTAAATGCATTAATTATTTCAAAGAATTAATTGGCGATCATTTTACTACTATTAAAACATTTGATGGATGTAAAGCTGATATTGTAATTCAAAAATTTGATGTAATAGAAGATTTATGGTTAGGTATACAAGTAAAAACTACATTGAAAAAAACAGAAAGAGAACAATATTATTTTAGATTAAATAATAGTAAATATGAAAATTGTTTAATTTTATGTGTATGCGAAGAAGATAAGAAAATGTGGTTAATTCCGTATGAAGAAGTAGATGGTTTAAAAACAATTGGTATTGCCCAAAAATCTAAATATAATAAATATGAAGTATTTCTAGAAAATTTAATTGAAAAATTAGATAATTATTATGATCAATTAATTAAAACTCAATTTACAACTTTAGATACACCTACTAGTATATCTCAACAACAAGAACAAGAATATCGTAAAATAAGAGAAAGTACACTAAATTTTATAGAATTTAAAAATAATTCAATGGAAGGATTAGTGTATGATTTTACAATTAATAATAAAAAAGTCCAAGAAAAGGTTGGAACTTTTACGCATGATAATATCAATTCATATTCATTTACTTTAACAAAATATGATTGTAGAATAAATGGAAAATGTCAAAAAAAAAATTACGAAGAAGGTGATAATGACTTTTATTGGTTGAATTGCAAAAATGGTAAATTTTATGTTATTCCAGAAAAAATATTAATAGAAAATAATCATATTGGTAAAGAATGTAAAAAAGAAAAATTATATGTATCACCAACAAATCAAAATACTAAATGGGCTAATGATTATTTATTTGATTATGATAATATTGAAAAGGATAAAGAAAGATTATTGGAACTATTAGCTCATTGATTTAAAAATTAACCTCTTTTTTATTTATATATCAACAATATATAAATGAAAAAAACTTTAAAAAAAAACAAACTAATAATCAAACAAAAAAAAGTAAAATAAAAAAATGCATGGAAAAATTTGCAGAAAAAAAAATTAAATATTGGACAGATGATTATACCAAAGAAATAACAAAATTAGAAAATAATAAGAATTTAACAAAAGAAGAAAAAAAATTACTTATCAAATTAAAAAAACAGAAAAATGAACAAATAAAAATTTTAAAAAAAAATTATAAATTGTATAGTTGTAATATTAATTGTAAAAATACATTATTAGAACCAGGACCGCCAAATGAAATTCCCAAATATATGCATAAAGAATTAATAAAAATATTTTCTAAACGCCGAAAAGAAGTATTTAAGAACAAGATGAATGTATTAAAAGATAATTTTTATGAAAATATACCAGAAGTAACCAAACAAAAACTTATAAAAGAAGGAGCTATTTCCGATTGTGTTTTACCTTCTAAATTATCAGGAGGTTCTGTTATATTTAAAGATGGAAAAAAAATTAAAACGAATGAAACTTTTAATGGTAAACCTTTTTTTAGAAAAGTATTTTATTATTCGGACCCTCCTAATGAAAATCAAATCATAGCTGCAGAAAATGAATATGTAATTACCAAAATATTAATTAATAATCCTTTTCCTAATATTGTTACTTTTTATACTATTAATAAAGATTATGTTGAAATGGAAGAATTAGATATAACCACTAAATTAAATAAAGGAAAAGTTGTAGAAATTATGAGAAAAGTAAAAGATTTTCTACAATCATTAGGAATTATGTATATTGACTGGAAACCCGATAACATAGGAATAAGTAACGATGGAACATATAAATTATTTGATTTTGATGTATCAGGGCTTATAGATTTAAAAACAAGTAAATGGATTGTAAAACCTCTTGAATATTGGAATTATAAGAAAGCAATAGAAAATGGATTTAAAACTCCTCAACAAATAGATGATTTTTCGTTTGACTATGGTATTGTAGGAATAAAAGATCAACCATTTTAGTAAAAATAATTATTATATATAAATATTGTATATGTATATACATCACAAATCTATTTATGCGCCTTAAATGAATAAATTTTTAATTAATAAAATATTAATAAAATATTAATTAAAAAAATTATAAATATATACTATTAAAAAAATAATAATATATATAAATATGTCCTTTACAAGATTTCATGATGATCCTTGTAGAATTGTAAAACAAAATCAACAAATGACGGATCAAAGTAGATATATATTAAATGTCCCAGGTAATGGACCAAATCCATGTTTTATGGAAGATCCGCAAATTATTCCTCAAAAGTGGGGTGCAAATTTATATTCTAATCCAGTAGATGTTCAAAGTAATTTGTTAGGATTAAATAATATTCAAAGTAAAAGAGATTGTATAAATGAAAGTACTTTTGGTTTAGCAAGTTATAAAAATGCTATAAAGAATGCAAATTTTCAACCCATACAGTATCCAAATTGTAATGCACTAACAACTGAACAGTCACGAGTAACAAATCCCGCATGGACTTATAAAGATTTAGAACAAGTAGACTGGTATTTTTTACCTTTAGATCCACAAGAAAATGTATTTTTACCTTTTCAACATAATATAAATACAAGAGTTCTAGAAAAAGATTTATTTCAACGTCCATGGGAATGTCCTTTATTTCAAACAGATGGAACTGTTCCAACAGTACATTCTAAACCAAATTATTCTGCAGGACCAAATATTTGTTCTGTATCTAATTCCTGTTCCAAAATATAACTTATAAAAAATTTAACTCATAAAAAAGTATATATATAAAATTAAAATACTTTATATATATAAATATGGAATTAGCAATACCATTGTTAGCCTTAGGTGGAATGTATATAATATCAAATCAAAATAATAATTCTAGTAAAAATAAAAAGGTGAGATTTTCAAATACTAATAACAATAATAATGAATCAAATATGAAAGAAAATTTTAATAATATGGGAAAACGTGCAAACTATTTACCGAATACTGAAATTCCACCTTCAAATTATCCAGTTACAAATGAAAAAGAATTAGTAGATGTAACGAATCATTATTCTAATCCAAATGTTGCAACAGATAAATATTTTGATCAAACTTATTACGAAAATAGAGAAATTCAAGGAAAAAATGTAGGTAATAATATTCAAGATATATACTCTTTAACTGGAAATTATTTGAATTCAGAAGAATTTAAGCATAATAATATGGTTCCATTTTATGGAGGGAAAATAAAAGGAAAATTATATGATGATAATATTGCTGAATCTGTTTTAGATAATATGGCCGGAACTGGATCTCAAGTAATAAAAAAAATAGAACAAGCTCCATTATTTAAACCGCAAGAAAATGTTCAATGGACTTATGGTATGCCAGATATGAGTGATTTTTATCAATCAAGAGTAAATCCTGTAAATAGAAATAATATGGTAAAACCATTTGAGTCTGAAAGAGTTGGTCCAGGATTAGATAAAGGATATACTACACAAGGAAGTGGTGGTTATAATTCAGGAATGGAAGCAAGAGATCATTGGTTACCAAAGACAGTAGATGAATTAAGAGTTGCAACAAATCCAAAAGAAGAGTATTCTTTATTAAATCATGAAGGACCTGCACAGTCAGTAATTAAAAATGTAGGAAAAATAGGAATTGTAGAAAAATATACACCTGATACATTTTATATTCAAACACAAGATCGTTGGTTAACTACTACAGGCGAAGAAAAACAAGGAAGAATGATATCAGAAGAAATACAAAAAACAAGTCATCGTAATGATACTACTACACATTATGCTGGAGTACCTAACTCTGTATTAAAAACTGCAAGTTATACTCCTACTTTATATGAAGATCCGAAACGAGTAATTTTACCTATAAAAGATGTAGCACCTTCTTGTGCTACAGGTAAAGGACCTATTACAGATGGTGATGATTTCTTAAAAAGTCATTCAACTATAGTAAACAATAGAGCAACCAATCAACAATCCGATAGATTTGGATCAGGATTTGCACGTGCTGTAGGAGCAGCTGTTGCACCTTTTATGGATATTTTAAAACCATCTAGGAAAGAAGAATATTCTAACAATATTAGAGTATATGGTAATTTGAATGGGGTAACACCATCTAATTATGTTTTAAATCCATTAGATACACCCAATACAACAATTAAAGAAACAACACTTCATTCTACAAGAGGTAATATTGGAAATAATATAAATAACGGGTATTTGGTATCGGAACAACAAGCTATTGCAAATCAAAGAGATACAACTAATTGCGGTGAATTTGGAAATGCAGGCGGATCCGGAACCAAATATGGAAATCGCCAATATGATCGTGAATATTCACAAACAAATAATATTTTAAAAGAAACAACGACTGTTAGTAGAACAAATCAAGGAAATATGAGTATGTTTAATCCAAATATAAATGCAACCATTTATAGAAATGATGCAGATAGAGAAAATAATCGTTTATGGGCACCTGAAGCAGTTATACCAAATGGACCAAGTGTACAAACATACGGTAAAATAAATATGCCTCAGTATAATAATGAATGCATTGGTTGTGATCGTATAGATGGTAGTTTATTAAATGCTTTCAAATCAAATCCTTATACACATTCATTAACATATGCCGTATAAGGGAACGATGTTCTCTTATGATCTCATGAACTTTGTCATAAAATAAATCATTATAATATCTTGTCTTTTGTCATTTTTCTATATTTCTCATAAACGTAGCAGGGGGATCAAAAGGAGATTTATCCCCTTTCCTTTATATATTCGTTAATATTAACATATAAAAACAGTATGTTAATATTAATAAACTTATCTATGTTAGATATTCATAATTCTATAAAAGAAAAATTAGATTATTTTTATAAAATACATAAAATTCCAAATATTATTTTTCATGGTTCTTATGGATCAGGTAAAAAAACAATTGTTAATGAATTTATCAATAAAATATATGATAATAATAAAGATAAAATAAAAGATTTTGTAATGTATGTAAATTGTGCACATGGTAAAGGTATAAAATTTATAAGAGAAGAAATCAAATTTTTTGCAAAAACACATATAAATTCCAATGGAGGGGATATTTTCAAAAGCATAATTTTATTAAATGCAGATAAACTAACAATGGATGCACAGTCAGCTTTAAGAAGATGTATTGAATTATTTAGTCATACTACTCGTTTTTTTATAATAGTAGAAGATAAGTATAAATTATTAAAACCAATATTATCAAGATTTTGTGAAATATATATTGCCGAGCCAATATACGAAAATAAAGCTATTAATCTATATAAACATAATCTAACAACAACATTTTTACTTGATAAAATAAAAAACCAGAAAAGAGAATGGCTTAAAAAAGAAATAGAAAAGAACATGAATAATAATAAATTAACTCAAATAGATTTAATTAATTTTGTTACAAAATTATATGAAAAGGCTTATAGTTCCCTTGATATAATAGAATTATTGGAAAATTCATCTAATTTTGTACATTTACAAGAAAGTAAAAGATATGAATTATTAGTAGCATTTAATAAAGTAAGAAAAGAGTTTAGAAATGAAAAATTACTAATTTTATTTATATTAAATTTTATTTTTTTGAATCCTAATGAAAATTTAGAAAATATATCTTTTATCTAAAGAATCTTTTTCTTTAAATTAATATCTCATTTTACAATATATGAAATCTCTTCTTATCTATGGATATAAATGGGGTTGGACTAATTTTGAAAGTGACCGATTATTACCATATTTTAAAAATTCAATACAGCAGATTAAAGTATTTTCTAAAACTACTGATTTATTAAATTATTTAGAAACTAATAGTCATAATGAAAACTATGTATTACCTCTTGATGAACAACATATGCAAGAATTACGAAATGTAGGAATTAAAGGGTTAATGTCTAATGCTGAAACTGTAGATATATTTTGCAACAAACAAAAATTTACTAAATATGTAGCAGAACACAATTTAAATGCCTATTTTCCAATAACTTATTCCTTTCCACAAAATAGTAATCAATTAGTTGTAGTAAAACCAAAATATGGCGGAGCAAGTACAAATGTCTATGTAACAACGCTTAATAAACTAAAAGCTGATATTTTTACAAATAATGTAGTTCAAGAATATATAGATAGTAAAACTGAATTTGCAGGTTATTTTGTATCTAAAAAAGGAAAAATTGTTCATTCCTTTGCATATTTCCGTAGTTACCCATCGGTTCCTTATATAAAGGGAATAAATGATAACACTATTCAACATAAATCAATTATAATTGAACCTTATCTAGATATTATTGAAAAATTTATAAAACCTGTTGAATTTACTGGTACGTTTTGTGTAGATTTCAAACTAGCCAAAAATACTCTAATCGTTTTAGAAATAAATGCACGTTTAGGAGGTTCGTTATCATATACTCAAAATAGCCAGGATGCAGCAGACATAATTAAAAAAATGATTGAAGTTTTTCACTAATTTATTATATAATTATATAATTATATAATAAAATGGCTATTATTTATATCGTTACAGATAATAACATTCCATCATGGGAAACAAGATCAAAAGTTTTAGAAGGACGTTTTAAATCATTCGGTTATGAAGTTCAAATTACAAAAGCATCAGATGTATGTAAAATAATACTTGATGATAATGCTTTAATTGCAACTAATATTGATTATCAATATAGTATATTTAAAAATAGATGCAATTTCGGTAATATTTATAATTTATGGAATGATAAAATTGCATTTTATAATTATTTAAAACAAAATGATGATTTGTTAGATGGATTACAATTAATACCGCACTATGATTCATCTTATAAAGGACCTAATATTACAAAGGAGTTTTTTTTAAAGGAAAAAGATGGCTGGTCTTCAAAATTTAATCAAAAAATTCATGGAAATATTTACAATCTTATAGCCATGTATGGAAAAAAAAATCAAATTCAGGATGTTATGATAATTAAACATATTTATGGCGTGAGTGTTTCAAGTTTACATGGAAAAATTATTGGTATTTATACTTATCTGACTAATGAAGGCTTAACGCCAGAAATGAATGCTTCGGGGTTTAATGCAATAAGAAGTAATTATATTAAATATGAAAAAGTTAAAAATTTTATAATAAATATAATAAAGAAAGTTAGTTTCAATGGAATTGTTGAATTTGAATTTATAATAGATAATAATGATATTATTTATGTGATGGAATCTAATCCGCGATTATCAGGAAGTTTAAGAGTTCAATTCTATTTTGATTGGGTTGTCGTTCCTTATATAAAAGCAATGCATAATAATAATTTTATAGAATGGGATTTTAATGATAAAAGTAAATGGAAAACATATTAAAAAATGTATATTTATAAGTTAAAACTAGAAATATAAAAAAAATATTATATGTAAAATGGATGATTTTAACGTATCTAGTTTACATGAATCTAAAAATGAATGGTGTTCTAGATTATTGACTATTCTTACTCCTCTAATAATTGAAGGATTCAAATCTATCTTTGACGAATCATACTTATTATGTAAAAATAATAAAGAAATGGATAAATACTTAATGACATTTCAAAATTTAATTGCAAGGATACCAAAATGGAATCCTAGTGTAATTGAAAATGAAAAAAAAAGAATTATTGAAAAAAGTCATTGTGATTATTTAGAAGAATTAGTTACATGTGTTCATATTATTCAATTAAAATTATTAACTGCAATGCGAGTTGGACAAAAACAAAAAAAAATAGATATTAGTATTCCAAAATTAGATGATTTTATTCATAAATGTTATATTAACGTAGCAAGAAAAGTATATAAAAATGTTTATTTGTTTGAAGTTATTGATATTAAACCATTACAAATTCAAAAATATAATCGTGAACTAGAAATAATAATTCAAGAATGTATATTAAATACAATTCGCGATAGTATACCTATTGAAAATATTTTGAAAGCATATATGGATGAAACTATTGAAGAAGATGTAGTAGAAGAAATTAAAGAACAGGTTATTCAAGAATCATTACCTATCAATAGTCAAGGAGAAACAACTTTTATTGGCGAACAAACTACTAGTAATAGTACAAATAGTAATTTAGAAAAAAAAGTTAGTATAGATAAAGAAAATAATCCCAATATGGTGAAATTCAATGACCTAGATTCAGCAATGTCTTTTGATAATAAAGAAGAATTAATAAATGCACCTAAGAATATTGAAAGATTAGAAGAAATAAGTACAATAAGAAATACACAAAGAAAATTAGAAGATGAAGAGAACGATGATAGTGAACGCAATGAAAATATTAAACTAAAGATCTATGAAGATAATGCTGATTTATCAAGTTTAGATGTACATATTATTAATCCACCAGACATTCAATTAAATTCTGACTTTTTGTTAGATGATATTGAAATATTAACTTAATAAAAATTTCTTTTTTTAAATTTAATTCAATGCGTATTTTTCATTAAAAAGATCTAAAAATATATTTTAATGGAAAATATATTTTTATTTGCAGGTATTATTTCAATAATATTTTTTATAATTAAATTTGTTGAAATGAGATTCGTTGAAAAAGAAAGTAAACCTTTAAAATATTTGATTCGCGATTCATTACTTACTTATTTTAGCGTTGTAATAGGATATTTTATTATTGAACAAATAAAACCTTTAACAGAGGAAATTATGATTAATAAACAAACAGTTGTATTTACAGATAACCCAAACTTTTAATTAACGGATATTTTTTAATTGTTTGATAATATTTTCACAAATATTAATGATTGTATCGTTAATAAAACCATAACTTTTTTCAGGTACTTTTTCATCTACTTTTTCATCTACTTTTTCATCTACTTTTTCAACTACTTTTTCATCTACTTTTTCAACTACTTTTTCAACTACTTTTTCATCTACTTTTTCAGCATTAGCTACAGCTGATACCTCAGGAACTGTAACAGAAAGTTTATCAATCAACCCTTCGCAAACATTTGCAATAGTTGTACTTAATGCATCTACTTTTTCTGGCGCAACTTGTAAAATAGTATAAGATGCCTCAATTTGCTGAGCTACAGAGGTGACATTAACAACTTTTGCAGAAATATCAGTAGCATCAATTGATTTTAAAACAGATGCTAAATTTTCTATTAGTTTACTATTTTGTTCATTACTCAACTTTTTTGAAAAAAATACATGAATATATTTTAAATCAAAAGGATCCAGTTTGTTAGCACTTACACCGGATGCGGAAAAATTTCCCCATGCATCTTTATTTTCACTTGAATATTCCCAAGTAGCAGTTCCTAAAGATTCTGCGTAAACAGTAGTTTTTGCAAGACCAGACATTTTTATATAATATTATTTTAATATTATTTATACAAAAAAAATAATTATCTTCCAGTCCAAACTTTTACAACTAACCTTGATACTTTATTTTTTTTGAAATTTTCCTCATATTCTTGATAGGTATATCCCCAATTTCCAATTTTATGTATATTTCCCAACAAAGATTTATATTTTAATAATTTGGGATATTCCAATGTAAATAATAAACCCATTATTCTTTCCATTGCACATCTATCTGACCGATTTTTTACATAATTGACTAAATTAGTAAATCCATATTTATTTTCAATATTACATAAAAAACTATGATTTATAAATGATTGAACACCAAAACAACAAACAAAATCATTTATACTATCATTATTAAATCCAAGTACATTTGTATGCGAACTAGTAAGTCTCTGATTTATCAAATAATTATTTTTTAACCCTCTAACAATTCTTAACATATTTTGTAAATTTTCTTTATCATATTTAAAATGCCATAAAGGGATAACCGGTTCTGTTATTTTATTAAATGGTATTCTTTTATGAAAAAAAACACTATCATGTAAAATAACTGCATTTGAAAACCATTTATTTTTTAAAAAATAAATATAAGGTAGAAGTTCACCAGAACCTTTATATTCCGATTGAATTATTCTAACATTTTTATATTCACCATCTGCTTTTACAAAGTCTTGATTACTATTATCGTCAATAATTACAATTTCTCGTAATGGGTATAATAATCGTAATAATTTAACATTTTGATTCCAATATTTATTTGTATTCTCACAAGTTACATGTCTTGTTATTATAAACCCAAAACTCATTTATCCTATATTATTGTTATATAAAAAATATTACAAAATTTTTATTTTAAATGCAAAAAAATAAAAATTTAATTTAAGTTATAATACTTGTTATAATTTCAATAAGAATTTATTAAATAATATGTGAACTAATTATATATAATATAAATTGCATGAATTAATTAAGTTCATCAATATTAATGATATTACCATCTTTGGGTATATTAATTTTAGAAATTACGAATTTCTTAAATTCTGGTCTATTGAGTTGTAAACTTGGTACATGATTATGTACATATCTAGCAATCATTTTATATAACTTAAAATCAGGATATCTCTCTACTCCATTGTTTTTGTATAAAACATTAATCCCATTATCATCTAAACACCACTCTACAATTAAATTTACAACAGGACTAGATTCTCTTAATTGTTTTATATTATCAAAGTCATCTACAATATAGTCAAAAATAGAACAAGCTAATCTACATAAATCAAAACTAAAGTTAGGCTCAAGTCTAGGTTTTTTATCATTAAAGTATGGTTCAGTATTATATTGTGTTGATGCATCTTCGCCTACTTGAAAACTATCACTGCAATATAATTTTCCATTGAATTTGTAAATTGCTCTACCAAAGTCTATTATTTTATATAATTTTCCAAAAGTAGGAACTTTATAACATTTCTTTTTATAAACATAATAAATAAATTTAATATCCGTTTTTACATACATTATATTATTTGTATGCAAATCATTATGTGTAAATGAAAAGACTTTTTGATAAGTAACCAGCATCATTATAATTTGCATAAATATTGAAAACCATTCTTCATTTGAAATATTATTTTCATTATTAATAATTAAATCATCTAAAGTCTCATCGCAATTTTCCATACATATCATTTGAATAGGAAACTGTGGAATAGTTACATTTAATTTTTCATCTTCAAAACTATTACTAGAACCAGAACCATCTGATACAGTATCATAAGACGAATTTGAATTATTGTCTTCATCGCATACAGAACAGTCAGAGTTGTTATCATTATCATTATCGCTACTATAATCGTCTTCGTTTGATTTTTTTTCATCAAATTCATTATCTAGACTTGTATGAGAAGTTCTAGATGAACAAGTTGAATCTGACTTTAAAGTTGTTTTATTATTATCAAATTGAAAATAATTTGAATTTGTTATATCTTCTAATTCAATGTACTGTTTATCTTCATAAACAAATTTAGATTCTTCTTCTAATGAAATACTTTCGCTTTCAATATTCATTGGTTCTATTTCTACATCATTAAATATTTTAATTGGTTTTAAACCAACTGGTATTTCATCTACAATAAGGTGTGCATAATCTTCTACTTGAAATAAACTATTTTTATTTTTATTAAAAAAATCAGATTTTATTAAATAATCAATATCATCTATTACATTGATTTTGAAATTATGTTTAATAGCTAAAAATGATCCATAATAGTTGATTCCATGAATAAAATTTTTATCATTCAATAATTTACTACTTAAAAAAGCAAAAAAACCATCTATATAGGATGAATTATTACTATCTAAGAGTTTAGGATGAATATTTGTTTTATTTAAAAAAATAGGTAATGGTAAATTGAATAAATTAGAATCATTGCAATCATATTTACCTATTATATATTTGAATGGATCTAGTAAAGGAGCCATTTTAAAAAATACTTTTTGATTACAAAACATATTATCAACAATATTATTTTTTAATTTACAATTAAATATATTATCTGAATCTAAATTACTTTCTTTAATATCATGAATATCCCAATTATAATTTAAATTTATGGAATTATAGTTATTTTCATTCAATGAAAATAAAGTATTATAAATAGGAATATAATTTTGTATATTGGATAACTGTATTCCTTGATGTTGTTGCATTTTTTGAAAAAGATTAGTATTCTTGCGTTTATGATAATTAATACTAATTGTCATTAGCTATTGAATATAAAAATAATATATATTTTTAACTTATTAGTATTATTTTTATAGTATTTTACTATGTATTTTTACTAAAGTATTTGAATAATGATTTAATTACTATATTTTTTACAATTCGTGTATTAAATATCCTTTTCTTTCTGTATAATTATTATATGAATTTAGAATTAAAAAAATTTGATATGAAAAGCATAAGTTTTAAACCGAATGAAACAAAAGGACCTGTGGTAGTGCTAATAGGTCGTCGTGATACTGGTAAATCTTTTTTAGTTAGAGATTTATTATATTATCATCAAGATATTCCTATTGGAACTGTTATATCTGGGACAGAAGAAGGTAATGGTTTTTATGGAAAATTGGTACCTAAATTATTCATTCATAATGAATATAATACAGCTATTATAGAAAATATATTAAAAAGACAAAGACAAGTACTAAAACAAATTAAAAAAGAAGTGGAATCTTTTAAACGTAGTACAATAGATCCACGTACCTTTGTTATTTTAGATGATTGTTTATACGATGCAACGTGGTCTCGTGATAAATTAATGCGTTTATTATTTATGAATGGTCGTCATTGGAAAGTAATGTTGATTATTACAATGCAATATCCATTAGGTATACCTCCTACACTAAGAACAAATATTGATTATGTATTTATTTTGAGAGAACCATATATTGCAAATCGTAAAAGAATTTACGAAAATTATGCTGGTATGTTTCCTACATTTGAATCTTTTAGTCAAGTGATGGATCAATGTACAGAAAATTATGAATGTTTAGTTATAAATAATAATAGTAAATCTAACAAATTACAAGAACAAGTTTTTTGGTATAAAGCTGATAGTCATAATGATTTTAAACTTGGATCAAAAGAATTTTGGGAATTATCTAAACAAATTAATTCCGATGAGGAAGAAGAGCAATATGATCCATCTAATGTAAAAAAAAGAGGATCTGGACCTAAAATCAGTGTGAAAAAAACAAAATGGTAGTTAAAATATATATATTTGTAAAATAAAAAATATTATATAAATATATAATGCATCCACCTATTATTATTTATTTTCATATATGTCAAAATGGTCCGTGGCATATACCATTTGATATGATTATGTCATCTATTAAATCCAGTGGATTATATAATGATTGTATAGAAATTAGAGTTGGAATTGTTAATGATGTAGGATATATTATGCCCGACGATAGGTTTAATGATGCAAAAATAAAAATGGTAGCACATGGTCCATCTTCATTATATGAGCGTTTGACATTAAATCATATGTGGAATTATTCAAAAACGGATAATTGTCAATATCTTTATGTACATAGTAAGGGATTAAGTCATTTTGCAGGAAATGATGAACATAAGAAAAACTGTGTTAGTGATTGGATAAAATTATTAATTGAATGGAATATAAATCATTGGAGAACTGCAACCAATAAATTAATGAGTAATGATGTTTATGGATGTGAAATTTGCAATTCTCCATGTTTTCATTATTCAGGTAATTTTTGGTGGGCAAATTCTCATTATATTAGAACTTTACCTGGTGAAATAGGAGGAGGATATTGTGATCCCGAATTCTGGCTTTTTAAAAGAGAAAATATTATTTGGTGTAACATTTTTTCATCTGGATTAGCAGGAGGTAATAGTTATTTTCATAGATTTATTAAAGGAATACATTATTAATGATAATATTATACTCTGTTAAATCTAATTATAAATTATATATCAAAAAAATTAAGTTATATTATTATATATAATGATAGTTCCATTTTGGTCTAATAATCCATCTATTCTATTTAATACAGATGATTTAACAAAAATATGGCCTACTTTAAATATGACATTAGAAGAAAAACTTAACGCTATTAGTAGAATGGTTATATATGTTTCTATTTTAGGATTTTTATTTACTATGAATATTAATTTTTTGTTAGTTTGTATAGTTACGTTAGCGTTAATATATTTATTTTACAAACTTATAAAAAATAATATTATTCAATCTTTGCAAGATGGTTTTACAAATAAAAATCAAAATCAATTTGTAAAAAAATTTTATATAAATAAAGGAAAAGAATATATAACAAATCCTGTTACTTTAGAAAATGTATTATCAGAAAATTATTATCCAGTTACCAAAAAAAATCCATTAGGAAATGTATTATTAACAGATATTATGGATAATCCTAATAAAAAACCAGCCCCTCCTTCCTTTAATCCTGATGTTTATGAAGATATTACTAGAAATTCAAAAAAAACAGTTCAATATTTGAATCCTGGAATTAAAAATACAAATAAACAATTATTCGGAGATTTAGCGCAAAATTTTGAGTTTGATTGGTCAATGTGGAATTTTTATTCTATGCCAAATACCAGAGTTACCAATGATCAAGGTTCTTATGCTGAATATTTATATGGAAACATGCCTTCATGTAAGGATGGTAATGCATTTGCTTGTGTTCAAGATAACTTAAGATATATATTGATTTAATGTTTTAATTTGCAAGTGTAAAAGTAAAAATGAACAGCTTTATAATATTCATAAATAATAATATACTAAATATAATATATAATGAATAAATGTGCTTTTGTCATACCATTACATCCTAAACATTTTGATTACGGATATTATATATTTTATCATTTAATTGATAAAAATGTTGATTTATATTTTATTTTTACTGATAACGAAGACAAAAATCTGTTCTTATCAAAAATTAGTAGAAATGAAGATAAAAATAAAGTTAATTTTTTAATATTAGCTGATTTTGTTGATATTGAAATAGTAAAAAAAACAAGTAGTTTTGTTAGTGTAAAAAAATTATTTGGTTTATTCAAATTATACGAAAAATATGATTATATTAGTTGTATAGATTCTGAAATAAGATTTATAAATAACAATAACAATAACAATAATGATTATTATAATATAATGAAAAATATAGTAGATACGAAAGTAATTTGTAGTGGAAAATTAAATGAATATGCAAGTGAAATAAATATTGTTTATGACTCATTGACTAAATTAACTGACGAAATATATCATGAAGATCTTAAATCATTATCATTAGATTATACATTATATACATGGTGGTCTAACTTACCTGTATATCATTGTAAAATAGCTGAACAGTTTTTAAAATGGATAAAATTTAGTAATAATAACTTAGAACGATTTTGTTATAATATATTTGATGATATTACATATAATTTCTTCTGTATATTATTTTATGATTACCAAATTAAAATCATTGAAAATTGTTTTCATAGTTTAGAATTTAGTGATTCAAATCTTGTAGAAAAGGTTGATCAAACTATTTGTAAATTGTACTGGGTTAATAATAATGCTTATAATCAAAATAAAATATATTATGAAAAAAATAATTTTCAAATTGTTTTTCATTTAGATAGATGGTTTCATGTTAAACCATTATTACTAAATAACCAATATTACGAGAATATATTTAATGAATTTTTTACAAATGTAAATAATTTCCTAAAATTCCTAAAATAATTTTTAAATAAAAAAATATAAATATATTATTATTTATATTTATATTTATCTATAAAAATATTTGTATGATTATTAATTATTTTGTAATTCATTGTACAGAAAACGAAGAAAGACGACAATATATAAAATATATATATCAAATATTAGCACAACCAATGAAACTCTTTAATGGATTTTATACAAAAAATATTGATATAAATACTGTGAATATACAATCTTATTTACAAAATTTTGACTATAACATAAATTTTAAAGGTAAATTTTGTTTTAGTTTACCTGGACAAATTGGATGTTATCTAAGTCATCATATGTTAATAAAACATATTTTGAGAAATAATAAAGATTCAAAAAATCAATACTATTCTGTTATTTTTGAAGATGATGTTACGTGGAATAGTAACATTATAAACTTACATGTTGAAATTAAACAGATTATACATAATTTTTTAGAATCAGAAATAGATTGGGATATTGTATTTTTAGGTAACTTGAATAATAATCATGGTAAATTATTGAAAGGTAATATTTATTATTTAAATCCAAGAGTTCATTGTTTTGGAACACATGCATTATTAATAAATAACAAAAATATAACAAAAATATATTGTTTTAACTGTTTGATAAGAAATGAAATAGATAGTCACTACAAGTTTTTAATTGATAACAATAAATTAAAAGGATTTGTTATTTATCCTCCTTTATGTTTACAAAATACTTCTTTATTATCCAATATAAAGTTGTAATATTATAAAGTCAACATATTTAGTATTAAAATATTATTCATAAAAAAATAATAGTTATGTATAATATATAATGAATTATACTTTTGATAATCTATCAAGAATTGGAAATGATAGTTGTTGTATAGATCAAAATACTATTCAAAATAATGAGTCTGCGAATTATTTATTGCAAAACTATTTTTCAAAAGACTGTACTATGAAAGAAACAAAAGCTTTAGCTACGAATCAACCAGGAATTAACTATACAGGGGGACATGGACTTGCAGCTGGTGGATGCAATGTACAAGAAAGTTCTAGACTATTGTTAGGTGGAATACAAACACATCCAAGATGTAGAATTGATTTATTTCAACGTCCATTTGCAACTGTTCCATTTTTAGGAAGAGGTTCTGTGGATCCTGCATTAGAATCGCAAATTCAACAAGGTGAATGTATAACTAATAAAAGGTCTATTACAAAACTTTCAGAACAATGTTATTCAAAATATCTTAATACTCCAATGATACCAGATCTTAAACAATCCATACAAGATCCTAGTCATTTAGTGGAAGGAGTTGCAGCGGAAGGATGGATAAGAGGTGGAGTTCCAAGCAGAGAATTAACAAAAGATACGAATTATTATACAACTCATACTGCAGGACAATATGTATAATCATATTTCATACGTAACACAACGTATTGTGTTACACCAATCAAAAAGAAAAAGAAAAAGAAAAATATAAATAAAAATTAAATTATTATGTATAAATAAAGTATTTATACATATTAATGAATTTAGAATATCCAATATATTGTATTAATTTACTAGAAAGAACAGATCGTAAAGAAAACGTGATAAACGAATTTAGTAAATTAAATATTGATTGTTCAAATGTTAAATTTCCTGATTTTAATAGAGATGTAAGAGGAGGAAAATATGGATGTTATGATTCTCATGTTAAAATATGGAAAGACTTTTATTTAAAATCATCTAATAAATTTTGTTTAATTTTTGAAGATGATTTTATAGTTAACGACTACTGTAAAGATCTTCTTATACAAGCTTCTATATTTATGCAAAATAATTATAATGATGTTGATTTTTTATTTTTACACAATTTATTTATAAAAAATAACGAAAAAAAGAATAATGCTAAAAGTATAAATAATGAGTATTTTACTAAAGGATTTGGTTTACTTGCTCATGCATACTTTATTAGTAGAAACTATATAGATATTTTAGTTAAACAATGTAATTATGAGTGGATGTTACCAGATGGATATGATATTGATTTTACAATAAATTGTAATAGAAAACATTGTTTATATAGTAACAAATGTTTTTTTGCTAATCAACAAATGTTTACTCAAATATTAAATCCATCTAATAATTGTGAAACAATATTAGATGTATTATATAGATTACCAATTATACAATTTATTGGTAAAGATTTTTTACAAAATGTAATAGAAATTTGTGAGTCATTAAATATATGCAACGAAAATGAAATAAAAGATCAAATTTATCATCATGTATATATGCTTCAAAATAGTAATAACAATAATTAATAAATGAATAATTTTAAAAATATTTAAATATAAAAATAGTTTCTATAATAAATGTTATATAATATTGAAATTGATGTTAAATATAAAAATATAGAAGAGGAGTTGGTACAAAAAATAGATAATCATCAAAATGCAGATTTAGATTTAGATTTAGATTTAGGTTATACAAAAGAAGATGTTTTAGAAATATGCGATGAATTATATAGACATGAAATGTTATTAGTATTTGAAGTTAATAATATATCAGATAAAAAAGTTCAATCCATACTATCTAATATCTGGATTAAAATCCAAAATTATCCTGAATTTGTAAAGGTAATTAAAAAGTATAATGAAAAGTTATGTCAAATGGATATAGAACAAACTTTTATATTATTATTTAATTATACTTATTTTTACAATATTCATAAATGTATCGTGTGTATGTATAATAATTTATCTATGGAAAAAGAGTTGTTAGATTTAGAAGAAATAATAAATCAACAATAATTAAAAATGAATGAAATTTATAATATTTAATTAATTAAATATTATAAATATTTTATATTCTTATTAAGTATTATGGCATCTACACGTAATATAAATACTAAAGGAAACTATTGTTTACAACAAAAAGAATATCAAGAATCTAGACAATATACAGGTTATAAGTATTCAGCTTATGGAGAGGCTTTTAAAACTGAATTACCTGGAAATGGATTAAATCCTGCTCAAATACCATGGAATAAATTATCTAATAATTCTGCCGATATTGAATCTTTTTTATTTGGAATAAATTCAACTAATTTAGTTAAACCTCAAGGACCATTAACACCTGAATTAGTATGTTTAAAAACTGCAAATATTTTTGAAACTAAACCAGTGTATATGCCTGAACCTTTTATTCCTTATAATAATGAAAGACCTAAATTAGGTTAGTAAATATATATTGTATTATTTTATATATTTCATCAAGTAAAAAAACTGTCCAAAAGAATAAATATACAAGTAAATACTTAATAAGAATAATAATAAATTTGTATAATAAAAATATTTATTATTTTTTAAAAAAAATATCGTAATCATAATAATATTTGACATCCAAAACATATTTTGTGAGTTTATTAAACCTATTGCTATTCCAGCTTTACCAAAGTTACTATATTTATTTGCATTTTGATATAAATCGTATGGTAAAGAAGTAAAATATACTTTTATTATACTTGAAATCATATATAATTATATTACAAAGTAAAATTATCTTTATATTATTTGTTTATTATTTTTAAGTAACACGTATATTAAATCTTCTAATATTTTATTATAACTATCTTCTATAGTGGTTTTATTATAAAAAGGATACCATTTGTTATTACGTATTGAATGTTTTATATAAGAATTTAATGGAGTAAAATCTTCATCTAATATTAAATAAATAATTTTATTGTTATCTATTAATTCATTTGTAATAAATTCATTTGTTTCAATTATTTGTGAAAAAGTATTAAATATATTTTTAGAAACACATACAAAAATATATTGTAGTTCATTATTATTAATTATACTTTTGATATATTTTTGCAATAACTCTTTTTGTAAATTTATATTATTAATTAATAAAGAACTATTTAATACATTTAAATTTAATGATTTTAGATTATTTTCAAATATAGTTATATTTTTATCTTCTTCAGGATAAGAAATATAAATATCATATTTTATTAAACTATATGAATTCCCCATTATAAAAATATATTTATAATTATAATTATATACAAAAATGATGTAATTTCATTAATTCAATTTTTTTATAAATTAAAAGATAATATAAATATTAATAATAATATAAATATTAATAATAATATAAATATTAATAATAATATAAATATTAATATTAATAAACAAAATATATAAAGCAATAATATAATTATTAGTATAGTAAAATGATTCGGTTACATATGCCTGGATTACCTCATACCATAACTACAGATAAGTTTAGTCATTGTGCTTTTACAGGAAAAGTATTAAGATTTGCTCCAATGATGATAAGTAGAGGATTTGAAGTATATCATTACGGAGTAGAAACATCAACTTCCAATGCAACAAAGCAAATAGATTTATTATCTAAAAAAGAGTGGGAAGAATTAAGAGTTCAATCTTATAAACATTTACATCCTGAATTAACGATGGAACAAGTTATTAATCATTTATCAGATGAGAAAAATTTTGTTGGAGATTTGGGTAATATTGGAACACCATTATATACTGAATTCAATATAAGATTTCATAATAAATTAAAAGAACATTATAGGGGTACTGCAACTGATCTTATTTGTTTACCATTTGGACGTGCAAATGATGCAGCATTTTATGGTTTAAATGTAGTATGCGTTGAATCAGGAATTGGATATCCTGATTCTTATCAAGGTTTTCGTATATTTGAAAGTTATGCTATATTGCATCAAACATTACAAAAAGAACAGAAAGGTTGTCAACATTATTGGTTTGTTGTACCTAATTACTATAATATATTAGAATGGCCATTAAATTTAAATCCAGATAAAAAAACAATAGGATTTTTTGGAAGAATTTGTCAAATTAAAGGTTTAGCTATAATATCTGAAATTTCTTCTAGGTTTCCTCATATTAATTTTGTAATTTGCGGTCAAGGTGATCCTGCTCCATTTATTCAATCTAATTCTAATATTTTATATAAAGGACCTATTCATGGAACAGATAGAGGTAAATTCTTGAGTAATTTAACTGCATTATTAGCTCCAACTATGTATGTTGAACCTTTTTGTGGTGTAAATGTTGAAGCACAATTATGCGGAACACCTGTTATTACAAATGATTCTGGTGCATTTGTAGAAACAATTGAACCATTTAAAACAGGAATGTTTTGTCATACTTTAGCTGATTTTTGCTTAGCTGTTCAAATGGCGTTAGATGGTAAATTTGATAGACAATATATACATAATCGGGCAGTAAAAAAATATGATATGTATAATGTAGCAAAACAATATGAATATGTTTTTAAATCAATTATAGAAGTTAATAATGGAAATAATGGTTGGTATAGTAAAAATTCTTATATTGAATTATTAGATGAAAATTCTTAAAAATACAAATAATAATTAATTTAAATATCATTATTATTTGTAAACAATTTATTTAATATTCTGGCGTATGCTTTTTAAATAAACATCCTTTTGGAGTGATTTCATTTATATCTAGAGTTACAATAGCAGGATTTTGAAACAAACAGTTCGTCATCCAAATTTTAATTATACAAAAATTTTTTTTAGGAGAAATTGTAATTCCAGTAACATTATTTACAAAAGATGGATTGGTACTAATTGTTTCTCCTACTAAAATATAAGTTAAATCTCTCCATACTTCATATACATTTTTATTAGAAACTTTATATGAAAAACACCCACCTTCTCTATTTTTACTATCTTCCCATACAGGAGCAATACCATCTTTCATAATAAATAACATACAATTTTTAACCAATATTTCAGGTAATGTTTGAGTAATTGCAATTGTATCCTCTACTGATGCAAATTTATAAATAAGTTTGTAACTATTTACTGTCCAATCTGTATCATGAGGAAGATGAGCCCATAAATTCCATTTATTATGTAATTTATGTAAATTATAATCCACTTTTTTTATATTAATGTCAGGTATACTAGTTGCAAAAGAATCCATAGGAATGTCAAATTGCTGAGTATCCATTCGTAATATATTTATTCAATTTTTTTTTAAATTATTTTTAATTATAATATTATGTTATTATAAATCCATTGTCTTCTTTCATTTTTATTTTTTTTATAATATAATTTTTTTGCTCAATAACAATTTCATCTGTTTCATCTAAATTTATAATATTTACATTATGATCTATTAGCTCTAATTTATAATTAAACTCAAGTAAAGATTCAAAACAAAATTTTTTTATATTTAACAAATAATAAATAATAAATTGTTTATTAATTATATTATTTACAATATAATAATTACTTACTTCATTTAATAGATCAATTTCTATTATTTTTTTATTATAAATTAATGTTAATGATAAAAATTTTATATTAGATTTTTCATAACTAAATGACTCTGGAAATTCTCTATAACATACTTTATTAATTTTATCATCTTCATCATCTTTATCTGAATAAATTATTAAATCATATTCTAATGGTTCAACATTTTGTTTTAATTCAATCATTTGTTCTCTTGAAGATGTGTTTGAATTTAATATATAATTTGTTCTAAATAAAACACCTTCGTCATAAAATTCTATTGTTGAATAATAATTAAAAAACTTATTGTAAATATTTATTAAGCTTTTTAAATAACAATTTATATGTTTATTAAATAAAATAGTTAATTTGCTATATAAATGAATACAGTTATATGATACATTTATGAAATAATTATTTAAATCATTTCTATTATTATAAATGTCATTTATAAACTTGATAAATGCAAAACTTATTCCTATTTTAAATAATATATTCAACATAAATATATAAAAAATTAATATTTAAATTATTATAATAAAAATTATATTATAATAATACATTTATTTTATGACTGATAAGATGGATCGGTTGAATAATTTGTTGGCGCTGCAATAGGATTTTTATAGAAAATATCAATCAAAGAAGTATGTTGATTTTTATTTTGATGTAAATTTTGTTTACTACAAGTTATATCTGAATCAGAATAAAGAGTATAAGGGTTTTTTTTTACACAACTTACATTTAACTCACCTGTAGATGTATCTAAACCAAACGCATATAATAAAACACTAACAATAACAGTCATAAAAATAAACGGAATAAACACAATTATCCATACGATTATTCCCATTCCATTTCTACATAAAGCATCTAATAAAATAGTTATTAAAATAGAAACTACAAATTTCATAAAAGCTGTGTTATATAATCCTTTGAATGTGTCTATAATAATATGTGTTAATGAAAATATTATATATATTAATGCTGGTGCACATATTTTAATCATTAAAGTAATATTTATATAATACTCCTATATTATTTTTTAATTTATTCATCAAATATAGGTTCTCCATCTTTTAATATTCCTACTTTTTTACCAGGTTCACCATTGTTTTTCATTTCATATAAAATTCCATTTTCTTCGTCATTTGTAAAATAACTTGTATCGTCAATTTCAACCTCAAAAACATCTTCATCTTCATCTTCTTTTAGAAGATCAGACTTTACTATTTTTTTTTCTTCTTCTTTTGCCTGTTCCTCTTCTTCTTCCTCTTCTTCTTCCTCTTCTTCTTCATCCTCTTCTTCCTCCTCTTCTTCTTCATCCTCTTCTTCTTGCTCCTCTTCTTGCTCCTCTTCTTCCTCCTCTTTTTCTTTTTCTTTTTCTTTTTCTTTTTCTTTTTCTTTTTCTTTTTCTTTTTCTTTTTCCTCTTCTTCGTCCTTTTCTTGTTCAATATTCTGTTTGTTTACAACTATTGGTTTTTCTAATTCAACTAAATCATTAACTTTATTTGGATGTAAAATTTCTTTGATTGTTAACTTAATATGTTGTTCATTATCTATTTGAGTTTTTATATCATTATAAGAGTCTGTTATTTCAAATGATTTAGCATCGTTTGTATTTGCATTTGTATTAATTTTAGTATCAACTGCATTTGAGTTAATTTTATTTATTAACTCAAATAGTTGATCTATTTTATTTTCAAAATTATTTTTCATTTGTATATGAAATGAATGAAACTCGCTCATTTGTTTTTCCATCAAATTAATTTTTTCTATTAATAAATTTTGATTATTAGTGATATTATTATTCATAATATTATTATTATTATTATTATTATTATTACTATTATTATTACTAATATTGTGTGAATTTAGTTTCAACTTTTCTTCGTAATTATTTATTACTTTTTTTATAATAGGCAAGTTAATTATTAAGTTATTTGTTTCATCAAGTTCTTGTTTTATTAATTCAACATTTGATATTTTGTTATGGATAATAGATGCAACATTTTGAACTATAGATTGAATTTCTGTATTAGTTAGTAAATTATTACTCATGGTATTAAATAATTATAAAGAGATTCGTTTAATATATTTTAATATATATTTTAGATTATATATATGGAAAAAAGTATTTCAATATTAAAAGATAATTATGAAGACAAAATAAATATTATTATGACTCAAACCGTTTATTCTTATAACGAAACAATTGATAAACTAAAAAAACATAACTACGATCATATTAGTGTTATTAAAGAATATATTGGATGTAATACGAAAAATCAAAGTAATAATATAAATTCTATTAACCAAGAAATTTATAAACAAATTAGACAACAAATGGACATAACTAGTTATCGTGATAAACATCAATTGAATATTGATCATATTAAACAAAGCATGCTAGAAGAAGAAAAAAAACATTTTAAAGTTAAGAATTAAATGTTGATATTCCAAATTTTTCATTTAAAATATTTGTTTTATTTTGATTTTTATTCTGTAATTTTCTTTTTATATTATAATTATTACTAGGTATAATTTTATTATTCAAAATAAAATCATTATTATCTTCATGTAATTCTGGTAATACACGAGTTAATGGTTTATCAACAATTAAAAATAATCTTTCGTTTTTGAATAAAGAACGATACTCTTGAATAGACAAGTTTCCATAAAATTTATCTAACATATAATAGGGATTCGGTGCTGGTTTAATATTTTTTTCGTAATTATAAATTTTTGCATATAAATGATTTATAAAATGATATCTTTCAAATTTAGTAGAACTATCTATATTTTCTTCCATTAAAAAAGCTGTAGCACATTCTGGGCTACAAAAACAACCATAAACATGATAAGTATTTTTTAGAAAATATTTAGGAATATAAATAGGAGGATTATCAAAATCATAAGTACACCAAAAGCAAGCTGATTTTTTATCACTAATGTTATTAATGTGTAAATTATTTTCCAATTGTTTTATTTTTTTCCATAATTCTTTATATTTGTCTTTAGGTTCATCTTCTTCTACATCATATTCAGAGGTCTCATTCTGAACATTAACCACTGGATTACTTATTAATTCATATGTCAAGTCATTTTTATTTAAAAAATTATATGATTCAATATTATTATTTGAAGAAGCGTTAGGATTTAAATCTTTCAAATAACATTTCAAATGTAGTATTATATTTGGCTTATTTTTTTTTTCAACATTTACTTGACTAGAATATTGGATTATTTTACCTCCTTTTGGTTTTCTTCCTCTCTTTTTTGAAACTGTCTTTTGTATTTCTGAAGTATTAGATTCTTTTAAAATATAATTTTCTTCATCTATATCATTTTCATTATTATCTATATCATTTTCATTATTATCTATTTGTTCATAATTATTATAACTATCATTATTCAATTCATCAATATTTATTTGTAAATTAGAAATATTAATATTAGATCCAGATTCATTCAAACTAAATATTTGGGTTGTTAAATGATCATTTGTATTAATATCTTCTTTATTTACTTGACTTATATCTTTATTTGTATCCTGATTTAGTAAAGTACTTTTTGGTTTTCTACCTCTTTTTGGTTTGATAATAATAGTATCTTCTTTTTCTATACTATTATCTAACACACTTTTAATTTGTTTCATTATAATAAAATTAAATGTTTTAAATTTAAATTGTTTTTATAAATACTTTATGGATAAATAATATAAAAAAGATATAAACACATAACTATATTTTATTATATTTATAATGAGTTACTTATCGTTACCTTTGAATAATTTAAAACTTTTTAAAAATACAGTTGTTCATTTAGTTGGATTACCAACATCTGTTTCAAGAGCTACTGAAGAAATTCAGCATTTTTCAGATGAAAATAATTTATCTTGTAAAGTTATTAATAATAGTAAAGTTGCTATTATTAATGAATATTTATATAGTAATTTAATTATTAATAAATGTAATTTAATTACATGCAAAGATATTAGTCAACTTCATGATTTTGTAAAATTATCTTCAATGTATAATTATCATTCTTATGCTTTTTTAGTTAAATTAAATAATAATAATAAATTTAGTTTTGATAATAATTTGACAGAATGCCCTTCTATAACAGATATTTATAATTTACATGAAAGTTACTTTCATAAAAAAAATTTATTATATAATTATTTAACTTAAAATGCATTAATATTTTATTATTTAACATTTGAAATATCAATAGTATTAAATAATTATCATTTTTTATTTATTATTTATTATTATTTATTATTATTTATTATAACAACTACGACATACAGGTAAATAATTATCACTACCAATTATCATTTGTTCTTTTTCTTTTGTAAGTCGTTTGGAAAAGATTGCTGGAGTTCCATTTTTACACATTGCACATAAAGATGTATACTTTGTAAATTTATCACATAAAGGAATTAAATCCAAAATTTGACCAAATTTTTTTTGTTCAAAATCTCCATCTAATCCTGCAACATAAACTTGTTTTTTTTCTTTCAACATAAGTTTAACATTATCTTCTAAATCTGGGAAAAATTGAGCTTCATTAATTAATATAACTTTAGATTTTATATAGGCTAACTTGCTTTTTGTAATTTCATTACTCTTTAATGAATGATTAAATAAAATAGATAATTTATCTAATTGAAAACACGGAATCATATTTTTATCATGTGTAGATAACATTTGATTATCATAACGTACATCTAAACTATGATTTATAACCATTACTTCAATATTACAAAATTTGCATTGTTTATATATATCTAAAATTTTAGATGTTTTACCTGAATACATTGGTCCAGCAATAATTTCTAAATATCCAGATTCTAATGATTTATTCATTTGCATTATATTATTAAATTGCATTATTTTAATGTATATAATTACATTTCATTTTTTTAAATAATTATTTAACTTATAACAAAAATCATATAAAAATAAAATATTATATTATAGTAATAATGAATTATTCAAATTATATTATTTTACTTTTTATTTGTTTATCTTCTTCAGTTCATGCGAATCACTGTTATATATTTACTAAAAATAATTTCATGAAATTTTATTTAAAATTAGAAAATTATTACTTAAAAATGTTGAATGAATTTGGGTGTCGTATAGATAGTATACACACATTTACATGTAATAAAATAAATAGTTTGTCATATAAATATAATACACTTTCCTATGAAGAAAAAGAACTGTTAGAACTAATAGGATTTTTTATTTAGTTTTACTAATTAATATTTACTAATCAAGAAAAGATTATTAATGTTTATTTTATAAATATATAAACATTTATTTTATATAAATATATACTTTTAAACAATATGAATAATAATACTAATAATTCAATTCCATGGGTGGAAAAATATAGACCTACTGAATTTGACAATATTGTTTTAGATCCATTAAACAAACAAATTCTTACAAATATAATTAAAACATCCTTTTTTCCTAATTTATTACTTTATGGTCCTCCTGGTACTGGTAAAACTACTACAATTATTAATTTAGTGAATAGTTATCAAATTACTATGAATCAAAAAAATAAAGGTTTAATGATTCATTTAAATGCATCAGATGAAAGAGGAATTGATATAATAAGAAATCAAATAAATCAATTCGTTAATTCAAAATCTTTATTTAATGATGGAATGAAATTTGTTATATTAGATGAGGTAGATTATATGACTAAAAATGCACAACAAGCATTGAAATATTTATTGCAAAATTATTCAGATACTGTTAGATTTTGTCTTATTTGTAATTATATTAGTAGAATAGATGAAGGATTACAAAATGAATTTATAAAATTAAGATTTAATCAGTTACCTGAAACAGATATTATACAATTTTTGAAAAAAATAACTATTTGCGAAAATATATCTATTTCTGATAATTCTATTCGTCTTATTCAACAATTATATAAATCAGATATTCGTAGCATGATTAATTTTATGCAGTCAAATCAAAATATTACTGAAAATAATTTTTCTATTATTGATGAAGAAATATGGGAAAATATTTTTAATCAAATAGCAAATAAAAATTCATTAGAAATTATAAACAAATTCATACATAATATAAGTATTAAATATAATATGAATGTAAAAAATATAATTAAAGATTTTTTAAATTTCATTATTCGCAAAAAAAAACAATTAATTTCAAGCGAATTTTTATCATTTGTTGAAAATTTTATGCATTCTGAAGATTGTAAAAATGAGTATTATATCAAATATTCATTATTACGTCTAAATCATTTTATTTCTAAAGAACAGTAGTTAGATAATCTATTTTGTAATTTTTGCATGAATTCATTTGGAGGAGAATGATTACTTGGATCAAAAAAATCTTCTCTTTCACTGTATTCTTTGCTTAAAATCTTATTTTTATTCTTTTTTATATCAGTTAAAAATAAGTTTTTGATAACTATATTCTTACTTTTTTCTGGAATAGTATTCTGTTTCCGTATATTCATCGTATTTAATATTTTATATTATAATAAATAATTGAAATAAAATAATTTAAAGAATATAAAGATAATTACAAACAATATATAATAATGACAAACATTATTGATGAAGAATGGGAAAACTTCATTTTAAATAACTATAAAGATAGAATAGAGGATAGTGATGATAATACCTGTGAAAAAAAAAATAACAATTGTCAAAACAATATTAATGATAATGAAAATTTAAATAATGAAACGATTATCCAATATGATAATAACAAAAAAAAAATAAATTATAAAGATAGTTCAGTGATTTCAGATAATATACCTGATGCATCTGATATTTATATTTCTACTAAATCAAAAATTGCATACTTGAAAGAACCGGTACCATTAAATATATTTTGGGAAATACCTGTTATTCCGTATACAACTCCATCATCAGGTGTTATTAAAAAACAAATAAAAATTAATTCTTCTAGTCAAGAAGAAATTGATTACATACAAAGTAAGTTAGAAAAAGAAATATATTACGAACAACAAATAATGACTAGTATTAATAACCCATCTGGAAGAATTAAATTTAAAGATATAAGAAAAATTACAGTAGGTATTTCTAAAAAAGATATAATGAGTTACCGTAGTAAAAAGAAGCAAGCGTTTTATAACTGTTTTGTTATGATTATTCGTATAAAAATTCAAAATTTATTTAAAGAATTTCATATAAAAGTATTTAATACCGGTAAATTAGAAATTCCTGGTGTACAAAATGATGAAATATTTGAAATTGTTTTAAATACTATTTTATATATTTTACAACCATATTCAGATACTGTTTTATCTTATAAACAAACAAGTGATACCGTATTAATTAATTCTAATTTTAATTGTGGTTTTTATATTGACCGTGAAGTTTTATATGATATATTAAAATATAAATATAATATACAATCTATATACGATCCATGTTCTTATCCTGGAATACAGTGTAAATTTTACTATGATGATAATATGGAAATACAAACAGGAATACAAAATACAAAAGAAAAAAGTCAACCAAATGAAAAAATTAAAATTAAAAATAAAAACAAAGAAAAAGATGTAAATATTACAGAAGTTTCATTCATGATTTTTAGAACTGGAAGTGTTTTAATTGTTGGTATGTGTAATGATTTAATTTTAATGAAAATTTATGAATTCTTAAAGAATTTATTAAGAACCGAATTTACCAACATTTGTCAAAAAGTTATTACAGATGATATGATTTCAGTTAAAAATAATAAAAGAAAAATCAGAAAGAAGATTATTCATTTATCTATTGAATCAACTTTAGAATTATAATTTATTTATGAATTTATACATTTATACATTTATTTTAAGTAAACATATTACTTGTTCAATAACAGAAGATAATTTATTTTCATAAAAAATATTACTATCTACATTATCACAAAATATTATATTTTCCATTACATAAAATGGTTGATTTTTTGATATAAATAATAAAATAAAATTTGTATTATTATTTCTGATTTTTGTTAGAGCATCTCTTAATGAAATGATTGTTTCTTTGGAAGGTTTAACTGGTCTTATTATTTGAGGAATGTGAATATGATCATCAAACGTAATTATATATAATACAGTTTTATCTTTTGCAGAAATAAATTTTTTTGATAAATATTCAAATTTTGAATATATTTTTTTCATTGTTTCAGAATCATTTATTTTATTTATATCATCGCCTAATGAAAAATCAGATAATTTATCAAATAAATGCGGCCATATCATTTTATACTTTAAATTATAAATTGCATTTATTAATACTGCTTGTCCTTCTTCTGTTACAACATTATCAAGCACTACAAGATCCTCTTTACAAAAAATATCTTGTAAATTATTATTTAATGCTTGTATTAAATATTCATAGTCACCCATACACATCCAATCAAAAATATCAGCATTTCCTTCTAATGTATTTTTCCAATCTTTATCAGGATTCAACAATAAATTTATATTTGCTTTTGTTGAACACCAATTCCCTAAAGATATTATTTTTTCTACTGAATGAGAAATAGTGTAATTATGATTATCGTTATTCATTTTATAATATAATTTATTGATATATATTTAACTGTAAATATATATTTTTAAATTATATTATATGCATTATTTATTTTATTATTTATTTTATAAAAATAACCAATTAATAAATTGTTTACTATCTGTTAAATAATTCGTTAAATCATTATCCATTATTTGTACCTTAAGATTTTCACCTATATTTTTTTTTGATATTATTTTAGAAACAAATAAAGTTATTATTTCAAAAAATAAAGAAAAAGAGATATTTTGAGTTTTATCTATTAATTGATCTAACAATAAATGAAGACAATTGAATTGAATTGATGTTAAATTCAATATATTTTTATTTTCATTGCAACTATTCAAATATTCGCATAATAAATTAATATTTTCAGATTCTAAATTATTAAAATACTTTATAAAACATAATACAATATTCTTATTTAAATATAAAAAGTTATCCAACTTATCCAATATCATTTTATCTTCGGAACAACAATCTTTCATATTTTTTTTATACTCTAAATTTATTTCATAAATTGTTTTTTTATAGACAAATAAACTAGCTTCTCTTGAACTTAATTGTAAAAAACTATTTTGATCTGTTGATATCTGTTCTATAAACTCTACATAAAAATAAAATGCTTTTTGACAATGATAAAATGTCAGATCTACATTTTTTGTATAATACAACATTATTTTAAATACAGCAGTTATCGTATCATATCCTCTAATAAAAATAAAAGTAAAATACTTATTTTTTTTTATATTTATTTTTTCTGTAATAAATTTAATATATTCTATAATTAACTCTACATATTTATTTAATATATAACTTAAATCTCTATTTATTTTTTCTTTATAATTTTCTATTTGATTTAATAAATATTGATTATATGAAAAAGGAATATTACTTTCTGATGTATTATTCTTGACTTTATTTTTCATATATTATATTTATATCTATTATTTTATTATAAAAATATATATTTTAATTATTTGAAATAAGTATTTAAAGACTTTAAATTTAAAACTATATAAATGTCTGAACTTCAAAAACAGCAAAGTATTACTTCAACTACCCAGAATACCCCTAATATCTCTAGTTCCGCTAATACCCCTACTTCTACAAGCGCATCTAGTTATAAATTACCTTCTGATATTACTCTACAGCATGCTAGTAAATTAGCTATAGTAGAAGATAAACCTATTATGTTAGATTATTGGACTGCGTCCTTAGATAAAAAAGCACTTATTGGTGTTCGTGATACAAGTGAAAAATTATTAGTTAAGAGTGAAGATGAATATACAAGTCCTATTTCAAAATTTTATAAAAGTGGCGGTGATTATATTGTTATTACTGAAAACTCTATTTATATTATTTCTGCAGAGATTTCTACTAGAAAAATCTCATAAATAATAAAAAAATATATTATTTTTATAAATTATATAATAAATTAAAATTTTTTATAAAATAATTTTAATCTATTATAGTATAATGGTTTTTATTCCAAATTTGAACACTGGTTCAGGTCCTTTGGGACCTATTGAGTTTACCGGGTTACCAAGTGCAGCTGGATCAACTGGTCCAATAGGAGCAACAGGATGTAAGGGTTATTATAATCCAAAAACAAAAAAATGCATAGTTGGTCCTACTGGACCTAGTTCAGCTAAACCAGCATTTACTACATCAGGATCTATAACTTTAGGTGATTCAAATGAACTTTTTGTTAAACTAGCATATACTCTTCCATTTAGTTTATCAGCTGCTGATACTTTTATAACATCATTAGTATCACGAAATTTCATAAATAATTTTGAACCTGGTTATTTTCAAATTCCTTATACATATTCTGCTTGTGATAATATTATAAATGGAAATTACACTTCATCTGTTACAACTATTGATTCTAAAATTATAACTACTTATATAGTTCCATATAAAAGTGAATTTATAGAAAAAAATGTTACATTTAAAACTTATTTTGACTTAATAACAAATATTTTATTTTATGAAATACCAAGAGAATTTAGTTATAATTCAAAAGATCAGGGATCTATAGCTGTTACTGCTTCAGGTACAGATTTCATTGGAAAAATATCTATTCCTTCCACTTTTTTTACTGTAGAAGAAAACATATCCTATACTAAACTGCTTAATTTTACTATTAATTCGGAAGCTGTTCCTTCAGTACTTAGTGGTCTCGGAGGAAACGCTACAATGTCTGTTGAAGAAAGTGAAGAATTTTTAATTTGTTGTGATTGTTGTGGTGTATCTAGAGACAATAATTGTTTTCCATATAGATTTCCTAGCGTAAATTTAGAACAATTTAAAAATTTTTGTCTTGAAAATAACTGTTCAGAAGAAGAATGTGGTGAATAAAGAATTTATATATTAAATATTTATTATAATATATAAATGCCATACGGTCAATTTTATGTAGGAAAAGGAGGATTCGCATATAAAAAAAGTGGAGGTGCAGGTGTTAGAAAAAATCCCTCTTATGGTTTAATTACAGGAGTACCTGCAAATGTTAATAATAAATATGTTTATGGAGCAGGTGTTGGTGCACAAAGTACTGCAGTTAGACGCGCTAAAATGAGATTTGCAACTGTATGTAATCCTGAACAACCATGTGGTAAATTTTTAACAAAATTAGGTATTCATCCTAGAGATGATGGACAAAATATTAATTTTGAATCAGGGATAGGTGCTGGTATTCCTCATCCTTATCCGATTAATTTGAATTCACAACAAGTCCAAACTGCATATATCACAATCAATAATTCATTTAGAAGTATTATTTATTAATTTATGCATTTTTCCTGATTGAAGTGAACATGTATATTTAGATGCACCATATTTTGGATTATGATGATAAGGGCTTTCAATAATTTCATTAGTTATAGGTATCGGTTGTAATTGGTTATAATTTGTTGTATAATTCATTTTCAATATTGGAGACTGAATTCGTTTCTCAAATAAATAATTGGTTTGATTAGCTTGACTATTATTTATTTCTAAAGAAGGTTGCTCGCGAATACTTCTAACAAGTTTAGGCATGGATAATATTATTAAATATATATAATAATTTATTTAATAATATGCATATGATCCTCCTTTGGCAGGATATAGTTTAAATTGAGTACTATTGAAATTGGATTGTCCTTGAACTCCGGCTCTACCAATTCTTGCACCAGCTCCAGGTCCATTGTTAGATAATGTATAGTACATTGTAGATTGATATTGAGGAATAGATAATCCGAAAAATGAATTACCTCTTTCAGTTGCATTTTCATTTGCAAATGCTCTCAATACTTGATTACTCCAACTATTCGTATAGATTCGTGATGCAAATCTTCCTGGTCCTGATCCGTTTCCCATTTATATTATATATTTACAACATATATTATTTATTTTAGTAGACTAATAATTAGTTAAAATTAAAGTACATGCTGCACTTGGTGATATAGGACCTACAGCACGTTTTAATGATCCACCTGACGCACCTGTTCTTGCTAAATAGGTTGTTGCAAGAACTTTAGCACCATTGGATCCATTTTTATAACTACCTATTGCTCCTGGAAAATAAACAGTGCGATCAAATAAAGATTTAGTTGCATATTGCACTCCAGTGGATGATGGACGATTACCTGGCATTATATATTATATAAATATATTAAGGAAATTCCGAGAATTAAAATTTTTGTAAAAATTATTATTGTTGTATATTATAAAATGTCTTGCTCTCCTGAAAATCTACTTTGCTTTGATGATATTTGTACATGTGTTCCTCCTCCTCCAGAGGCGACACCTTCCTACGTTTCTACTTCAACTCTTTCTGTCGGAGATAGTAAAGATCAGTTTATTGATTTAGCTTTTGCTATCCCTTATCTTGCTGGTACAATTGATGCTGACCTATCTGCTAAATTGTCTAAAGCTCCTCTTGAACTATCATTAGATCCAAAGTTTTTCCAACTTCCATACATATATAGTTTTGCTACTAATCTATCTAAAGGCAAATATAGTTCTACTTTTATAAAAGACGATGATAAAGAAACTGTTACGTCATATGTAGTTCCATATAAAAGTGAATTTTCTGAAAAAACTGTAACCATTGTTACTACCCTTGTGAAAGAAACTAATATTTTATTTCATGAAATTCCTAGAGAATTCAGTTATGACAGTGCTGAACAAGCTTCTGTTGCAACTAGTATGAATGCTGATGGAACTTTTGAAGGAATTTACCTTGTACCAAAATCATTTATTGATGGTGAATTAAATAGTGGTACTATTAAATATGAATTTAAGATTAATCCAAAAACAGATACTATTGTTGAGGCAAAACCAAATTATTATTGTCCAAATGGTGATTTCACAAACCTAAAAAAATGCCCAAATTGGTCATCTCCTAGAGTTGCTGATGTTTCGGTAAGTTCACCTCTAGGTAGATATTGTATAGGATGGATTTGTTATAATTAAATAAAAAATATATTTATAAAGTTATTAATTTTGTAAATATATTTTTAGTAATGAATATATATAATGACGTGTCCTTGTTCTTTAAAAGCAAAACCCAATACTAATACTAATACTCAATTTGTAGTTGGAGGTGATGGAGGAAACGGAGGACTTGTTGCTTTGTCTGAATTTAAATCTGAAGGACAAGTTAAAACTACAAATACATTAAACTCGTTTGTTGATTTAGCATATTCTGTTCCTTTTCTTGCATCTGCTGCAGATGCATATATTACTGATTTGTTATCTAAACAATTCATTATTGGATTTGAACCAACTTTTTTTCAAATTCCATATATTTATTCCTATGCAGATAATCTAATTAACGGTAACTATACTATATCTTCTCTTAAAGATGAAGGTGATTTAACCATCACTACTTACAAAATTCCTTATCAAGGAGAATTCAAAGAAGAAATTGTAACTATTATTACTTATTTTAATAAACAAACCAATATTTTATTTCATGAAATTCCAAGAGAATTCAGTTATAATAGTGTTGAACAAGCATCAGTATCTTATAGTCAAGTTGCAGATGGAAGATTTAGTGGTGTATATTCCATTCCATATTCGTTTGTTACCAATATTACACCTCCAAATTCTACTTTTTTTATTGATTTTAATATAACTCCAAATACTGGAACAATTAGTAACATTACTACCACATTGGATTCTTCTTTAATCAAAGCAACAAATTCATTAAGACAATTTTAGATTAAAATAAATTAAAATAATTCAAAGCAAAGTTAAAGTAAATCTTTCAAAACATTAATCGTTTCACTTGTTAGTTTCTCTGGAAACTCAACATCAAAAACAATTATTAAATTTCCTGTACAATTTTCCCTTGTTAAACCCATATTATTTATTACTTTTCTATGATTAGGAGGAATAATATTTCCAATATTATTATTTATAGTATATGATTTACCATTTATATATTTCAATTCAAAAGCAAATCCGCATAATGCATCTTTTAATTTAATTTTCTTTTCTAAAATTAAATCTAAACCACTTCTTTTTAAATCAGTATTATTTTCTACTTTAATGAATAATTTAATATCTCCTTTCATTTCTTCATTTACATAATTTCCTTTATCTCTTATAATTATAATTTCATTATCATCTATACCTTGAGGTATATTTACATAAATAGTTTCTTTTTCAAAAACTTTTGTTCCTTGTTGTACAATCCACCTTTCTATTTCTACAGGTAAAGTTGAATTAGTTAAAACTTGTGATATTGGAATAGTGATAGTTTTAATAATAGGTGTTGGTTTTTGCAAAGACTGTTGTATATTAATCCCAGGCATTCCTCCACCAGGACCTGATCTAAATATACGTATATTTGGTCCAAAACCTGAACCTTGATCAGAAAAAGGATCAAAACCTTGTTGAGAAAAAGGATCAAAACCTTGTCCTTGTGCAAAAGGATTCATCCCTGGACCTCCAGGTCCACCAAAACCAAATAAATTTGCAAATAATTCTTCAATTGGATCTTGTCCTCCTGATCCTGGCCCTGGACCGTGTCCAAAATTCATATTGGAACCCATCATTTTTGCAAAAGGACTATTTCTCATCATATCATATTGTCTTTTTTTATCATTATCGCTTAATGTTTCATATGCTTCTCCTATTTTTTGAAATTTAGCTTGAGATTCTGGAGTATTATTATTTTTATCTGGATGATGTTTTAAAGATAATTTACGATAAGCCTTTTTTATTTCATCTGGACTAGCTTGCTCTTTAACTTCAAGTATGTCATAAAAAGATGGTTCATTCATTTAATATATTATTATTCTATGAGATAAATTTAAACATTTATTAACTAATATAATTATAATAATAAATAGTATGTCTGAGTCAGAAAATTGTATAATAGAAAATATAAGTAGCAATAGTTTATTTGTTAATAAATTCCAACCTCTTTACTTTAAAGATTTTGAAATAGATAATGATATGATTAATATATTAAATACTTTTATAAAAATTGATAATTTAAACATTCTTTTCATTGGAGATATTGGTTCTGGTAAAACTTGTCTATTAAATGCTGTAATTCGCGAATATTATAAAACCTATTCTCCGTTTGAATATGAATCTAATCTTTTACATATTAATAGTCTAAAAGAACAAGGAATCAATTATTATCGTAATGATGTAAAAACGTTTTGTCAAACATGTTCTAACATAAAAAATAAAAAAAAAATTGTTATTCTTGATGATATTGATTTAATTAATGAACAAAGTCAACAGGTTTTTCGGAATTGTATTGATAAATATAGTCATAATGTTCATTTTATTTCTTCATGTTCCAATACACAAAAAGTAATTGAAAGTTTACAATCTAGATTTATTATTATTAAAATCAAACCTTTACACAGAGATAATTTAAAAAAAATCATGAATAAAATTAAACTTAAAGAAAATATAGTAATTGAAGATAGTGCAGAAGAATTTATATTAAATGTTTGCAATAATACATCCAAAATTTTAATAAATTATATGGAAAAATTCAAGTTAATGGATATTCCAATAACACTTGATTTGGTATCAAAAATTTGTACTAATATTAGTTTTATATCATTTCACGAATATACTGATTTACTTAAACAAAATGACTTAGTTAATGCAGTTCAATTACTAATTTCTATATATGATAAAGGTTATTCTGTTATGGACATATTAGATAATTATTTTTTATATATTAAAACGACTAAATATCTATCCGAAGATGAAAAATATAACATAATTCCATTTATTTGTAAATATATATCTGTTTTTCATAATATTCACGAAGATGAAATTGAATTGGCACTTTTTACCAATAATTTATACCAAAATGTATTTCATACAAATAAAATATTCTAGAAACATAAAATTTGTAAAACAATATATTACAATCCAATAATATCAAATCATACAGAAATACAAAGCAATATTTTATATTTTGTAATTTAAACACAAAATATAATAAATGCGTTTAAATTTTAGGGGGATTTTTTTTTATTTATCTATTATTATAATATATAAATGTCATCTCAAATATTTAAACTTCCAATTTCTAATACATTATTATTTAATTTCTTAGAGAAAGTCTCTATAAAAACAGAAAAAAAGTATATTTTCAATAAAATATCCTTTAAAAAAGGTTTAGTAAACAATATAATTGATGACTTTTTGAAAGAATGCAAACCATATTATTTTGCATCTAAACAAAAATATTTAGATCGTAAAGTTACATATAATACATTAACTACTATATTACGACAAATATGTAACTTTAACAAAATTACATATACATCTCAAATAAAATATGATAAATCAAGCTATGAAATTGAATATTATATTTTTTATAATTAACTATTAATTATACATATTCATTTCTTATAAAAGAAAGCATCTTTAATGTATTCACAATATACTCTTCATCGTAAACAACATTATCATAACAAGTTATGATTTTTTCATCCAAACTCAGTTCTTCTAGCAAATCAAATGTAATTTCACTGCACCCATTAGGAAGGTGTGACAAATTTAATAATGTTACCGAAATACTATCATCCAATATAAATGAAATAAAAGAAAACAAATGTTTTGTATTTTTATAGTTACAATTATAATAAAATCCTTGATATTCATTATCACTATCACTATCTTCGTCATTCTGTTTTGCTTTTCCCCAAATACCATATCTTTCTCTTAATGTATCATAAATTAAGTATAAACACATTGAATTATCCTCTAATTTTAATACTAAACAATCTAGGGTTGACATTATTGTTATACTATTACAACAATTGTTTATATTGTTTTCAATATATATTTAGCAAAAATGACTAAATATATTTGTATTATTTAAATAAAATATATAATTTTTTTATTTATTATTTAAGAAGTGAATTGATTTGGATAATTTTGTTTAGGTACATAATTTCCTAAACCTACTGGTTTTAATCCCCAAACTGGTGCATCTGAAGGTACTTTCCAAAAACTAACCCAATCTGGGTTTGCAGTTAATGGTTCTACAACACCTAAATGCGAATCAGGAGCGGATGCAATTAAAAAGTATTTAGATAAAATAAAGTTTCCTTTTAATACTTGTGATTCAGACATCCTTGAAAACCATTCATATGCTCTTCTTTTTAAAATCATTTTAGAAGGTATCCATATACCATACATATCTTTATAATAATTTATATAGTCTTCTCCCAGCAAGTTTTCTATTAATACAGGGGTATCATCTAATGTTTTTATACCCAAATATTTTCCTTCTATTAAAGTGATTTTTCCGGTTTCCACTCTTTTATTACACCAACGATTAAAATCACCTAAAAAATCTACTTGAGCAGTATAATCATTTGAAATAATTCTTTGCATAAAATCAATTAATTCTGAAATTGTTTCATTATTTTTATTTGCACCAACAAATTCTATATTTGGATATAAATCAAAATGAGTAGATGTTATATTATTATCAACATTTTCTCCTATAAACATTTTATTATAATTTGTTCCTCTTTCATAAAGTTCTTTTAAATTTTTAAAACATAGAAAAGATATTGGAAGACTAAATCCACCATATTTGTAAATTAATTTTATTATAGCTAGTTGCCGAATATGTGATAAAATAGGATCTCCTATTATACTTAAATCAATATTCCAGTCAGGTATTAACTTTCCAAATGAATTATCATCTATAAAACATATCATAAATGAATCATCACAATTTTTAATTATTGTCTTGACTGTTAAATATAAATAAGGTTGATTTAAATCATGCGAACTTCTTGATCCGAAACTTTGCCAGTTTCTTGCATTGTATTCATAAGGAATATGAATCCATAAAATTGGTTTTTTATTTTTACTTATTAATTCAGAATCTTTTAATAAATGGTTTTGAATTGCATTATAATTATCATGTTCTGAACCATATGCATGTTTTTCCAAGTATCTTTGATATAATATAGCTATTACAATAAGTAATATAAACATAATAATATAATTTGATACCAACATATTATATTATTCTTATATTTTATTTTATTTTATTTTAAATGTGAAAACATGTTAATATCCTAAACCTAAATATAAAGGATATGTTATAACCCTTATTAGTTTGTTATATGTTTAATACTTGACCAAAAGTTATTACTTTTTTTACTTGCTTCTTCTGATTGTTTAGCATAATAATATGCTAAATTTGCACTTTCTTCCTCTTTTTTGTTTTCTTGATATCTTATTTTTTTTAATGCATCTTCTTCATTCAAAGGATTTATATCTTGTTTATCCCGATATAATTTATATTCTTGGGATGATTTAAATTTTGGAATATTCAAGTAATCATCATTGGATATTGGTATTATAGTTTCTACATGTGCTTGTCTTAAATCTTGATATTGCAACCCATTTCCTTCAAATAATCCAGAAGAAAAATTATCATTGTTATTTGAACCTAACAACGACCCTCCTAGAGTTGATGAAAAAGGATCATTTATACCATTATAAACACTTAAAGCTTGTATTTTTTTCTTTTGTTTTTCAAATTCTTCATGCATTGTTGACATGTTAACTGTAGTTGTATTATAAATACCTTCATCGGATTTCAACCAATCCCCGTATCCATTAACTAAGTTATTATCTTCTATTTTATGTTTTTCAAATTCATTATTAAACCATTTATTAAACTCTTTTGGATTTTTTAATTCTTGTTTTTTTTCAAATAATATATCTAATGCATTACTATTATCCTTTTTGTAATATTCATTGGTATCTAGTTTTTTATTTGTATTTTTATTTTGAAATTCATAGATAGAATATAATTTTTTATATGCTGCTGAAAAAAATAAAAAATATTTAGCATCTAACTTTGACTTATCCGGATGCATTTTTAATACTATTTTTTTTGCATTTTTTAATTCTTCTAAATCAATTGTATTATTTTCAATGTAAAATAATTTGTATAAATCTTTTAATGAATAGTTATCTAGATCTAAATCTATTTCTAATTGCATTTTTGTATTAATATTATATAAAATAATATACTTTTTACATTTATATTTTTTTATAGTTATTTATTTTTTATAATTATTATTATTAATAATTATTATAATGGAAAATTATTGTTCTTGTACAAATGAATTTTGCTTGAATGTTAAATCAGATGGCTTCGCGTTAACTAATACGGGGGATATAGTTACTGCAACTGCATCAGCTAGCGCTTGTTCTGAAACTAGTTACGAAGATTCATGGTTTAAAGCCACTGATTTAGCAAAATTAACTGCTTACACAGAGGCAAAGAATAGTGCTAATATTATTGATCAAACTTTAGATATCATTAAATCTGAAGTAATTAGCAAAATTAAAACAGTTAAGGGTGATATTGGACCAACTGGATTACAAGGAGTACAAGGTATTCAGGGATTAATAGGGCTACAAGGACTAACTGGATCAACAGGATCAACAGGAGTACAAGGACTAACTGGATCAACAGGATCAACAGGAGTACAAGGACTAACTGGATCAACAGGAGTACAAGGACTATCAGGATCAACAGGAGTACAAGGACTAACTGGATCAACAGGAGTACAAGGTGCAACTGGAGTACAAGGAATTCAAGGTGCGACTGGATTATCACCCAGTACAACTGATTTTGTTACTACAAATACTGATCAATTAATTAGTGGATATAAAACTTATAATAATGCTATACTACAATCTATAATATCACCTACTGTTATAAGTAATAATATACCTTGTAATTATAGTCTAGCAAGTATATTTTATGTTACAAATCCATCCGGTAATTTAAGATTAGATATAACAGATTTTCCTACTTCGCCGCAACAAAATGTTCCTTATTGTATTAGTTTAATTATTAATAAATCAGGCGGCAATGCTTATTATGCTACTACATTAACTATTAACGGTTCTCTTTCTATTACTCCATTTTTTAATAATGGTGCAACTGCCACTACCGCATTAGTAAGTAGTCCTTCTACTAGTACAGCAAATACAGTTGTTCAAAATTTCCATATTATATATATTGGATCCGTTAGACAACCTATTTTATGTAGTACTAATGTTTCATATTAATAAAAATTAATTAAATAAAATATAAACTTTTTATTTAATTACTAACGTATTCTTGTGGAATAGCTATAATTACTATACCGGGCTCACCTGATATACTATTATTATTTCCTCCTCCTCCTTTATTTGACTGTCCTAAACCTCCTTGTCCATTAAAACTAGCTCCACCTCCAGCATAATATATTTTATTCAACCCAAGTAAAGTTGGCATTCTTCCATCTCCACCATTCCCCCCAAATTCACTACCATCGTCTCCTACTGTTCCAGCACCTCCTCCTCCTCCTGCATATATATCTTCTGCACCTTCAATTAGATTTCCTCCATTATTCCCATATCCACCTGATGATGAAGTAGATTGAGTCCCTTGACCTCCAGTATATTGTTGTCTATTGCCGCCTGCACCCGAGCCACCGGCAAGTGAGTAACCATTAAAATTAGCTCCACCTCCACCTAAAGCAGTTATTTGAAAATCGGTTGAATTAGTTAAAGTTGTATTTGTACCAGGAGAGTAATCCCTTACATTACCTACCGTAATAGTAAAAGTTTCTATACCAGTTAAGGATTTATTTTGTTCAACAAAACCACCGGCTCCACCTCCTCCACCAAGTCCCCCACTTCCACCTCCCCCAACTGCTAAAATACTTAACGGTACAATCTCTGATACATTAGAAAAAGACATAGTATAAGGTGCACTAGTATTTGTAAAACTATAAACCCAATATAATTTACTATTGATTGGTTCTAAATAAGGAGTTGGTGTAACATTTGGATTAGTTGTAACAATTGCTTTATTAGAAAGTACAGAATTTCCATAACCACTATCAGTTTGAAACATGTTAAACGCTCCAAAAACCATATTTTATAATATAATGTAATATATTATAAATTTAAAATATTATACTGCCGAAGATGAAGATACAGATTTTAACTGTATATTTTTTTGTTTTTCTATATTTAGTAAATGAATACCACAACGTTTAAAAAATGCATCTAATGCAACAGGATCTGCACCAGTTACACTATCATTAGGTGCAAAATTGGTATTTCCCTTTTTATAACATAAAATTACTGGTATACCATTGACCATTTTTTTACTCTTTAAATATGCATAAAAATCAAATGATTCATCTACATCAATATCCGCACAAACTACGTTATCAGGAGATGATGCAAAAAATGATTCTAAGACTGGTGCAATTTTTTTACAAGGTCCACACCATTCTGCGCCTAATTTAATTATTACTAATCCAGGGTTCAGTTCTAATAATTTTAGAAAATCAGTTCTGGAATCAAATTTGGAAATAATTGTTTTATTAGTCATATAATATTTATAATTGGTTATTTTCTTAAATACTAACTTTAATAAATATTATATTTTTATTTATTTTATTTATTAATATTTTCATTTTTCAAATAGTATTCATGTCCACTTTTATATGTATTAAATACTTTATCCCATAATGAAAATCTTTTACCATAATTACAATTGTTTAATGAATGATGCAAATCATGATCTTCTGTGTGCAATTCAATATTCAAATATTTTACTAACCATGGCATTTGAGGAAAACTAGTAGCAGGGTATATTTTTTTACCACAATGACCTGCAATTTCTAATGCAGTTTTATAAACTAAAATAATATTAAATTGTAAAAATGATATGTTTGGTAATACATATAACGGTATTAAATTTGGTACAGTAGTTATTAAAAACCATTCAAAAGGATCTTGGTAATATAATAAAATACCTATTGGATGCTTATGTTTATGATGTGTTTTGTGAATTACCTTATATAAATTTTTGTTATGAAATAATCTATGAATAGAATAATAAAATAGATCAAAAATTATTTCATATAAAAAAGAAACTGGTATAAAATATAATAAATCAAAATAAATATTTGAAACTTGTTCAATGTTAATTATTTTTGTTATTGTAAAAAAATAAGTAGTTGATTCTATTAATGTATTAAATAAAACATATCTATGGAATTCATATTTATAACTTTCCACTGGATTTTTAGATTCATCTTTATTAATTCTTAATTTTTTTTTAGTTATAAAATCTGTAAAATTTAATAAAAAATAATTTTTAGTTACATAAATCAAATATAAACTACAAAAATTATATATTATATTTGAATATTGAGTTAATAATATACTTTTATATTGAATGTAACCAAGTAATAAAAATATTGTATTTACAGTAATATATATTTTTAAACTTTTATTTATCATTATATATATAATCATATAATATAATTGTAAAAATATATATTATTATTACTGATATCTGTTTTTTTCACATTTATTGAATACTTTAATATATAGTTGAAAGTATTTTACCTAAAATAAATATAGTTATATAGTTATTTATCTATTACAACTTCTTTTGCCACATTTGAAATAATTTTATTTATATTTTGTATCTGTTCATGACTTGATTCCCCACTCATACAATTAGAAATAAGTTTCATATATTCATCGTTTTTTTTTGAATCAGAATTTTTACATGATGGATTTTCATCTGCCCAGTTAGATATATTTTTAATATTTTTATATGTTAATTTATGAATTGCTTGTTTTAATTTTATCTTTTCTTCATCTTCTTTTTTCCATTCATCTTCATCTTTGATATATAATATTTCTCTTTTTATATCACTACAATGAATCGGACGTTTATAAACATCCAAGTCTTTCAATTCTTTTACAAAAATTTTACTTATTCCTTCTGAATAACCTAATCTTGCAACTAACTCTAAATCAGTTAATTTTAATTGAATAGATTGTATAAAATCATTTATATTTAACGCATCTTTACATTTTTCATTCAAAAATATATTTAAATTAAATTTATTATGAATTACATTATTATTATTTCCAATTTTGGGTATAGCTTCTTGTAATAATTTTCTCATTTCTTGATTTTCTAACAAAATTGCTTTATTTTGTTCTACTACATTTATAAACATTTTCTTCAATGATATTTCTTCTTCTAATACATGATGATTTTGGGTTGCATTTGCATTTATTAAATTACAAATTTTATTGTGTTTCCACAATCCATTCCTTGATTTATATTGTTTACTACATCTTTCACAATAAAAAATTTGTGTTTGAATATTTATGTTTTGGCATTTTTTTGGCATTTTTTTGTCACCTGGTGAGACTGACAAATGTTTACGGGTAGATAAGTGTTTTAAATAATTACTTTCTTTAGAGCATTTAAAGTCACAAACGACACAGTTAAAATTTTGGGCATTTTTTTTTGTCACCTGTGTTTCCATATATAGCTAACAGATAAAAAATGCCTAAATTCTTTTTTTGATAAAATATTTTTTTGCATAACAAAACTAAAATTATTTTTTTGGTACATCAAACCATTGAGACCAACAGCTTGAAAAAAACAACTTTTTCCAAAACTTTTTTTCGAAATCCAATTTTGGACATTTATTTTTGTCCATTTTAAAGAATCTTAGAAAAGTCTTGGAATTTTAGTTTTTGAGTTATTAAAATCCATTTTTATAAATTTGCATGCAATTATTAATTAATTTTTATTATACATTTCAACAATTTCTTCTAATTCTTTTAAATCTATATAGTTCATTTTTACATGAGATTCCCAAAAATATCTACAAAAACACCAAATAAATTCACAATCATTTTTATACCATTCTGGATGTAATTCTAATAATTTTTTTGTTAACTGTTGTGGTAATAAATGTAAGCTTGAATAAGGTAATACATAACATAACTGAACTATAGGTGAAACTGGATTAGGTTTTTCAATACTTACTAAATTTGTATCAAATACTGGTATGCAATTTAATAAATCATTTAATAGTGGCGGATAATGATATCTGTAATTCCATCTCCAATTTACACATCCGGTTGTATAATATTTCATTGTCCATTCTAAGCCTTCCAAATAATTAATACAAATTTGTTTTTTTCTAAATTTACCAGTATCACTTTTAATATGAAAAAGACAATCGTAATATCTATGTTGCCAATTTTCTTTAAAAGGATTAATATATTTTTCCATTTCTCTTTCATAAGTAGGTAATGATTCAAATTTTTTAAATACTTGTTCTGGAGTATTTGTCTCATAATAGAAATTTTCTTTTTTATTTCTCAACTTATATTCATCTACTAAAAAGGATTCTTCCATTGAGGCTAGAATAATTATTAATTTTCTAACATTATTCCAATTTATTTTTTGTCCATCAAATAAACATTCATTTGTCTTTCCTATTGTGTCTTTATACGCGTTTAATAATTTATCCATACCACCTGTTCGTATGTTTAATGCAGGAAAGTGTGGTAAAAAATCATTACCTAAAAAAAAAGATAAAAATATATAATCATGTATTTTATTATTTATAGTATTATTATGTATACATTCATTTATAATATTTTCATCATCATTATTCATGTATAATAAAATACTTTTACTTAATTCCGGAATATTCAATAAATAATTTTCATTTGGATCTATATCTTTATTAATAGATTGAACAAAATGAGGGGTCTCACGAAATAAATATATTTGTTTACAAATTGTAAGGTGGTTAATGGATAACATAATTAAATCTGCGTCTAAACCATAAATAACGGTTGTTTCATTTTTATGTTCTATTGAATTATCGCGTATATATTCAAATATTTTATGTTCACCTTCGCCGTAAATATCGCTTGTTGAATTAATAATAGTTTCTAAATTATATTTACTTGCATCATTAAAATAATTCTTTATATAGATAGATAGATCTTCCATAAATTTAGTTCCAGGAGTAATTGAAGCAGTATTCCATGGATCTGGTTTTAAATTATTATAAATTGTTTTAGAAATTGCATTCTGATATGCAGACTTGTACCTTCTAGATCTTTGTTGTTCTAGTTTTGCAAGGGGAGCTACTCCATCAAATGCAATAAGTAATTTTTTAGATGGTTTAATTAAATGTATATAGTAGTCAATTTTACTACAAACATTTTTTATCAAGTTAACAATTAAAATATTAGTTGATTCCTCGCTTAAATCATCAGATATAATTTTATAATATAAATCATAAATAATGGAATTGCAATCTAAATATAAATTATCTATCTTCAAATTATTATTTGAAAATTTTTGAATAATTTGAGGATAATTTTTAATTATATATGAAAAATAGCTTGGAATACCCATTTATTATATTTTTGTAAATTATATTTAATATGATTTAACATAGTTTATTGAATATATATTATAATATTAATATTAGTATATATAAATGGCTAATTCAAATAGTATAAAAGAAAATAATATAAATAGTGATAATATTAATATTTTAATTGATAAAAAGATCCAATTTTTTCAGGATGTTATTCAAAAAACAATATTATATGCGCAAAAAAATAAAATACTAGAAATTTTAGGAGTTAGTGAATTGAATAATTGTATACAATCATTGCACGAATTGAGCAATAAAATCCATAATGTATCATTTAAACCTATTTCATCAAATAATAAAGATGAATTAGTTGATTTTTTACAAGTTATCAATAATGAGCTATCTATTATATTTAAATCATTTGGAACAGACAGTTTGGAGGATTTGATTTGTGTTTGTTTTGGAAATAATAATGTAAATATAATAAATGAAATAGATAAATGTAAATTAGAATTATTAAAAAAGTATTTTCATCCAACAAGCTATAAAATTATATCAAAAAAACAGGATAGTGATAAAAATATAAAAATTATTTCTAATAAAAATTGCATTGATGATAGTAAATTAAATGAATATTCTAATAATTTAGACTCAGTTAATGTAAATTTATCTAACAAATCATTTCATCTTAAAGTTCATGGTATACAAATAATAATTCATAATGATGTTCAAAAAAAAAGTTTAATTATTACAGGCGTAATTGATGATATTATTATTAATGTTTTAAATAATAAATTTATTAATTTAAAATTAAAACAAATAAATGATAATATTCCACAAGAAAACGAATTTAAAAGTGAATATTTTCACAAGTTTATTGAAACTATTAGTTTAAAAGATTTGTTAATTTATAAATACAATGAAATATATGGAAAATATATTGGTTATGTATCTAATTTAAATTCAATAAGATTAAAGAGTATAAATCAAACCGTAAAAGAGTTTATGTCTGGTGACTTATATAGTAAACGTCTCATGATTATACAATTATTAACATATTATAACAAAAATGAAAATCAATACTTAGCATACTTATTATATGATTTATTATCTAATGATGTAAATGGAAATATTGATACTCAAGAACAGATAGCAATGTTTGATAGTTTTCCATGGTTAATTAAACAATATTTTCGTGATGCTATGAAAAAAACGATTCAATATACAAATGATTTATCTAATTTTGATATTCAAAAAATACCTTTAGAACAACAAATTTGTTTAATGAAATCAAGAGATATTGTAAAAGAAAAAGCTATGTATAAATTAAAAGAAATTAAATCAAAGTCAGATGATTCTGGATGTAAAGCTAGACAATATTTAGATGGATTACTTAAAGTTCCATTTAATATTTATAAAAGAGAACCAATCTTGAATTTTATGGATACAATTAAAAAACAATTTATTTATTTATTAAATCAATATTCTATTAAAAATATACCTATTAAAGATAATTATACTAGTTTAGAAATTTCGTTTTATCTTAAAGAAATAAAAAATAATTTACATAAATATTTAGATTATAACATAGATATTCTACAAAAAAAATTATTAGATGTTGATAAACAATGTTTAATTAAAAATGCAAATTGTATAAACTTGATTTTTCAAAAACACAATATAAACACAAATTTAGTATTCCCATCTAATAAAAAAAATGAATTAAAAAAATTTATTAAACATTCATTGGAATTGATATGTGATAATCAAATAATACAAGTTGAACTGTTTAACTCAATTGTCGATTATCAATTGTTAATAAAAGATATTGACGAAATAGAAAACTTGTATGATTCTATTCAACAAAATATATCTAATATGAAAATAGTGTTAGATGATGCTGTTTATGGTCATGAAAAAGCTAAACAACAATTATTTAGAATAATAGGTCAATGGATTAACGGTGAACAAGATGGATACTGTTTTGGATTTGAAGGACCTCCTGGAGTTGGAAAAACTTCTTTAGCTAAAAAAGGATTATCTCATTGTTTAAAAGATGAATTTGGTGTAAGCAGACCATTTGCAATGATACAAATAGGAGGAGATAGCAATGGTAGTTCGTTACATGGTCATAATTATACTTATGTTGGATCTACATGGGGGTCTATTGCTCAAATTTTAATGGATAAAAAATGCATGAATCCTATTATTTTTATTGACGAAATTGATAAAATAAGTAAAACAGAAAATGGCAAAGAAATTATTGGAATATTAACTCATTTGTTAGATCCTAGTCAGAATGATTGTTTTCAAGATAAATATTTTACTGGTATAGATTTAGATTTATCTAAAGCATTATTTATTTTATCTTATAATGATGTAGATGCAATAGATAGAGTTTTATTAGATCGTATTCATAGAATAAAATTTAAAAATTTATCATTAGATGAAAAGATAACTATATGTAAAAATCATTTATTGCCTGAAATTTATAAAAAAATGGGATTAGAAGATATGATTATTATGAAAGAAGATGTTTTAAAAAATATAATTGAACAATATACTTCAGAACCAGGAGTAAGAAAATTAAAAGAAATATTATTTGAAATTGTTGGAGAAATAAATTTAGATATATTAAATTTTAATAAAGAATATAGTTTACCAATTAATATTTCTGAATCAGATATAAAAACTAAATATTTTAAAGATAAAATTCAAACAAATCCAAAAAAAATACATCATGAAAATAAAGTTGGAATAATTAATGGTTTATGGGCTAATGGATTAGGATTAGGAGGTATCATTCCTATACAATGTAATTTTTTTCCATCAGATAAGTTTTTAAATTTAAAGCTAACTGGAATGCAAGGAGATGTTATGAAAGAAAGTATGAATGTTGCATTAACTTTAGCTTGGAATATAACGAATAAAGATAAACAGGATGAAATCATTAGTATATACAAAAATAATAATACAGGTATACATATACATTGTCCTGAAGGAGCTGTTCCAAAGGATGGGCCAAGTGCAGGAACCGCAATTACTATTTGTATTTATAGTTTATTGAATAATTTAAAAATTAAAAATAATATTGCAATTACAGGAGAAATTTCTTTAGATGGAACTATAACAGCGATAGGAGGATTAGATTTAAAAATACTGGGAGGAATCAAAGCAAATGTAAGTGAATTTTTATTTCCTGAAGAAAATAAAAAAGACTTTGATGAATTTATGGAAAAATATAAAGATAATCCCATAATAAATAATATTTCATTTTATCAAATAAAAAATATAAATAATGTATTTGATTTAGTATTTGAAAAATAGTTATAAAAATAATGAATATATAATAATAAAATAATTTATTATTATATGAGTGCTAGTTTAATTAATAGTTTATCATTTTTTTCACCAATTATTATTTCTACAAGTATTCTTATCTTTTCCATTTTTTCCATGTCAGTAGGAAAAGGTTTATTTTACTTATTTTGGTTACTTATTGTTACGTTTATTCGTATTGGAGTATTATGGATGATACCAGGATCAAACCCATATATGAAATATAATAATGAAGTTTGTGCTATTAGTGAATTTTTGCCTTATGATAACTCAACATATAGTATATTTGTATTATTATTTACATTTTTTTATTTATCAATGCCAATGTTTATTTCAGATAATATTAACTACATATTAATTACATTTTTTTGTATTTATATCGTATTTGACATTTTAGTCAAACTAGTAAATGGATGTATAATGTCTAAATTAGATATATTAGGTAATTTTATAGGAGGTGCAGGTTTAGGTGCTGCAATATCAGCCATGATATATAGTTCCCCAGTTAGAGATTATTTATTTATAAATGAAACTTCAAATAACAAACAAGTATGTTCAATGCCTTCTAAACAAACATTCAAATGTTCGGTATATAAGAATGGAGAACTTGTTAATTCAACTGTCGCGAGTCAATAGAATAAATAGTATTATTATACATCAAAATGACTCATATTTTGCATTAACCATTGTTTGAATCCAGCTAAAATACGAACTCTATAATAATTTTCTGCAATTAATTGCATATTACCATTAGTATTATAAGTAGAAGAAAATTTGTTAAATATCAAAATAAGATTATTTTGTTTATAAGTGTCAAGATTTTCATATCTAAAAGATGGATTATGTTTTCTTACATTAACAGAATTATGAAACATATATAATAGATTTTTTAGATCATTTTTTGATTTCAAATTGGCAGGATTTATTTTAGATAAAAATAATTTTGCATGATCTGCGCAATCTTTACATGGTAAATTTTGACAAATAGACACGATTTGTGAATATAATTGTTGACCAATAATTGGAAAATGATCTTCTTTTATTTTCTCAGCTAAAGTATGAAATAAATTCCAACAAGCAGGTCCCCAGATAGTTATATTCATTATAATAACTAAATATTTTTAAATATATATAAAGACTAATTACATTTATTTTATTATAATAATACTATGGTGAAGTATTCCGTTGAAAATAAAATAAATTTTTATGAAGAATTAGAAAAGTCATTGAATTCTAAAGAAATTATTGTAGATAATCAGAAATGCTTGATCACAAATGATATATTAACCGACAAATTTATAGAATTAAAATGTGGTCATTGTTTTAATTATTTACCTTTATGGAATGAAGTATATAATCAAAAATTTGCTCCATCTTTTCAAAAAGCATCTAATTTAAAAAATTCTATACAATGTCCCTATTGTAGACAAATACATAATTACTTATTACCTTATTACCCTGAATTTAATTTAAAACTAACATATGGAGTAACAAGCGATGATGTAAATTATACTATTATTTTGTACAATAATGAATGGGTTTATGCAAATACATTAAAATATTTTTATGGTAAATGTGAGTTTATAAATGAAAGTACAATAGAATGTGACAAAACAAATGTATTATATTATGAGAATCATAACAAAACATATTGTTGTAAACATTTAAATTTTATAAAATTGTTAGAAATAAAAGAGAAAAAACTAAAAGAAAAGGAAGAAATGAAACAACAGAAATTAAAAGAAAAGGAAGAATTAAAACAACAAAAACTAAAAGAAAAGGAAGAAATGAAACAAAATAATAAATTAAACAAATTTAATAAAAATATTTCACCAATAGAAAATATTGATATTGATATTAATTTAAATTTAAGTAAATGCAATTATATATTTAAAAAAGGAATCAATAAGAATACACAATGTAGATGTAAATTATTTAACAATAATTTTTGTAAAAAACATACTTCTACTTTAATTCCAAATTTGGCGATTCTTGAAAATGAAATATGAAATAATAAATTAATAGTAATAAATTAAAATAATAATATACAAAGTAATGATTTAAAATTAAAATAAATTATATTATTATTAATATGTCAGAATCTAATCAAATAATAGACACGAAAGAAGAATTAGTGAATAATGTAAAAGAATGGATAACTGTTGATAATGAGATAAATAAATTAAAAGCAGAAATAAAAGAAAAAACAAATAAAAAAAAAACATTATCTTGTCATTTATTAAATGTCATGAAATCTCATAATATAGATTGCTTTGATATAAATGGTGGAGCAATAATATATAATAAAACAAAAATAAAGAAACCAATAACATCCAAAATTTTATTGAAAACATTAGAAAATTATTTCAAAAATGATTCAACTTCTGCACAAGAACTAACAAAACATATTTTAGAAAATAGAGAAGAAACAATAAAAGAAACAATTAAACGAAAAATAGATAAATAATAAATAATTTAAAACTAACTTGTTTATTATATATATTAATATGGATAATTTATTAAATATTGATTTATTGAATTCAAAAATAGATGAATATGATTTAATACGAAAAGATAATAATATAAATTTGGTTTATTTTAATATTAATAGAGAAGCAGTTTATCCTTTTATGCAAATTTTACTTTTAAATAATTATATACCATTTCCTATCTTTGGAAATATAATGCAAAATTTTGTTTTTCCAAAAATATCTTACAATCCAAAATCAAATATTAATATTAATATTAATGAATTAATACTTTCTTTTTTGAAAGAAAATGTTGAATCTATAGGATTTACGGTGTCAAATGAAGAATTAAGTAATATATTTATAAAAGGATTTAATTTATTTAGTAGTGAAATATATATTTTTATTGATATAAGCTGTATAAAATTAGATAGATTATTTTTAAATAAAAAATCTGAAATTTGGTTTGCTTTAATTAGTGAAATTGTAAATTCAAGAAATATTTGTAGAATTAATATATCAGACGACGTAAATGATTTTGTAACAAATAATATTGATTTATTTAGTAATATAGATAATATTTTATATCCTACTCCAGAAATAGCGTATGTTGGTAGTTATTTTAATAAAGTAGAATTTCAGAGTTTATTTGGGATTGCAAAATCGGAGAAAAAATATGGTAACTATTATTATTTTTCTTATTCTTTTGAAGATGCATTAAAAGATGGCTCATGGACAAAATATAGAAATCCAGAGTTTCGTTTTGGAAAAATAATTACAGATGATGATAATGGAAGATATATAGAAGGTGGTGTAAATAGAATTGCTATTTTATTAGACAAATGTAAATATATAAAAGAAGAAGAAATAGATAAAATGACTAATTTAGATGAACTTACAGATTACTTTTTGGAATACGACTGTATTTATATTTTATCAAAAAATTACAATGTTACAATAATGATGAAAGATTATAATCGTCAATATCCCTTATCTTATCATAAAATAAATAAAAAAACACTTTCAGGTAAAATAGATATTATTTAACAAATTATTATATATATATTTATTTCTTAAATACATATATAATATTATTCCATATGAAATTTGAATCAATGCTCAAAATATTAGTAGTTATGTTAGTGATTAGTTATTGTTTGACAAAAATTTTACAGTTTTATGGAATAGGAATAAATGTATACGGGTCTTATTTAGCATTTTATGGTTTTTTATTGTTATCTATATTTATATTACCAACTACATACCCGCAAATAATTACTTAAATATTACATATTTATAATATTTTATAATATAATTAGTATGTATTATGATACATTATCTAACTGTTGCAACTGAAGAAAAACAATATTTACCTTATTTAAAACAATTACTTCCAGAATTGGTAATTCTTGGAATGAATACAAAATGGGAAGGTTGGATATATAGATTTAAATTAGTAATTGAATATACTAAAACTATTGATGATAATGATATTATTTGTTTTATTGATGCATATGATGTTTTACCAACAAAAAAAATAAGTAATTTGGAGAATAATTTTAAGAAATTTCGTGAAATGAATACCAATGTAAAAATGGTCATTGGGTATGATTTAGTAGAAAACGTTCTAATTGAAAAAATGGAAGAGAAATGGTTTGGTTCATTTAATAATAATAGATTAAATGCAGGTAGTTATATAGGGTATAGTAAAGATATAAATCATATATTAACATATATTGTTACAAATAATCCAAATATGGATCTAGATCAAACAGAGTTGACGAAATATGCAAACGAATTTCAAAATGATATATATATTGATACAGAAAAACTTTTTTTTAATATTGTAACAAAACCATTAGAATATATACAAACAAATAATTATAATTATGATTATGGATTTATTCATGCAAATGGTAATGGATTTCTAAATGATTTTTTATACGATCATCATAATATAAAAATAGATCCAATAGAAAATTTATCCATCCATATTGGAAATTATTATGATTTTTTAAAAAAATGGTCAACCTATTCAAATTATATTTAAGTATAATTGTTTATTATTTAAAAAAATTGAACTAAAGATAATTTCATGTAATATGTTAACTTATACAATGGAAAAAAGAATTAATAAGAAGATAGAATCATATGTTAGTCAGTTTAAAGATGATATTAAAGATAAAGTTTCTATAATGGGGTTAACAAAAAATGAAGATATGAATAAAATATTACAGTTTATATTTGATTATGAAAGATTAGAACTTAAAAAAGATGATTTTATGAAGCGGAAAAGGGTGAAAAATGTTGTAAATTTATTTGATAGATGTTGTGCAAAGAGAGCAAATGGTGAACAATGTACAAGAAGAAAAAAAGATGAAGATGAATATTGCGGAACACATTTAAAAGGAACACCACATGGAATTATTTGTAAAAATGATGAAAATAAAACATCAACCTATAAAGTAGAAGTATGGGCACAAGATATTCAAGGGATAATATATTATGTTGATAATAAATTTAATGTTTATCAAACCGAAGATATTATAAGTAATAAAATAAATCCGAAAATAATTGCAAAATATGTAAAATCATGTGAAAATTATAGTATTCCTGATTTTGGAATATAAAGTAAAAAATAAAACATATTAAAAAGATTCTATTTTTATTAATATATACAAATACATATTATGAATTTAAACCCCTCTTCTATAAATACATTAAATTTTGGAAATCATTTAATTATTGATTTATGTAATATACCTGAACATATTTTTTTAAATGATTTATCTAAAGAAAATTATGAGACTTTTGATACGTTAGTTGAAATATCATTAACAACAAACAAAATGCATATTGTAAAAAAAGAAGTATATTTTTTTGATGGTCCAGTGGGAGCACTTACATCTTTTTATTTATTATCAGAATCGCATTTAGCAATGCATACTTGGCCAGAAAATAGATATATTTCGTTGGATATTTTTACATGTGGTGAATGTAATACTTTAAAAATTGTAGAAGAAATAATTGGAATATTGAAACCAGAATCTTATAAAATTCAACAATTAAAAAGAGGATTTTAATTTTTCTTATTATGATCCATTACGTATTATTTGTCAAGATGGAATAAATATAATATAATATAAATTTATATATATAATGCCTTCCACTACTTTAACAGTATATTCTCAGGAACCAACTATTTCTGACCTAGGAAGATTTTATTTAAGACATGTTGAAAGATATATAGTTTACAGTGATCCTGCATTAACTATAGAAGTAGGTTATTCAATGCATAATTTTCAACGATTACGTTCTTATTCAGGTGAACCGGAAGCAATATTTAATATGGATAAGACATATGTAATAGGAGAAAAAATATTTAGATTAGATCATGTTGAATATGCAGGCGACACTTCAATTCATGTTCCATTAAAATACTATAATAAATGGAATGGTGTAACGAGTATTGGATTCGTAAGTAGAACTTATGAAGCAAATAATGTGAGTAAAATAATATTTACTACATATGAATAACTTATTACACCTTTTTAACATTTTTAATGCCGATTTATATATATATTATTATTATATATAATGGTTGAATATGTATATTATAGTGGCGTTGGAGCAAAAAAAAGTGGAAAACATACTGTAAACGAATTTTTAAAAATAATGAATAAAAATAATATAGAATGTTCTGAATTCTTACCTGATTTAGATTATAAACCATGTGATGAATATAAAGAAATGAACCGCAAAGCTATGGAATATAATAAAAAAAATAACAAACCGATATTTCAATATAAAAGGAGTAAAAAAAATGAAAAAAAATATAAAAAATTACTAGATAAATGTAATAAATATAAAAAAACAGCAAAAAAAAGAAATTGTAATTTAGACGAATATATAAAATTTAGTGGTGCCGAAAAAAAAAATTTAGGCATTAAAAATGTTAAAAGGTGTAATAAATAATATAAAATTGATTAAATTTTATATAATTATGATAAAAATAAAATACCATAAAATAAAAATGAATACTACTATTGTATTTGCTGAAAAAATTAAAAAATTACCATTTGATATGATTGAAGAAATATTTGCATACCTTATTCATGATATTAAACAAATAGAATTTCGTAAAGAAAACCCATGTTCATCTTATAATTCTTATAGTTCCAAATATGATGTAGCATTTTTTCAAAACAAAAAAGTTATGAATCGTATAGAGGATGATATTGATAGTTATTATTTATGTAGAATTACAAAGAAAAATGGAAAACACCGTTATTATCTAACTAGAGAAGAAGTAGATTGTATTCAAGTTGAATATGGTGATAGAGAAGTTGATGTATTTCATTATGATTACATATCTAAATATATAGGAAAAAATCTATTGAAAGCAGTTATATCTGTAATTTATAAAAATAAATAAAAAATTAAAAAGGTATTGGTTCAAATGATCCTCACTTTCAAGTTTTATTAATATTAAAAATTATATAGATTTTTATAATATATTAACTAACAACTTACTCTATTTCTGTTATTAATAGTTGTTTTAAGTTCAAGATTTTCATTCATTAGCTTTGTATTTTTTTTTATTAATAGTGAATTTTGTAATTTTAATTCATTTATTTCCTCGTCTTTCCATCCTAATTGAATTTCTCTATCTTCAACCTCAAATTTTGCACCAGTACACTGAATCCATGAGTTCATACGATCATGTTCACTTTGCATGCAAAGTTGTTCAATAGTTTGAATTTTTGATTGTAATAATTTATTTTGGAGTTGTAAGTCATTAATAATTGAAATACTTTTTTCATCTAAATTTGTTAGATCAATTTCAGTATTAGATTCAATAATTTTATTTATAACAGGAACTTTATACTCTGTAACCATCCAAAATTTACTATTTCTTGGACCATGAAATATTTTTACATTTGCATCATCATTTGCATGCAATTCTTTCCATAAATTTTCAACTAAATTATTAAAATTCCATTGTTTAAACAAAACAATAACTCCATTATATTTTTGTCCTTTGTCGTTTGATTTTTGTATAAATTCTAACGATTCAACAATACCATAATTTGATAATGCATTTTTAATATATTCCTCTGTTTGATTGGTTTCCGCGCGCTTGATATATAAAGATTGACTAGTGTTAGACATTATTATAAGTTAATATAAGTTATTTACATCTAACAAGCAAAAGTAAAATCAAATCAATTTTTTATTTAAATTAAAATTGCATGCAAAATATATATATTTTTTATTTAAAATATAAGTAAACAATAGACCCCCCCCCCTCATAGCGTCGGTAAAATAAAAAACAATTTTGAGCGTAGCTAGGGGATCGTAAGGGGGTTTACCCCCTACAGTAAAAAAAAATTGAAATGAAAAGGATGTAAAAAGAATAATGTAAAATAGTAAATAACTAGAATGAATTCATTAACAGTAACAGAGATAATAGCAAGAAGCCTAGAGAATGGTTGCAAAGAGATGTTGAGAAAAGGAATAAGAATGTGCGCGGAAAAGTATGGTTTTTGTTGTGAAGAAGCGATGTTGTTTCTAGAGATAGATTCAATAAAGCTAGAAAGGAAGGTGATGAGAAGATCAAAAGGAAAGAAGAATAAGGAGAGAAGGATAGTAATGCCATTTAGTAAAGAGATGGTATGCTTAGAAGGTTGTTCAGGTCTGAGATATAACGGTGGTTTATATAGTCAATGCGAGAACAAAAGGTGTGAGGGTGAGTACTGTGATAACTGTAGAAAAGAAGGTATTGCAAACGGTACAGGTATTCCGGACAACGGTAACGTAGAAGGAAGGATGAAAGTAGGTCTAATGGAGTTCAAAGATCCAAAGGGAAGAAGTCCAAAGGAATACCTGTCAGTACTGAAAAAGCAGAAAGTGACAGTAGAAGAGGCAGTAAAAGAAGCAGGTAAACTGAACTATATAATAGATAATATTCACTTAGAAAAAAGAATAAAATCAAAAAAAGTAGTAGTAGATGTAGATGTAGATGTAGATGTAGATGTAGTATTAAAAAAAGGTAGACCAAAAAAAGAAAAAAAAGAAATAGTAGCAAAAAAAGAAGAAGTAGTAGTGAAAGATTTATTTGCAGAACTACTGGAAGATACGATAGAAAAAGTAAGCGAAATGAAAGTATCAGATGTAGTAGAAAAGAAAGGTAAAGTAGAATTTGTAGAAGAAGTGATTAAAAAAGAAGAAAAAAAAGAAAAAAAGGAAAAAAAGGAAAAAAAGAATGATGAGGCGAAAGCACTAGAAAAAGCAGAAGCACTAGCTGCAAAAGAGAAAGCAAAAGCAGATGCAAAAGTAGAAGCACTACTAGCAAAAGAGAAAGCGAAAGCAGAAGCAAAATTAGCAGCGAAAGAGAAAGCAAAAGCAGAAGCAGTTGCAAAAAAGAATGCAGAAAAAGAAAAAGAAAAAGTAGAAGAAGTGCAAAAAGAAGAAGAGCCAGTACCAGTATCAGTAGAAGAAAAAAAGAAAGTGACGGTAACAAGATTAGAATTTGAGGGTAAAAAGTATTTGAAATCATCAGCGAATATTTTGTATGATGCAGATACAAAAGAAGAGATGGGTATCTGGTGCGAAGAAACAAAAAGCATAAAAGCATTACCGGAAGATGATGATGATGAGGAAGAAGAGGAAGAAGAGTACGATGAGTAGTTAGGGGATACATCCCGTAGTAGTTAGTAGTAGATTTTTAAACTTAAAATAAATATTTTTTTTTGCATGCAATTAATAGTAGTTTATTGTTGGTGATGTATTAATTCGTGCATAATTGCATGTATTAATAGTATGATTAAATTGTCAGTCATTTCTCGTTTTGTCACTCATTTCTGGATTCCTGTATATTATATAATAAATTGCATGCAAATATAGTATATTTTTTGTCACTCATTTCTTGTTATTCCGTTCCTTATATGGATTCCTATATAGTGTAGTAGTAGTGATCGTAGTATATATAATAGGATGTTTTTGTCACTCATTTCTCGTTTTGTCACTCATTTCTGGATTCCTGTATAGTGTAGTAGTAGTGATCGTAGTATATACAAAATAGTTCCGTTGCATAGTTCCGTTGCATAGTTCCGTTGCATAGTTCCGTTGCATAGTGTAGAGTAGCATTGCATAGTTATAAGGTACGATTTAAGGTACGATATGAATTACAGTATATACTTATCTTTGTCAATAGTAACTTCCTTTGTTAGATTATGAATAATCTTATCTTCATTTTTTTGTACCGCTACGCTTATATGTTCATTATCAGAACCTCCGAAAGCTTCAATAACAAGTTGATTAAATTTGTCATTGTATTTTGAATCACTATCTTTAGACTGTGGATATACTTGTTGGAACTCAGTTAAAAGATTTGCATTTTTGCATGCAATATGTTTAATAGCTTTGCGAACTTTAGGTTTATTGTCGGGTTCTTTTTCCCACTTATCTTCGTCTTTCACATATAAAACTTCTCTTTTAGCATCACTACAATGAAGAGGTCGTTGTGTAATATCTAAAGTTTTCAAATTCTTGATAATTATGTTAGATATTCCATTAACAAAACCAATATCTCCAACATCTTCAAGATCAGATAACTTTAATTGAACAGAATTAACAAAGTCCATTATATTCATCGCATCTTTGCAGGTATCATTCAAAAAGAATTGTAAGTTAAACGATTTATTATTGCAATTAGAAATATTATTATTGTTAGTTACATTACTGTTTTTAGAAACTTCTAACATAATTTCTTTGATATTATCCTTGAAGACAGATAACATTGCTTCTGTATAATTATGAATTTCTTTGGGTTGATTTGTTAGATTATTTACTGTAGAAGTACTGCATTTTTTATTATGATTCCATAATCCATTTCTAGAAAGATATGTTTTATTACAATTAGTACAACAATATTTGGGTTTTTTTGCGTCACTAAATCCGTCACCAAGCGTTAGAAGAGAATGTTTAGATGTCATTGTATGTTTTCTGAAGTCTTTTTTGTTATCAGTTTTAAAGTCGCAATTGATACAAAAATATTTTGGGGTTTTTTGGGGTTTTTTGGGGTTTTACTGTTGCCATTCTCCCTAAAAGTAGTATACAAAAAAATAAAAAAAAAATGAACGAAATAAAAATTATGATAACAAAATGATAATTATTTTATTTGCATCCAGATGTTAAAAATCAATTATGGTAACAAGAACTTGAAATACCCAAAAGTATTTTAGGTTTTCAAAAAAGGACAAAAATAAATGTCCAAAATTGGAAATACGAAAAAAGTCTTGAAAAAAGATATTTTTGGTTTTTGCCCCCCTCCTCCCTCTATATATAGTATTAAATTGTCACTCATTTCTCGTTTTGTCACTCATTTCTTGATTAATGCATACTTGCACGAGTTAATTGCATAATGGTTGTCAGTGTATATGGTAGACTAGATGTGCATAGTTGCACGGGTTATTTGCACCCTCTATAGTACATTCCATAGTGCATCTTATAGTGCATCCTATAAATAAAAAAAAGGTATTGATCAAAGGATCTCACTTTATATTTATTTAATTTAAAAATCTATTCTAATCTAACAATCAAATTCATTAATATTCATATGTCCCATAACATCATCCATATCCATATCGTAATAGGAAGCATATAATTTACCAAGACATTTTTCATTACTAATTAACCCTTCTTCTAACAACAAAATCTTAGATTCTAACACATCTATTTTGTTTTGTTGGTCGCGAACAGTACCACACCATTCACTATTAATTTTCTGCAATTGTTTAATCTTATAATCAGTAGCAGATAGAGGATTTTTATTGATTAAAATAGTTGCATGGAAAATAGGGTATTTTTTATTTTTAATGTTAGGTAAAGCTACTAGAGAAGATCCTTTTTGTTTCAAATGATATTTGATTAATTCAGTGTAGTTAGTGTCATGCCATTCAGTAAAATGAATAAACACTCTTCTATTATGTTCATTTATGTCTACAGAATCAATACGAGATACTGATCCAATATGAAAATTCATAAATTCACGAATATCACTAATAGGAACAGATTTGTAAATAGTTGGGATGCAAATACTATAATTCATTTTATAAAGTTAATGTTTAAATATGTTAATTACATAATTGCATGTGAATAAAATTCATTTCAATTTTTTTTAAACCTTTAAGATTCATCCAAACTTTAATAAGTAACTTCAACTTCAACTTCAACTTCAACTTCAACTTACAATGAGATATATTATACAAAATTAAAAATAATAGATAATATAAATAATGTCAAACTTTAATTGTTTCATTACAGATCCTTCTGGAAATAAATTTGTGACAGATTTAGATTATATTTTTAATAAGGATAAAGATAGTACAAATTTAATTTTCTATTATACACAACTATTTAATAGCGGTGCTAATACTAATTTAGGTAAAATTTATAAAAATGAATATGATAGCACTAGGTCATTTGCAACAAATTTAAAAACAACAGTTGATTTAGTAGAGATGAGTGACACTGTTCCTTGGTCACCAACATCTAATGTTTCAACAGCTTGGACTTCAGTATCAATTTCAAGTACAGGTCAATATGGAATAGCATGTGCAACTAGTAATGTTATTTATTATAGCGATAATCTTAATAGTATTGCTCCTTCTTGGTCACCGTCAACTAGTGGTTCACTACCATGGACTTCAGTATCAATTTCAAAAAAAACATTTCAAAATGGAAATTATTATGGAATAGCATGTGCATCTGGTTATAAAATTTATTATAGTTGGGATAATGGTCAATCTTGGTCTGAATCAGATAGTCCCGAACTACCTTGGACTTCAGTATCCATATCACAAACAGGTCAATATGGAATAGCATGTGCATCTGGTTATAAAATTTATTATAGTAATACTCAAGGAGTAATTTGGTCACAGTTAAATAATAGTCAAGCACTACCATGGACTTCAATATCAATGACAGGTGAATATGGAATAGCATGTGCAACTAATTATAAAATTTATTATAGTAATAATCTTAGTACTAATCCTCCTTCTTGGATAGAATCATCTAGTCCCAATCTACTTTGGACTTCAGTATCAATATCAAGTACAGGTCAATATGGAATAGCATGTGCAACTGCTGCAACTGGTAATAAAATTTATTATAGTTCGGATTATCAACTTAATTGGTCACAGTTAAATACTAGTCCCGAACTAAAATGGATTTCATTATCAATTTCGCAAACAGGTCAATATGTAATAGCATGTGGATCAAATCTTGTTAATAGTACTTATTATATTTATTTTAGTGATAATTATGGAGCTAGTTGGACACAATCATCTAGTCCCAACCTACCTTGGACTTCAGTATCAATTTCAAGCACAGGTCAATATGGAATCGCATCTGTTGATGGTGGTCGGATTTATTCTATTGCTTTTAATACTACAACACCACCACCAACACTAGATTTATATAAAATATTACAACCTATAAAACCAGCTTATTGGACACCATCATATAGTGATTCACTAGATTGGACTTCAGTATCAATTTCAGGTACAGGACAATATGGAATAGCATGTGTAAGTGGTGAATATATTTATTATAGTCAGGATTACGGAGTTAATTGGTCACCATCTGATACAGTAATAGCTTGGACTTCAGTATCAATATCAGGTAATAATGGAATAGCATGTGCAACTGATAATCAAATTTATTATAGTGAGAATTACGGAGTTAATTGGTCTGAATCATCAAGTTTGTCACTACAATGGACTTCAGTATCAATATCAGGTCAATATGGAATAGCATGTGCAACTGATAATCAAATTTATTATAGTGGTAATTACGGAGTTAGTTGGTCACAATCATCTTATGGTCCCGACATACCTTGGACTTCAGTATCAATTTCAGGTCAATATGGAATCGCATGTGCAAGTAATTATAGAATTTATTATAGTGAGAATTACGGAGTTAGTTGGTCTGAATCATCTAGTCCCAACCTACCTTGGACTTCAGTATCAATATCAGGTAATAATGGAATAGCATGTGCAACTGATAATCAAATTTATTATAGTACGGATGCTGGAGTTAGTTGGTCTGAATCATATATTGGTCCCGACATACCTTGGACTTCAGTATCAATTTCAGGTCAATATGGAATAGCATGTGCAACTGATAATCAAATTTATTATAGTCAGGATTACGGAGTTAGTTGGTCTGAATCATCTAGTCCCAACCTACCTTGGACTTCAGTATCAATATCAGGTAATAATGGAATAGCATGTGCAACTGATAATCAAATTTATTATAGGCAGGATTACAGAGATATTTGGTCTGAATCATCTTATGGTCCCGACATACCTTGGACTTCAGTATCAATATCAAGTACAGGTCAATATGGAATAGCATGTGCAAATGGTAATCTAATTTACTATAGTTCGGATAACTGTCAATCTTGGACACCATCAAATAGTGAGTCACTACAATGGACTTCATTATCAATTTCAAGCACAGGTCAATATGGGATAGCATGTGCAAATATTGATTATATTTATTATAGTTCGAATTACGGACAAAATTGGATAGAAATATCATCTAGTAATACACTATCATGGAAATCAGTATCAATATCAAGTACAGGTCAATATGGAATAGCATGTGCAAATGATGATTATATTTATTATATCAATACTGATCCTGATGATGGTCCTTCTTGTTCACAATCAGATAGCCCCTCAGCCAATTGGACTTCAGTATCAATTTCAAGTACAGGTCAATATGGAATAGCATGTGCAAATAATGCTAAAATTTATTATAGTACTAATTTTGGAGAAAATTGGACAGAGTCAGATAGTGATTCACTAGCTTGGACTTCAGTATCAATATCAAGTACAGGACAATATGGAATAGCATGTGTTGATAGTGGTCTTGCTAGTGATTATATTTATTATAGTTCGGATTTTGGAGTTACTTGGTCAACATCAAATAGCGATTCACTAGGTTGGAGTTCAGTATCAATTTCACAAACAGGTCAATATGGAATAGCATGTGGATTTGATAATAAAATTTATTATTTAAATGGTTAGTGATTTATATTATACGGTTCCAAATCCTAATCCTAAGCGTATCTTGTGAAAAAAATTGAAATAATAAAGGTATAAATTAATTAATTTAAATTAAATTAAATTGCGTACAATAATGAACTCAGAACAAGTTAATAAACCAGTATCTCGTATGCAAAGATGTGTTACAGAAATAGAAATAGAAAGCGATCGTTTGCCTTTGAAATTGCCACAGTTAAAGAGAAGTGTTTGCAAGACTTATACAATAGAAGAATTAGAAAAAGAATTAGAAAAAGAAAGAGAAGAAGAATTAAAAGCCGAGTTAGATTTATTTGAAAATGAATTCCCTGAACATGTTTACGATGTGGAACATAATGGTAAACACTACCTAAGATCAGTAATGAACGGTAATGTATATAATTATGCATATTGTTGTAGTAGTGTAGTAGTAGGTAGATGGAACGAAGTAGAGAATAAGGTAGAGTTAGTAGAGGATTTAGTAAATAAAATAGCGGAGTTAGATCGGAAGATAGCAATAGCAATAGCAATAGCAGAAAAAGATTTTTAAATTAAATAAAACACCTCTTTTTTTAAGGGTATTAGCTGCACTTAACCCTGTAAGAGCTTCACTCTTTTTTTAAGGGGCAATAAAAAAAAGATATTGATCAAATGATCTCACTTAAATTAAATTAAATTAAATTAAATTAAATTAAATTAAATTAAATTAAATTAAATTAAATTAAATTAAATTAAAGTTATTTCAAAGGGATTTCATCCCTTATGATCCCTAGCTATGCTTTAAGCCATTCATAAAATAGTTCATTATCTTTCATAGCAATAGTATATCCGTTTTTAAATTTATCAGATGTCATATAGTTATCAAATGCAAATTCAACTTTACTAATGCGATTTTGAATGAGTTCTTTAACCGTAACTATTTTCTTTTCTAGGAGCCTGGCGTGTTTCAAACAAGGAACGAATCCTTCAGGATGTGAATTTTTATTTTGTATTGGATATCTCTTGCCTTTCTTAGTAACAAACCGTACAAAAGATCTAACACAGCAAGAAGGGTATCCAAAATACTCGCCTTGTTTTTTGCAGATGTTATTGACAGACATATTTATAAGCGATATAAGCGATATAAGCGTATCAATTTAAAGTATTATACATTTAATAATTGGATGCAAAATCATTTCAATTTTTTTTTCAACCTTTAGGAAAGGTTGAAGTTGAAGTTCCTATGTTTGGATCAACCTTTCTTAAAGGTTGAAAAAAAAATTGAAATGAATTTGCATGCAAATAATTAAGGTATTGTCTATGACATATAATAAAGTTTTAAACTTATCGCTTATAAAAATGAGTACTCAACGTAAATGTGGTCACTGCAAACAGCCCGGGCACAACCAGACCAACTGTCCTAGAGCAACCCAGGACGCTGAGTTTTGCTGCCAATCTATCAGGAATCTTACAGCAAGAAATTTTGAACATGTTGAATTTAGCCTAAAAATGTATTTTAATACATTAACCGTTCATCAACTGACAATTCTGATGCGCCACCTCAGTAGAAAAATTAACCCCATGATTGAAAAAATGATTGAGAGAAATAAACTAACTCAGCAAGAAGCATGTATGCGAAAAAAAGCAAACCGAATCAAAGTACTACTTTGGTATTTCTGGTATACTAGACCCAGGTACATGGAATATCGTCGTTTTAGACAAGCAAACCCTCCTAGTCCTCGCGGTGTTCCTCCTGAAAGAAAACTAGATATCCTAGCCAAAAGCTTTGAACTAGAAACCGACCTTACTGAGTTTGACTGTCCAATCTGTGCGGATTGCAAACCGGGCAAAGAAAGAACGGTAACTAACTGTAACCACTCGGTTTGTAAAACTTGCATAGATCAATATTTTGATCACCACTTGACACACTTTAACTTTCCCAAACCGTTATGTTCTCTCTGCCGAACCGCTATCACAACCATTGCTTTTGCAAATACCGATTACATTGAAGAGGTATCTAATAAATATTTTAAAGTGCACGTATTAATTTAAATTTTTAAACTTTGTAACTTAACTAAAATCCAAAGAGGCCGCCTTTTTAAGTCGTTACGGCTTGGGGCTTTTTTTTATTAAGGGGATTTCGCTAGGCTTATCCCGTTCTACCCTACTAGCTTCACTCCTATGTTTGGATCAACGTTTCTTAAAGGTTGAAGTTATAGAGTATTTATCAATAGGAGAGGTCATAGGAGAACCTTAGGTTCTCTTAAAAAAAATTGAAATGAATTTAAATTACATGCAAATATTATATTATTAACTTTATGAATTTTTAAGAAAATGAACTTTAACTTGAACGAAACTTTAAACGCTGAACCAATGGGACCACAAGTGCGATGTGGTCATTGTGGTCAACTAGGACATACTATGCCTCATTGTCGCAGAGCCATGTCAGATGGCCATAACTTGCATCTCAGAATTGTGAATGCGATGAGAAATGTAAGAGAAAACATGAATGATCAAATCCAAATGTTATTAAATAATATGACCATTCGTCAGTTGAAATTATTAATGCATGCTGTAAAAGTAGAAGGGAGAGGAACAACTTTTATTAGAACGCTTGTAACTTATCGTGTAATTTCTTATGACGTATCTCTTCTTCGTCTAAAACAAGATCGTGTGAGTATTTTAATGTGGTTTTATTTAAACCATCATAATACAGTTCCTAATGTTAGAACATCAGTATCAGTTCCAAAAAAACTAGGAATTGATAGTCATCTTCAACAAGAAACAACAAGTGTAGATGAAACATTTGACTGTCCCATTTGCTTGAATTCACATGATACAAAAGAAAAATTAGTAACAAACTGTAATCATGCACTTTGCAAACCATGTTTAACTAACTATCTAGATCATCATATTGCAAATACATTCTCTGATAAAAAACCTTGTTGTTCGCTCTGCAGAACTAATATTACCTCTATTGCCTTTGCAAATAATGAATATAAAGAAGAAGTATCTAAAAAATATTTTACTAGCGTAGACGATATTATTTATTAAATTAATTTAACTTTATTAAAAATTAAATAAAATTAAAGTGAGGATCACTTGATCCAATATCTTTTTTTTCTTATGAAAAAGAAAAAGAAAAAGAAAAAGAAAAAGAAAAAGAAAAAGAAAAAGAAAAAGAAAAAGAAAAATCAAAATCAAAAAAATGTACAAAAATATAATATATTATATAAATAAAAATGGATTTTTTAAATAATATAAGTTCAACGATCAATGATTTTTGCAAAACAAAAATAGTAGATGTTTTTGGAAGTTCTAAATCGGTTTATATATTAAATGACAAATTTCATTTAGAAAAATTTAAACAAAGTGTTGAAAACGTAAGTAAGACTATTGATATTCCAATTTATATTGTAGATAACGAATCACAAATTTTTCTTAAAAATATTGAACTATACATTATAATAAGGAATAATAAAATGATTTTATTTACAAGTCATAAATATTATGATGGTTTAAGTATATATTTTATTCTTCATAAAATTGATAATGAATATATGGGTATAAATGAATTATTTCCATTACATAATAATATTTCTAAATATAAGTTAGATAATACTTCCATATTAAATAATATAAGTTTATTTACTAATCATTTAAATGGTCATGATGATGTTCCCAATGATTTAGTATTATTAAAACAAGTAGATGGTTTAAAAACGAAAACATCAGAGATTCTTGAAGAATATCAAAAACTACTTTTGGATTTTCTAGTGGTTATTGATACAAGAACTGTTCAACATATTAAAATTCCTACCTTGGGAAATTATTTTGACATGTATTATTTAAAAAATAATGAAGTTCCAAATTTAACAAATAATTTGAAAAATTTGAAAAGTATTTCAGATATTCCATCTATTAACTTTTTAGAATCAAAAGAATATATATTTTTTAATTCTTTATTAAAATTTCCAAGTGTTTCTTTTGTTTATGAAACTTTACCTATTTCTCAATATTCATTTAACGAGATAACTGCTCATAAGTATTATATGACTGTTGGAATTCCAAATGGAGATGGAATATCAAAAATATATGTAAATAAAAATTTATATGATTTAATTCAAAAACAAAAGCATTAGAAATATAAAAAATTGAACCAAATTTATATAATAAATAAATACAACATTATTAAATACATTATTATTAAATATATTAACAAATTTTATTAAAATGACATCAACCTTAACTATACAAGTAAACAAGAGACAAGATAAACTAAAAAAATTACAAGATATTAATTACATAATAAGATGGGAAAACAAACGATTACAAACAAAAAAAGATAATCTGGATGTATTTTTAGAAAAAAAATATACAATATGTGGAAATATCCAAGATATTCAAAATGAACTAAAACGATTAAAAAAAGAAAGAAAGGAAAGTGAAAATAAAAAGAAAGAAATAACAAAAACTATTACAAAAAATAAAAAAATTTATATAAAAAATAAAAAAGCGATTGCAAGACTTTATCAGTTAACAGAAATGGAACAAGATTTAGATAAAGATAAAGACAAAGTTAAAGATAAATCTACAAAAATGACAAAAAATCAAAGTAATCCAATAAAAGATGAAGATCTAAAGAAAATGTCAATTATTCTACCAGATGAAGTATTAAGACATATACAAGAATATTTCACATATGATACAAGATATTCTTTACTAGAAAATAAATATAAACCATTCAAATTAATTAATAAATTTAATCCATATTTAACGAGAGAAATAATTAGAATAATTTTTAATAAAGAAATAAAAAAGTATTTATTTTTGAATAGTGGAATTGAAGATAATATGATTCAACAATATAGTATATTTTATGATTGTTTATTATCTGATGATAATAATAATAATAATAGATTGAAATTAAAAAGAAGTATCAAACATGAAAAAATATTTTTAAAATATATAATTAATTCATTTTGCCATACATATCCACATATTGTTTATGGTTTATATAAATTCATTATTTTATTAAATAAATGTAAAATAAAATAATATAATATATCTTCCTCTTAGCTGTTAGATCTTGCTTTTGAATTTGCTCTTACTATTTTTAATCCCTTTCATATCTTGTTTCTTTTTTTTGTACTATTTTAATATCTTCCCATTTTTTTTTATAATTATTCAACTCATTTTGAATAAGAGATTTATATTTATCTTCAAGATATTCTGATGTAAATATACCATTTTCATATATAGTAACAGGTTTCATAGAAGGTTTTAATTGTTCTCTAATATATTTATTGTTAATTTTTTCATATTCTTCGTCATCTGAATCTAAATTTGGATAATAAAAATATCCATGTTCTCTTGATAATTCAATTAAAGATGGTATATTTTCATTTAAATAATATATATATAAATCTTTACATATATAATAGTCACAACCCATAATTATATATATACATATATATTTAGATTATTATATAATAAGTCTCTATAAGTAATAAAAATAAAAAATATTGTATTATATTTTTTATTTTTATACACAATACAATACAATTTTTTTATATTTTTTTATTACATATATCATGTTTATATTTACATAAACAAATTGCACATATACCAACAACATTTTCCAATAAACCTTCATCAATCATATATTTAATTTTCTGTTGGTTGGCTTTTTGTTTTAATGATTGATTACATTGTAATCCGCAAAAAGTATTGTATTCTTTCCATCTTTTTTGAAATGCAAGTGATTTAAGTTTTTCATCTAATACAATATATGGATGATGAGTGTGAGAATGAATCATTTTACAACAATGTGTTTTTATATAATTATAATAAAGCATTCAACAATGCAAATCATTTCAATTTTAATATTTTTCATTATTTTTATTGTATAAGCAAAGAACAATTTTATACATTTGTTCTTTTTCTAAGTTAGATATATATTCAAGTTCATTTGCATTCAATACAATATTATGTTGTATTTTTTGTTCAATAATATCCATGAGAGAATTAATTCCATCTTTCATATATGCAAAATGATAACTTTTATCTAATTCATCTATATTTTTTATTTCTGTATCATTTTCATTTCCCCTTTGATTTTCAACTTGCACATTTTGATTAAAAACACAAAAGTATTTGGAAAACATATTATATATATATTATTTATAATCAATAAAAATTTTTAAATATTTATAATTTAATAGTTATATTAAATATTTTTTAATAGATTAGTCTTATTCCTAGTCCAAGTCCCAATCCCAATCATTCAATAATCCTCCTGCATATATATTGTTAACCATTTTATTAGGATAATGATAAATCATATAAAATTCATCTATTAGTTTTAATTTATTTATGTGAGATACATTTTCATTTGTTAAAATTTTTAATAAATTTAATTTATGGAAATTTTGTTTTATTTTATGAATTTTTTGATTTTGTTCCTCTTTTTCTATACATGTTTCATCATTTCCACTAAAAATGAAACCATTATTTTTATTATTAGTTATTGGTAAAATACACTCGTGATTGTAAAAATTTTTATTATTATTATTATTATTTGAATTGTAATAAACAGTTGATTCAATCTTAGCATTTAAATTTGGATTATAATTATCTGAATAATCAAAAAAATTTATAGTATTATTTTTTTTTACAAGATTATATAAAGGCCAACTTGAAAAACATCTACTATTTTTCAAATGCAAACTAAAAAAATACAATATATACATATACAAGAAACATCTCATATAAACTAAACTAACAATAATAAATTTAAGTATTTTTTTATTAAAATATAATTATTCTATTAACTTACAATCTTATACTTCTTTTTGTATTTTGTATAAAATTAATATATGTTTCTAAACTAATAGTTTTCTTTTCAGTATCAAATCCATTCATTTCAAACTTAAATACTTCAACAACCTGTTTTTGTCCCATACGATGACAACGCGCAATTGCTTGATCTTCTACAGAAGGATTCCAATTAGGACTTACAAAATAAACTTCACTATAATTTGCTTGCAAATTCAAACCTTCACATCCAGTTTGAATTTGCAAAATTAAAACATCTACTGCTATTTGTAAACTCTCTTTTCTTTTTTTACCACTACATCTTCCATCAATAATCATGGAACTAAAACCGTTTTCAATACACTTTTCATATATATAATTCATTTCTTCTCTAAATTGACAAAATATAATTTTTCCTTTACCATTATCTTTTCTTTTCAAGAGAATTTCCAATACTTTTTCTAGTTTACTTGATTCTTGGTTGATTAATGGTTTTAAATATTCTTCCTCTATTTTACTTGTATCTACTAACCATTGAACTGTTTTCTTCATCAAACAAGGCATAATACAAGTTTGTTTTGCTCTTAAAATAGCCATTAACGCTCCTTTTCCTCCTAAAGTTCCACCCATTTGTTTTGCGAAAGTAGTGATCTGATTATCTGTATTTACAACTTTGCTTACTTTAACTAGACTATGTATTTCTTGTGCGAATTTTTTTTCATCTAGTGAATTCCAGTTGACAAAATTTTCATTTGAATGAAAATCTTCTAATTCTAAACCTACTATTTTTTTTGTTCTTTTTAAAACATGATTTTCTTTTATAAAGTCAACTATATCTTGTTTTTTAAATGCATTTCCATTTGCATTTGCATTTCCATTTGCATTTCCATTTGCATTTCCATTTGCATTTCCATTTGCATTTCCATTTGCATTTCCATTTGCATTTTTATTATCTTCATCATTTAAATATTCTTTTTTATTGTTTTTTTGACTTATATAGAAATCAGGGGATAAAATATAACATAGATGAACAAAATCAGCTTTTTTATTTTGTATAGGCGTACCACTTAATAACCAACGATATTTTGCATGCAAATTTATACATCCTAAAAATCTCGTTGTATTTTTATTTCGTAGATGATGTGCTTCATCCAAAATAATTCTATCCCATTTGATTTTATGCAAAATATTTAGTTTTGTTTTATTATTTTGATTTTGATTTTGATTTTTATTTTTTGCAATAGAAACAATATTATAGCTAGTAATTACAATAATTGCTTTATTAAAAGCATCCAAAACAGAATCTTTTTTTAAGTCTAACTCTTTTTTTGTTTTTCCATGATAAATAAAAGCTTTATGACCTGATATTCTATATATTTCATTATACCATTGTTCCATTAAAATAGGTGGAACAACGATTAGTGTTTTATTTACAAAATTTACATACATTAATCCAATCATTGTAATTGTCTTACCTAAACCCATTTCATCTGCAACTATCCCTCCTTTTATCACAGAACTATTAATATCAATTTCTTTGTTCAAACACCACTTTACACCTTCATATTGATAAGAATGAAAAGATAAACTCCCATTATCTAACAAAACTTGAAATTTATTCATTTTTTAAAAATTCATTAATAACGTTTGCAATATACATATAATAAAAGAGAGAAAATCAAATCAATTTTTTTATAAAATTTTGCATGCATTTTTTAACATACTAAACCCTTATATCAAAAAAAATTGAAATACTTTTTCGTTCTAGTATTTTATGTAATTAACTAACTAGTTTCAATATTTAAATAATTATTTTAAAGAAGATGTACGCTAAAACTAATAACGCTAATAAAATCATGAACACAAATACCAAAAAATCATTTTGTAAAGTATGTAAAGATGCAGGTAAAACTGAGAAGGAATATACTTCTCACGGATTAAAAAATGAGAAAGGAGATGTTATTTGTCCAACTTTATTGGATCAAAATTGTCGCTATTGCAATAATAGAGGACATACAGTGAAATATTGTCCTACACTAGAAAAAAATAAAAAAGAAGATGCAAAACAACTAAAAAAAGAAGAACATATTTTAAGAAATGTAAATTTTGTAAATAAAACTAACACAAAAAAAAATAATTTCTTTATGGCATTATGCGATGATACTGATAATTCAGATGAAGAAGTATACAAAATCAATAAAAAAAATAATAAAAAAGATGAATTTCCTCCATTAGTATCAACAAAAAAACTAGATAAAAATACTAATACTCTTTGTTTTAAAAATATAATTACTATTACACAGGAAAAGGATACAAAAGATAAAGCAGACAAAGAAGAAGCTGAAATATTTCAAAGATTAAATATAAAGAAAATCAAACGTGAAGAAGTACAAGTTATTGCAGCTCCAACAGAATTTCTTCAAGTAGTGACAAAAAAAAGAAATTGGGCAGATGTATATTCTAGCGATGAAGAAGATGAAGATGATGGAGACCAATTCCATTATCATCAATCCAAAAAAGAAAATAAATTCTTATCCACTTATAAAAATCCTTATGATTCTGATGATGAATTTTAAAAACAGTTATAAAAATAAAAATAAAAATAAAAATAAAAACATTAGTAGTAGGATAGTAGATAGTAAATTTTATATGTAAACTTAAATAAAATGTTATTTTTTTTCTATACATTCATTTGCAAATATATTTCTTACACTAAACATCCATACAGGATCATTATCAGTTAATTCAGATAAGTTTGGAATATATTGCAATAAAATAGAAAGAAAAGGTAAATACATTTCTTTACTTACACGGACTTCTGGTGCTTTATTCCATATAGATGTTTCAATATAATTTTTTAATGATTGTTTAAATTCAATATAATCAGGTGGTATTTCATCGTTTATTGTGCTAACTATATCTCTTATATCTTTATTCATGTAATAATAATAATAATAATAAATAGTAATATATTTTTATATTATATTAAAAATATATTACTATTTAGCATTAAGAAATGGTACACTTGGAAGAGTATAATCCAGAAAAAATACAGAAACTTGATAAAAAATAAAAAATACTTTATTTAATTTTTAAAATATACATACATATACAAACAAAATATTATACTTAACAACTACTATTACTATTACTATTACAAATAATTTTCTTGTCATCATCACTCAAGTTATGCATCATTTTAGACAAAACTCTTTTAATATCTTTGTTTTCATTCCATAAATCCATATTTTGTTGTAATAAAAACAATCTATCATTATTAATAACTAACAAATTTTGATCCATACTTTCTAATAGATTTACAAAAACATATCCTATTGTAAGAATAACTAGTAAAAATACGAATAAATAACAAATTTGCATCCAAAAATATACATCTTGTTTAAATAACCAAATAATCAAATCTTGAATACCTGTAATCCATAAGCTAAACCAAACAAAAGATACAAAAGTAGTAAACACTATTGTTGTATATAAAATTGCATCTAAACATAAATAATATTTTTTTAATTCAAAATTCTGTGCTAAAGAAGTCATTTTCAAATGGTAGTAATAGATAATGTTTAATTAATTAGTTCTATAAAATTAGAGAAAAGTATTTCAAATTTTTATTAAATAAATTTGCACTTTTTTTATTATTATTTATATTATATTGATATAATGAGATTTACTCTTAATACTTTAACTGACTTTATAAATCATTTTACAAATATAGAATTTACTTTTTCATTAAATGATGAATTTGACATGAATAATTTTAAAAATAGTGTAGAGAAAATAAGTAGTTTACTAGATATACCAATTCATATAAAGAATATAGATGATATTATAATAGTTTTCAACGTAGAAATATATTTTATTATTTCAAATAACAATTTACTAATAACTTGTAGTCATATATACTATGATGCTTCAAGTATTTTTACTATATTAAATTTGATAGATAGTGTATATAACAAAAAAGAAATTACCATACCTATAATTATAGATCCAAAAATAAAACAAAATAAAAATAATTTGTCTTCTATTCTTTGTAATTGTAGTTCATTATTAAAAAACTTTATACGAAAAGAAAAAATGAATATTGATTGCTCTAATTCAAATATATTTTCTTGTTTATATAAAACAACAAATGTTTTTAAAACAAACGATATAATTAATGAATTACAATATTTATTTAAAGAATATAATATGATAATTCTTATTAATTCACGTAAAACATTCAAATTAGATGAAAATACAATAGGTTGCTATATATTATTTTTTTGTTTACAAAAAGGTAATAAACATTTAATTGATAATTTAAAAAAATGTAAAGATTTAAACGACTTAAATAATACTTTTATTAATGCAGATGAATCTGAAGTTATAACTATAAATTCATATTTAAATTTTAATAATCCATCTTTTGTCAATGAATTCTATCCACCTTTTATTACGAATAGTATGAATAATAAAACTATTTTTATTACTCCAAAAAATAAGTTAGGAGAATCTAAAATATATATGAGTAAAGAATTGTTAGAATCAATAAATTAATATATTATATTACAATAGAATACAATACAATATGGATTTAAATGATGCATATAAAATTCATCATATAAATAAAGAAACTTATTCAGGTACAATTAATTATAGTAAAAAATGTATTTATTGTTCTTTTCAAGAAAGTAGTCCTCTTTTAAATAATGGATCATTCCGAAAATGTTTACAATGTAAAAAACATTTTAATGCTTTAATTCTTACAGATCCAATAAAAAATTATAATAATTCTTTACATAAATAAAATTATAATATAACTTAACGGTGTTTTCTAGATCTATTTCTATTAGAACTAGTTCTAGTTCTTCGTCTCGTTCTTCTACCTCCAGAAATCATCTTGTGAAAACTATAAGGTTGATAAGGTTTTTTAACAAAATGACGTGAACGATGAAATACTTTGTCTCCTTTCTTAGTAGTAAAATCTTTATCTCCTTTATGAGTTTTAGACATAGAACCTTTTTTATATCCCATTATTTATATATAAAAATAAAATAAAATAAAATAATGTTTCATTAGTAAAAATTCAAACAGACTTTTCTAAAGATAAAATATATAAAATATATAAAATGATTCATGAAATTTTAGAAAGATACGAAGTTACTTTGGAAAATGTAAAACATGTATTTTATACAAATTGTTTGGAAAGTAAAACTTTATTTATTAGTTTTGCTGGTAAAATTGATAAATATGTATCTGCAACTTGGTTTTATAATCAAAGTAATTTGACTGGAAATTTTCTTTTTTTGAAAAATGATGAGGAAAATTACAATACTTATTCAGACGATAAGTATTATCATTTAATTAAACATTATATGGATCATTTACAAATAAATAACTTAATTACTTATGGACCTTCTATGGGAGGAATCGCAAGTTTAAAATATGGTTTAGCATTCAACGCAAGTATGATTATTGCAATAGATCCAAATCCAATCAATTATGATTACAATCTTTTATTGAATCAAATAAAAAATATGCCTGATAACTATGATTATAATAATAAAATATATATAAATTATACCTTTATAAATAATTTTTTTACATTACCTCCTTGGACAGATGAAATTATTAAACAATTACAATTGAAAAATGTAATTTTAAGTATACAACCATTTAGAAGTATTGAACACCTTTCTTTTATTCCTTCTAAAGAATTTCTAATGGATATTATTAATAAGTTACAGTATTTAAGAGTAACTAATTATACAAATATAAATAATTGGATTTAAATTGACTAAATTAATTAAATTTTTATTTTATTGCTGAAAACATTTAATACATTCCCAAATTTTAGCTGATTCATCCAATGAAAACGCGCCTCTTTTTTGTGCCAAGTTTAAAAAAGTTGCAATTAACTGTAGTGCTTCATTTTGATTAGTAACAACTACATCAACTAGTCTCGTTTGTTTTTGCATACCTTCGGAATTAGGAAGTTCTGTAGTAGATTGTGATTCCATTATATATTATTATTTACAAATTATTTAAATAATAATTACGAAAAATGTTTATTAATTAAAAAACAAGGGTTTTTTTTTAAATTAAATTATATATATAAATGTCTAATCCATTGAAAGATTTACTTAATTTAGTAAAATTTGATGAAAACTCTTTACAGAAAGGATTAGATGATTTGCTTTATTATGAAGTTGTCGCTGGGTGTGCTAATTTTGTTAACGGAGGAGTAAATAGGTACCCTGAACTTTTAATTAGTCCTAAAAATCAAAGACAATATTCTTCTGATGGAGTTGGTATTTGTATAAATTCAGGAGGAACAAGAGCATATTCATCAATGACTGGATACATGAATGCGTTGTATGATATTGATGTTGGTAATGGATTAAATGCATTTACAGGATCTCAGTTTATAACATCTGCTTCAGGAGGATCATGGTTTACAGGGACTTTCTTTTTTGCATCCAATCAATATTCAAAAGAAGAATTATTAGGTAAACCTATTCCATTAAAAGAAATTAATAATATAACATTGAATACTTATAATTATGATAATGAAGCATTTATGGGTAATAGAATATACCAATCTAATGCTTATTTGAAATTTGCAGAAGCAGCATTAACAAGTCTACCTGAAAAAATATGGATTAATGCTATCAGTAAAATATTTTTAGATTTTTATAAAATTGGTGATAAAGGTGTAACTTTAAGTAAGATATATGCTGATGAGATAGTAGCTGCGAATCCATCTGTTGAATTTTTTAAAGATTTAATATATCCACCTGGCGAGTTTCCTTTTTGGATTTCTGTAAGTTCATTGATTTATACTCCTACAATTGATAATGGTTCGACGTTAGTTCAAATGAGTCCGTTATATTGTGGTTTTCCTCAAATTTTAAGTTATGCTGACAAAACAATTGGTGGTCATTTAATTGAAAGTAGTGTTTTTGGTTGTATAGTCCCTTCTGATAAAGATTGTGAAATATTAAATACATATGTACCTACACCTGAGCAACCATTTCCTGCTGTAACTGCAAAAGTTCCAAAAATATCTGGATTCTTTAAGCTAAAAGATATTATTGGAATTAGTTCATGTGCTTATGCATATGCAACTTATCAAATATCTATGGATCCAAGCTCCAATATTATTGAGAAACAAGCAGATAGATTAAACCCCAAATATGCTGTATGGAATTCTCTAAATCCTGGTACAACTAATGTTTCACAATTTGGTGACGGATATATATCAGACGGTACAGGAATTGTTGCATTATTATCTAGAGGTGTCAAAAAAATTATTAGTTTTACACAAGGTGGATCAGATTATGATAGTTCAACCTCTCCCGATATTTTGGTGAAAGATTTTAAAATAAATTCTACTATTGCTCCATTATATGGAACATGTAAAGATTTTAATGGACGACCTGTACCCAATTCAACTCAAGTTTTCAAAAGTTCCGAGTATACTGATTTCCTTAAACAAATATCTGACACTCTTACTAAACAAAGTGGAGCTGTTTATGCAAAACAAAAACTTCAAGTTTTGCCTAATATACCAAATGGTATAGAAGGTGATTATGAATTAGAAATTTTATATATTGTTCTTCAACCATCTGATAAATTCAATTCTCAATTACCTAATTATATTACTAATCAATTTTCAGATCCTAAATCACCATTGTATAATTTTCCTTGTTATCCTGAAGCTGAATTCCAATATGATTTTGTTGATTATCCAAAAGATAAATTTAATCTATTAATTAGTTATACTTACTGGACTATAATGAATACTGAACTAAAAGATATAATCAAATCTTTTTATGAATAAAAATAAAAATATCAATTAATATTTTTTTAAAAAATATTAATTAACTAATATATATAAATATGACTTCTTTACTAACTGATATTGTTGAAACTGTCTTAGATGTTTCAAAAAATATAGATAATGTATTTAATTTTGATGCTAAAGCAAAAATTATTACCTGTAATAATAAAATTTTTTTTCCTGAACAGGATGAAAAACTAATACATACAAGAAAGTTTGATCCAAATGGAGTAGGAATTACATTTAACGCTGGGTCAACTAGGGCATTAACATCTTCTATCGGCTTTATTTTAGGATTAAAAGATATTTCTATCGGAAATAGTGATGCATTTCTATCATCTCAATATATTTCTACAGCATCTGGAGGGTCTTGGTGTGTTGGAACTTATTATTTTGCAAAACAGGCAAATAATTTAACTGATGAAGAAATTTTAGGAAAACCAATTCCTTTAAAATTAATAAATCAAGAAACTTTGAATAGTTATAACTATGATAAAAAAACTTTTCTTCCTCAAAGATATTATGATTCTTCAAATTATTTGAAATTTGCTGAATCATTAGTTACAAGCTCATTAGATGAAGTTTGGACAAATTCTGTATCAAAGATATTTCTAGAACCATATAATATCCAAAATAAAATTATTGCATTAAATGATTATTATGCAAATGAAATTAAAAAAAATAATCCTGATATTACAGAAGTACTTATTCCGCCTCCAGATTTTCCACATTGGATTTGTAATGGATGTATATTATATGGTCCAATTAGAAAACAAGGACTTATTAATATTGAAATGACACCCCATTACACTGGTTTATGTCAAGTATTAGGAAAGGGTTTAGAGAAAATAGGTGGAAGTTTAATAGAAACATTTGCTTATGGTTGTAAAATACCTTCTATTGAAGAACTTAACAAATCGGATCTATTAAAAAATATCCAAATTCCAAAAAGTCAAGGATATTTTGAATTAAAAGATTTATTGGGAATATCTTCTTTGGCATTTGGTTATGGAGTTAAAAATATTGCAGAATCTAATATTTTATTAGGATTTGTAGATAATTTTAATCCAACATTTGATACATGGTGTTCAGAAACTCCATTTCTTAGTAAAAAAGCAGAATATATGGATGGATATATATCAGGTAATGGTTCGGGAATACTTGCTTTGGCGTCTAGAAATATAAAAAAAATAATTAGTTTTTTAACTCCTGGTTCTGATATTCCTTTAGATATTGCACAACTAGCTAATTTTAGCGTACTAGGGTCAATAGTTTCGCCTCTATATGGAAGATATAATTTTCCAGATCTATATTCTGATAACCCAAATAGTGTTAAAATTTTTGAAAGTGATAAATTTGACGATTTTTTACAACAAGTTTTAAATAGAAAAAATTTAGGTGGTCCTATATATGTGCGCCAAACGCTTAAAGTACTTCCTAATCTCATACATGGGATAGAAGGAAATTATGAAGTAGAAATATTATTTGTTATTCTTCAATTAAATACAGATTTTAATTCAGAATTACCTACTGAAATTACTGATCAATTTATTGATCCTAAAAGCCGATTATATCAATTTCCATGTTATCCAGAAGCAGATTTTCAATATGAATTTATTAATTATTCAAAAGAACAAGCTAATTTATTAATTAGTTATACTTATTGGATGCTTCAAAATACTGAACTAAAAGATATAATCAAATCTTTTTATGAATAAAAAAATAAAAAAAAATATATTTATAAACCCCATAAATTTGTCCATATATCACTTACTGACTTATTTCCTTTTATATTTAATTGAAAAGGACAACTATAATCATTCTCTAATGCTAGGCAAGGATTACATGAATTTCCAACAAAAGTAAATCCAGGCATTTCTAAAGGAATATTTTCATTTTTAATATTGGTAATTTTTTCATTTTTATATCCATTCCACCAATTATAACCGTCTACTTGTATTTTTTTCATTATACTTGGTCCTTCCAAATTGGAAAAACACTTGATTATTTCTTTATTTTCATTTTTACCTCCATAAAGTAAAAATTCTCCTTCTTTTGCATTCCATGCCAACATTTGTTTCATTGCATTTTCATTATATATTTTTTTTGCTTTTTCCATAGAAAATGCAGGTGTTAAACGAACAATAGTTTCTTTTGCAACTGCATCCAAATATAAGTCTTCTACAAACTTTGACCAGGGCCACTTACCATTTTGTAATAAATAATCAACTTCTTCTTCCGATGCTTGTTGTTGTAAAATCGGAATATTAAAATGACTTAGTGGATTGACAGTAGATTGAAAAGTCAAAAAATCATCTATAGTATTTTGAGACCATTGAAAAGGTTCCAATACCAGTTTTTTCTTTTTAATGAAAAATATATAATAAAAAGCTATACCCAAAAATAAAAAAATGACAAAGATTATAACAAATAACCAAGACTTACATATATTATTTTTCATATTATTTTTCATTTATATATAAATGTAAAATAATTATTTATTTACTTGTTTGTTTGTGAATTGATATGAGAAGTCATATGAGAAAATTGATATAATATAATAAATACAAGAGCAACACCAAAAGCAATATTTTTATTAAACATTGCTATGAATAGAACTAATCCTAATAAAATAACATTTCCTAAAAAGGTATTAAATAAATTAACAAAAAAACTTGGTACTAAATACATAATTGTCCAAATAAATATTAATAAACTTAATATACCAACAATCATATAGAAATTTTTCTTTGAAAATAAACTCATTTTAGTTGCCATTTGTATATATATTATAAGTTTATAAAATAATACATTAAATATCAAAAAATAAGTAAAAATAAGTAAAAATATGAATTAATTAATGTAAAATATATGTATATTCCTATTCATTATGGTATTTTCGGTTAATTATCAAACGCAAACTTGCATTAATTTAGGAAGTATATTTACTTCTTCTCATACTATTTTGAATGCAGATGAAAATACCTTATCTTATTCAGTAATAGATAATACAACTTTAGATGAAAATCTTATCTTTAATGAAAAAACAGGTGATTTTACTATAAAAGGTACATCCGTTGGAAATATAAAATTTACTATCATTATTCAAAATGAAAATGGTATTGGTTATAAAGTTCCTATAAATATAGAAGTTATTGATGAAAAACAAAACAATAATTATTTACAATATAATTATCAAACTGGTTATTCATTTTCAGCTGCATTACATTTATACCCAAGTTTTTATCCCGAATATAATGACATGAATGAATCAAACCCTTATTTTTATATGTTAGTTGGTGCGCCAACTGGAATTGTAATTGATGAAAACACTGGACAAATATCCGGTAATCCAATTAATTATGGACAATTCTTACTTACAGTTACTGTTATAAATAAAAATACAAATACTTTTGTTTGTTCATCCTCTTTACAGTTTATTATATACAATAGTAATATTTTATCTGAAATCATAGATATTACTCCTAATAATGAAATTATACATTCACGTAAATTACCATTAACTATTACATGTAAATATAATGGAGCAGCACCCTCTTGTGCACAATCATTATCCTATAAAATATCTAGTCCTATTTTTATTTCTAGTTCTATTGTTAATTATACTACTTCTGATACTATCAAGTTAACTTATTTAGTGAGTTTAACAAATGTACCTGGAACGTTTCCGATTGTTCTAACAGATGAAATTAGTGGTTTTTTTATTACTAGTTTACCAGAAATAAGTTTTACCTCTACTGCAGCATGTTTTAATGAAGATACGAACGTTCTTATTGTTAATGAAAATAATGAACAAGAATATAAAAATATAAAAGAATTAAAAGTTGGAGATAATGTTATTACTTATAAACATGATGTAAAAACAATCACCCATATTGGATCACAAACAATGATGAATAATCCTGATGCCGTTAGTGATTGTATGTACAGATTAACCGTTAGATTAAGTAAAGAAAAAATAACACATGATTTAATTTTACTTGGAAGACATAGTTTGTTAGTAGATAAGTTAACAAAAAGACAAATAAATAAAACTTTGGATATTCATCCAGTTGATAAAATTGATGATAAAGAATTATTAATTACTATGTTTAATGATGATTTTGATCAAATTGAAGAGAAAAAAGAATTCACTTATTATCATTTAGTATTAGAAAAAGAATCTGATAATTTAGATAGAAGATATGGAATATATGTGAATGGTTGCACACATCCTGAAAATAGAAGGGATGGTGTTATTGCAGCTACTACATATGAAAAAGATTTCTTGAAACAATTTTGTTAATATTTTAACAAAATACATGCAATATAAATAATGATAATTAAAAATTAAAATAATTAAAAATTGAATACTTTATTATTAATATTTTTTAATAATATAATAAAAATAAATGCATAGTCAAAATCAAGTTCAAAATCAAAATAGTTCCTTATTATTAGATATACAATCTTATCGCCCAACTAAAGAAATTATTTCTAATATTTATTATATTAGAAATAAACATTTATTAGAATATGAAGAAAATGCAGACTTAAATTGGTTAGTTAGTGATTTAATCCTATTTATGAAAAAATTTAATTTATCTAAATATAAATATTGTCTTTCTATAGAGAAAAAATCTTATAAAAATAACATGTCCGTTGAAAAAAAATTGAATAAATACTGGAGTTCACTTACACCAAATCAAAGAGATATTTTTATCCAAATAAGAAAAATAAAATAGTTCCTACTTTATTTTTAAACAATTTATCTTTCATATCTTTCTTCTTTTTTTATAATTTTATTTACATCATCCCATTTTTTATTACAATCATTTAATTTACATTCAATTAAAAATTTATATTTTTTTTCAAAGGATAATTTATTAAATTTATTATTACTATATATTTCTATAGGTTTCATATCTGGTTCTAATTGTCTTTGTATATTAATTTTAACTTCATCTTCATATCCTTCCTCATCCTCGTCTAATAATGTACAATAGTTATAATATCCTCTTTTATGTTCTAAGTTAATAAATGAAAGTAAATTATTATTATAACCATAAATATCCAAATTTTTATTAATATAATAATCACAACCCATATTTAGTTGGGAATAAAATTTTCTTGAATAAATAATAGGATTCATTTGTTTAAATAAAGTAAATGAATTGCATAAATTAATAAAACAAGTAAATGATAAATAATTTAAATTAAAAATTTTCATTTATAATAGTAACAAGTTATTTATATTTATATAGTTTTTAATTAGAATTTATTGTAAAGATATCCATTACAATATTAATAATATCTAAATAATAATCCATAGACGCAGTTATAAAATCGCCATAATAATTTCGTTGTAATATAGTGTTAGTATCATAAATAACAAATACGGAAAACAGTATTAATCCAGCATATGCAAATATTTTTTTCAATCCATCAATACTTGTAAAAAATATATTTACAAGTTGAAATATTATTAATAATAATAAAAGACTAAATAAAATCATACCAAATTTATATCCTAAATTAACACCGAATGCTATTAAACCAGCCCCTGCAAAAACCATAAATGTAAAAATACTTAACGCACTTAAAATAGCACCTTGAATAATATTACTGTTAGTTGGTGTTTTTATCAAAGATAATACAATACCTTCTAACAAAGAAAAAACACAAAATAGTATTAATTTTAACCAACTAGGCATAGGAACCAAAGTAATAATGAAAATAATGGCAAATAATGCAATAACAATTGGCCATAAATATTTTTTATTTTTTAAATTTGTTTTCAAAAACACATAATAAGTAATGCCAAGTTGCACGATTAAATTCGCAAACACTAATAATAGAAAGCCTTGTTTTTCTTTTAATAATGGTAATAAATTATTTTTTATAGAAAATGCTCCTCCTCGCTGACTATTACTTTTACTTTGAAATAAACGATTATAAATAGAACTATTCACCATAATATATTTAAATAAAATATATTATGTTTTGATAAAATTTAATTTAATTTAATTTAATTTAATTTGTATAAAATACTGGTAACGGTATTGTTGTGTTATTGCAAAGATTTCCATTGGTTGGTCCAGGATAAGGTTTTTGTAATAAAGTAGGATCAGCACATTTTTGTTGAATACGTAAAGTATATTGACTTGAAGTTTGAGGAATTTTAAGACCTTTGGTATAAGGAGCATTAGAAGCTTGAACATTATATTTATATCCTCTTGCAGGTGTAGTTTGACAATCGGTTGGACCACATTTGACAATATATCCTTCATATTTCTTAGTATCATTCGTATCTACTACACAGTCATTTGCTGCAGATAATGTTTGTACATATAAACCTTGACTTGTATTATCAGATAAATTACTTGTACCATAATTTGGTTGAACCCAGTAGTTAGGAAATTTACCATTATAAATCCATTTATATTTTTTACGTAACATACCATAAGTTGATAATACACTAGGTTTAATATACTTTAATTGATTACCTTCAATTTCAACTTTAGGTTTACATGCATTATAGACAGGTTCGCTATAAGGATATGTACCATTTGTTCCACCCCATCCAACGGCATATACACCGCGAAAAGGAGTACCATTTTTACTAAATTTTGATTCTGATCCTATACGACCTTTATTCCTATATCCTCCATTAATAGAGAATCCAACTGAACCATAATGTTGGGAATTTTGTTCCAACATATAAGAATTTGTAGTATTTTGTAGTCCAAAAGGTCCTTGAGGTAACCAATATCCTCCAGGAGGTTTACCAGATCGGTTAGAACCATATTGAATAACAGATTTTCTTTTAAATGCAACAATAGACATGTATATATATTATATATATACATATACATATACAAAATTGTTCTATATAATCAATAAAGAATAATCAATAAAGAATAATCTATAAAGAATAATTAATAATTAATAATTAAATATATAATAAATATCTTTTATCACAATCATTTTCCAAACATCTTTTCAAACACCAATATAATTTTGTACCATAAATTGGAAAAAGAATTGCATCTAATTCTGAGTTACTCAATAAATCATTTCCTTTTAATATATAATTATTAAATAAACAATATATAGTTAAAGCAGCTAAACTATAATAAATACATTTATGACTAATTTGACATGGTAAAGAATCAATTGCTAATATTTCTGGATTTGCAAAGTATGGTTTTTCAAATGGAAATAAAAAAGTAATATATCCATTTTCTATAGGAAGAATAGTACTAGTATTTAAAATTAAAAAAATATTCTTATTAACAACAATAACATCTTTTAATGATATACCATAAAATGTAAAACCTTTGTGTTCTAAACTTGTAATTTGTTTACTAATAGAATAAAGAAAAAATAATATATTTTCTACATTCATGGTATTATTATTATTTATTAAATAGTCTTCTAACAAACAAACAGATTGTGCATGAAAATGTAATTTATTATTTTCTATGAAAGAAAAAGGTAATAATTGTATTTCAATAATGGATTCAAATAAAGGGTTTAAATATAATAAATCATTTTTTGCTTCTAAAGTATAGTGTGAATTTTTTTTATGAATAATTATCATTAGTTATTAGTTATTATAATAAAAAAATAAAAAATAAAAAAATAAACCTAATAAACAAATATGTAAAAATAAAAATAATATAATTTTTACAACCATTTATTTATAGAAATCTTCCAGAACCAAGGAAAATCATAAACAATTTTTACATCATTATTAGAAATAATTCTTTCTTTTATTTTACAAATACGTTCATTATTATTCCAATATTTAAAATGTATAAAAATACACTTATATTCTTGTCCCTTTGTATTTTTTTTATTAATAATATCCATACGATCTATTTTTCCAAAATCAAGTTTATCAAAAACTTGATAAATTTGTTTTTTTGTTATTTGGAAATCTACTCTTGGAATACATAAACTAGGATTGGTAGATGACATAATGTATAGTGACAAATAACTATATATTTTTGTTTCAATTTTTAAAATTTCACTAAATTACATTTTTTGTACAACATAAATGTATTGTATTATTAACACAATCATAATAAAAAATTGAAATAAGTATTTGAATAATATAATATGCAATTATAAAATATCAATATCAATATCTATCAATAATAAAATGTCTATTCATAGAAAATGTTCTTTTTGTCAAATATATGGTCACAATATAAAAAATTGTCACGATATAGATTTATTAGAATTCAAAGAAAAAATCCTTACTTTAAGAAATTTGTATATTAGAGAACCAGATATCTTTTTAAATTATCTTAAAGGATTTCATATTCGGTTGCTTTGGGTATTAGCTGTAAATGAATGTAAAATATTAGTTCGTAATCATAATAAAAATGAATGTATAAATGCCATTTATAATAAATTTATGAGATATCAATCTAGATTATATGAATTAAATCATGATAGATTTCCGATAGATAATGAATTAGGTGAACATATTAATAAAATTTATCAATTTTATCCTCAACGTCAAATAGATGATCAAGAAGAAGAACAAAGAATGCAAGTTTTACTTGATTTATATAATCCAAATCAGAATCATAATTATAATAATCCAGACTATATAAGTGATCATGATATCTTATCTGTATCTAGTTCCTCATCTGACGAAGAAGAGGAAGAATTTGACATAACTTGGTATATTGATAGAACCGGAGATTTTCCAACTAAATTAACAATTACAAAAACATTAGATATTCAAAATACAAATACAATTCAAACCTTAGAATGTGGTATTTGTTATGAAGAAAAAGTATTTGAAAATTTTATACATTTACAATGCAATCATGAGTTTTGTCATGATTGCATTAATAGACAAATAGATACTAAAAAAGCAAGTTGTGCATTTTGTAGAGAAAAAATGAAACATTTTATTATACGTAGTCAAGTAGTAGATGATTTAATTAGTACTAAATTGTTTTAAGAAAAAACAAAAATAAATAATAAATATATATTTTTTATTATTATTGTTATTGTTATTAATAATAGTTTACCCATGACAAAAAAGATTTTTTATCTTTTTTTGGTAAATTTAAACCCGTTTTAAATTGATTACTTATATATTCATATCTTTGTTCATTTTCATTTTCAATTGTTTCAATTGATTTATTAAAAGGATCCATTAATTCTTTAATAAATGGATTTATATATAATGGATTGACCGGTTCAAAACTATAACAAAATGTTGGAAACCATCTTTTCCTCAAAATATCTCCATTTGTCATTTCTTGAATAAACATTTGATCAATAATAGAAAACGCTGACTTTAACATTAAAATTTGTTTTACTAAATCTTTTTTTTCTTGAAATAATGCTTTAACTTTGGAATATTCACTTTCTTTTAATTTTACTAATTTTTTTTCTAATGCATTATAATAACGAATAGAATTTTTAACATTTTTTAAATTAGTAATCATTCTTTTTCTATGATCATCAATTCTTTTAATTAATGAAAATATATTAGTATTATAAATAACAGTATAACGTGATCTTATACTTCTTGGAATTAAAAATTGATTGGTTTCTTTGATTTCTGATATTTTTTTTTCTACATCAGCTAATTTATCTTTCATTTGTTCTTGAATTTTTTTCTTATATTCTGAAATAATTTTTTGTCTATCTGCTTTCATTTTCTTTTTATCCGTATTTTTATTTGTTAAATTATTATCAGGTGGTACAGATAAATTAATAATATTATTTATAGGATCAGATGGTATATGAGCAATATCATTTAACATTAATAATTTTATTTTCTCATCTACTAACTCATTTGTATTTTCCAAATAAAAGTTATTGAATAATAATATAGATCCTGAAGTAAACTCTACCGTAGATTGTAATTTATCATATTGATGAGCAGATATTTTATGTGCTTCAGATGCAGCATCTAATTTAAAAAAATTAACCATTGCTAATAAGAATGCAATAACACCATTGACTGCTGATATAATAATAGCACCCCAACTTATATTTTGTACTACACTTGCTAATATAGTTGCAATAGTAGATAATAAAATAGCAGGCATCATTAATAAATTCAAATGTGTTTCACAATAACATTTAGATTCCATATAAATTGTTTTTTGACCTTTTAAATAACTAGCTAAAATATCTAATGCAGCACTAATACGATGATTACTGTCAAAATAATATTTTTCAATTATATGTTCTACTTCCATGTAATTTAATTTTTTATATTTTACCAATGGTATATTATCTATTTCATCATATTCTGTATTTCTATCATCATTTGTAGATGTTTCTGATAATAAAGTATCACTGTCACTAAAATCACTACTACTTAAACTGCGATTATCAAAAGATTGTTTTTTTTTATGATAATTTTTATATTTATTTTGTTGTTTATTTCTTTTTTCAGTAAATTTTTTATTAAAATTTACTGGACTTGATTGAGGGAAACAAAAAATATTACTATTTTCATCCAACTCTTGAAAATCATCTATTATAATTTGTATATTATCATCAATATTTGCATTAATATTTGCATCATTATTATTTTCTATCATAATTTAATGTAATTTAATTTATATTATAATTATATAATATAATGTCAAAAACAAGAAAAAATATTCCATGGAGTGGATGGTCAAAGTTAAAACCGTCTACTCATCAACGCACTCTAATGTTACAAAAATGTGGAAAAAAATGTTTTTTAGGACCAAATAAATCCTTTCCAGTTTGTGTTAAAAATACATGCAAAAAAAGCCGTAAAGGAGTATATGCAGCTTATATACGTGCCCGAGAAATGACTACGCGAAAAGGTACTAAAAAGTATAAAAGAATTGCAAATAAAGCATATAGAATGCTAAATAAATAATTTATTAGTAAATATATCTAGTAATAAATTATTTTTTACTTATAATCTAATATATTTAGTTATATCAATGGCGTATTATATTGAAGTATCGGTTAACTTGTTGAAACACTCTAATGTTTCTGAGATTGAAACTAGTCTTTATTATATTGCAGATAAATATAATTATGAACATTTTTATAAATTATCAGAAGTAGATGGAACTAACAAAATAACCAGATATCATAGTATTACTACCATTAGTTTTTTAAAAAACGACATAAATAATTTATTATATTTTATAAAAGATATAAAAAAATATAAATATTATAATATTGAATGCATTTATGAAGATGATATTAAAACAAAACTTATTTATGCAACTAGTTATTATCTACAAACAATTGATAAATCCAATAGAATAGATTATACTTTATTTAAAAGAAGTCGTAGTTATTCAGAAGACGAAGCAATGTTACTTAACGAAGTTAGTGTAAATATATGTGTTAATTAAATAAAATATACTAATATACTTTAGTTTTTAATTTTTCTGGTAAATTTCTTTTTATTTTTATTTGAATATTTTTTATTTTTATTATTATTTTTAATAAAATGTTTATTGGTATATTTTTTCATATTTCTCATATTTTTATTTTTTATTAAAAAATCAGTTTCTAATCGTTTATGTATTGGTGTATCAACAGTTCTTTTATTTAATATATTTAATATATCTTGATTATTTAATTCCATATGAACAAATTCTTTTTTACCATTGTTATTCATATTTAAATTAAGTTTAGCTAATTTTCCATCGTATTCCCCATCCCACTTCATCTCATTACTATATTTTTTATTGTTATTATTTATATATGTTTTGGTAATTCCTTCATTTTTGATAAAAGTATTCATATTCATTGTATAAATTATTTATATATATAAATTAGGTTATATAATAATAAAAAAATATACCATAATTATATTATATTATAAAAATGCAATTAAATATACAAGAAATTGATAACGCAAGTGAAAATCCTAATATTGTTATTTTAAATGATATTCAATATCCAGATAATTTTTCTATAAAAGATAAAAATATTATTGAAAGTAAACAGACTTCTACTTATGATCAAATTTTATCTAAAATGGGTATGTATGTAGAAAATGGTAAGTTAACTGTAGTAGATAATACAAAAAAAGTATCTTTTGGAAATGCAAATACAAATGGAAATAATAGGAATGAATGTACTATTAATAAAGAATGTAGTAAAATAAAATGTGCAAGATTACAACAGTCTATAAAACAACAACAACAACAACAACCCATTATAAATTCTAATCCAAATCCTAATCCTAATCAAAATAGTTATATTTACAACAAGTATTTCAAAAATCAACAAAATATAGATTCTGATCTAAAAGAAACCATTCCATTAACAAAAGAACAACTTATTCAAAAACTTTTACAAAATAAAATACAACGAGAAAGAATTAGAAACATAAAATCTACCAAATTAATTATGCCAACCGAAAATATTCATTTTGCACCAGAACAAAATTTTAATAGATTATTTGGATTTTCCCAGAGAAAATAAATTATTTACTATGCTGTAATTAAATTAATATATAAAATATTAATTTAATATAATATAATGAATACAAAAACGATAAAAAAAAATAATTTGAAAAGTAAAAATAAAACAAAAAAAACTCGTTTAAAGACAGATATTGATTTTATTATTATGGAATCAGATTCAAATTCACGATGGAATGAAAAATTTATTGATTTGTTAGAACAACTCCATTCTATTATGTTGAAAAAAGGAGAAATTTTCCGTGCAAAAGCTTATCAAAAAGCACAAGAAACTATTTTAACATATCCAAATGATATTGTTAGTCCAGATCAGTTAAAAGGATTACCAGGTATAGGTCCAACAATAATGGATAAATTAAATGAATATATAAATACAGGCACATTAACAGTTATTGAAAAAGAAAAAAATAACCCAGTAAATATATTAACCGAGATTCATGGAATAGGTCCTAAGAAAGCGGATGAACTTATAAATGCAGGTATAAATAATATAGAAGATTTAATCCAAAACCAAGATAAATTATTAAATGAAACACAAAAAATTGGATTAAAATATTATAATGATATTCAAAAACGAATACCTAGAAGTGAAATTGAAATATATAAGGATTTATTTATAAAAGTATTTGAAGAAATAAAAAATAATAATAATAATTCTGAAGCAAAACTAGAAATTGTAGGTAGTTATAGACGTGGTGCACAAGAATCAGGAGATATTGATATAATTATTACGTCAGATTCAATCCATATTTATAATCAATTTATAGATTTATTAATAAATAATCATATAATTTTGGAAGTCTTATCAAGAGGAACTAACAAATGTTTAGTTATAACAAAATTAAATCCTGAATTACCTGCAAGAAGAGTAGATTTTTTATTTACTACTAAACAAGAATTTCCATTTGCTATTTTATATTTTACAGGAAGCAAGATTTTCAATACAGTTATGCGTCATAAAGCATTGAAAATGGGATATACTTTTAATGAACATGGTATGTATAAGTTAGATGATAAAAACAAAAAAGGAGAAAAGGTATCGCACATATTTACAAATGAAAAAGATATTTTTGATTTTTTAAATTTACAATATAAAGAACCTTGGGAACGTATAGATGGAAGATATATTCAAGAAATAAATGCAAATATAATATCTGAACCAGTAGTTATACCTATACCTACAGAAAAAAATAAAATAAAGAATAAAACAATAAAAAAGAAAAATATTCTAAAAGATATACAAGAAAATATTCAAGAAAATATACAAAAAGAAATAAATTTACATGAAGTTTGTGAATTATTTAAAAAGATGGGAATATCAGTATTAGAAAATCTCAATGAAAAAGAGTTAAGTGATTTGTTAGAATATGCAAATAATACATATTACAATGAATTACCAATACTAACCGATAATCAATACGATATAATTAAAGAATATATTCAAACAAAATATCCAACTAATAAAAGTATATTGGAAATTGGAGCACCAATTCCAATTGAAAGAAATAAAGTTACTCTACCATATGAAATGGCATCTATGGATAAAATTAAACCTGATACTGGAGCTCTTGAAAGTTGGACCAGTAAATATTCCGGTCCGTATGTATTATCGTGTAAATTAGATGGTGTAAGTGGATTATATTCTACTGAAGGTCCAGAAGCTAAATTATACACAAGAGGTGATGGAAAAGTAGGACAAGATATAAGTCATTTTATTCCTTATTTTAATTTACCAAAAACAAAAAATATAACAATTAGAGGTGAATTTTTAATATCAAAAGAGGAATTTGATAAAAATCTTAAAGATAAATTTTCTAATCCTAGAAATTTGGTAGCTGGAATTATTAATCAAAAAAAAGTAGATCCTAATATTAAATATGTGAAATTTGTAGCATATGAACTCATTAAACCAGAATTAATACCATCCGAACAAATGATTTATTTACAAAAATTGCCAATAAATACTGTTTTATATAAACAAGTGAATGATGATCAAATGACCAATGAAGTACTATCTGAGTGTTTACAAAATTGGCGAAAAAATTATCTTTATGAAATAGATGGTATAATTGTAACAGATGATCATATTTTTCCAAGAAAATCAGGAAATCCTGAACATGCCTTTGCATTTAAAATGGTATTGTCAGATCAAATTGCAGAAGCAAAAGTAGTAGATGTATTGTGGACACCAAGTAAAGATGGTTATTTAAAACCAAGGGTACGTATTGAACCAGTTAAGCTAGGAGGTGTTACTATAGAATATGCAACAGGAAATAATGCTGCTTTTATTGAATCAAATAAAATAGGTATTGGAGCTATCATTCAAATTATTCGTAGTGGTGATGTTATTCCAAAAATAATTGTAATAACAAGTCCTGCAGAAGAGGCAAAAATGCCTACAGTTTCATATCAATGGAATAATACTCATATTGATATTTTGTTAGATGAAGATCAAATACAAAATGATCCAACTGTAAAAGAAAAAAATATTACAGGTTTTTTTAAAGGAATTGAAGTAGATGGATTAAGTAGTGGCAATGTTGCAAGAATTATAAATGCAGGATATGATACTATCCCAAAAATAATTCATATGACTCAAGAAGATTTTTTGAAAGTAGAAGGATTTCAACATAAATTAGCAGATAAAATATATAATGGTATTCAAGAGAAACTAACAAATTCTAATTTATCTTCTATTATGGCATATTCTAATATCTTTGGACGAGGAATGAGTACAAAAAAAATAGAACTAATTATGAAAGAAATTCCTGATATATTAACTTCTAATGAAAATAAGGAAGTAAAAATGAAAAAAGTTTCTGAAATAAAAGGAATGGCATCTAAATCGGCAGAATCTTTTGTAGAAAAAATAGATGATTTCCTTCTTTTTTTGAATGAAATTGGATTGCAATATAAATTAAATACAGAAAAACAACAAGAAAATCTAGAAGAAATGGTTAATAGTAATAGTCTTTTATTTGATAAAAATATTGTATTGACTGGTTCTAGAGACAAAAACATTTTAGATTTTTTAAAAAAAGTAGGTGCTAATAATGGATCTGTTGTAAATAAAAATACATTTTTAGTAATTGCAAAAGATAAAGATGAGGATACTGGAAAAATTATTCAAGCCAATAAATTGAATATACCGATTTTATCAATAGATGAATTTCATAATGAATTTATGAATTAATGAATTTATGAATTAATGAATTTATGAATTAATGAATTAATGAATTTATTAATTAAATCAATAAATATAATATTCAAGTTTTTTATAATATAATATATAAATGTGTTATTTGATGACTGTTAATATGAATAAAGAAATTTGTATTATAATTATATTTGTAATGATTTTAGTATTATATGGTTATATTTTATTTTCAATCGGTTTTCTAAGTGTTTCTCTACAAAAAACATTTAAACTTTACAACGATAAATTAGATTATTTACAAGAAATAATATTAAAAAATAATGATAATAGTGTTAATAAAAAGAAAAAAAAGACATTTAGAAAATAAATATGATTATAAAACTAAGTAATAATTTAATTTAATTTATATACATTTAATTTATATACATTTATTTTGTTTAATGTCAGAAGAAATAACAGATGTAAATGAAGAGATTGAAAATACATATATTCGTAAAATGTGTAAAGATGCAAACCCATATTTAAATAAACTAATTGGTAGTTATTATTGGTTTATACATATATTCATTATGATATCAGGCGGTATTATATTACTATTTGATAATAACATTTATCATCTTTTTATGTTGTTAGTTATTGCATCCTTAGACGGACTAGCATGTATTATTTTACACGATTGTCCATTAACTATTTTAGAAAATAAGTATTTGAAAACTACAATTATTGATAAACATTATAATTATTTCAATAATTGTAATATATTGTACAAATGTGAACATAAATATGAAAAAACATTAGAATTTTTAACTACTATGATTAGTAGTTTATTTGGAAAAATAAATTTACTTATACTAATGAAATTATTTTCATTCAAGGTAAATACTAGTAATAGTTAATAAATATATATATATTTATAAGATATATTAATATATATTAATGAATAATCATGATTTAATAACAAGTCATCCAATAACAAGTCATCCAATAGTAAACTATTTTTTAATAAATTATAAAACAAATATTTTATTTCTAATTTGTTCTTATATAATTTGTGATTATAATTTTTGGTTAGCAATTATTTGTTTTTTATTTGGATATTATGCATGTTATATCGGACATCAATTAATGCATATTGATTTATTATATATAAATATTACATCTATTGCTCATTGTTATCATCATGATAATCCTAGTTTACATGGAAATATTTTAAATGGTATTATTGAATATTTAGGTTTAATGGGAAATATTATCATTAAATATATTGCAATACAATTTGGTATAAATTTTTTCTTTATAAATGAATGGATTATATTGTTTTTATATTTTATTTATACAACTGTGCATAATATAAATTATGGTTACTTAAAAATGAACAATTATCATACAAAACATCATCATGACTATAGTACTAATCTAGGACCCGATATATTTGATTACTTATTTAATACAAAAAATAAAGAAACTATGGATATGGAATGTGTTGATCATTATATTCCTAATATTATTATTTCTTTTATTCTTGTTTTAATATTAAAACACTTGTATACAAAAAATAAAAAAACTATGTCCAATATTTTTACTTTTTCTATTATTATTTTATCCATTGTTTCAGTAATTGGATGCAATTATGTATTTGAAGAACAGTTAGATGATATAATGAAGAAAGAATGGGCAAGATTTTCAAATAATACAACTAATCATAACAATAACAATAACAATAACAATAACAATAATAATAACAATAACGATAAAGATAAGGAATAATCACATGAATATATAAAAAATTGAATCTATATTTTATATTTTATAAAAGTATATATAATATTAATACTTATTTATAATGAATACTATTCAAAGTAACAATCAAAATTTATATATATATTCATATTTACCAGATAATATTATTAACATAATTTTAGCTTACTTATCAGGCTTAACTAACAAAAAATGGAAACCTGTATTAAATGAAATTACAGGTAAATTATATTGGAAAGTAAACAATTTTAATAAAGCGACTATAAAAATAGAAGAATGTTTGAAATTTAAACTAGAACATCCTCCACAACTTATCCCTTTATTATGTGGTCATTTATCATGTGATGCATTAATAATGTGTATAAAAAATAAAGGAATACAAAAATATTTATTACATTATGAAAGAAATGGTTATGAAGAAGATGCAATTATTTCTATAAATGATTATATAACTAATTCAGGATTAAAATTAAAAAGTTATTTATTTCGTGAATATTTACCTGAGCCATCTTTTTGGATATCTGAAATTAAAGATTTTATTTGGAATGATTATGGTATTACTTTTATTTTGAACGATCAAATAGATGGTTGGCCTGGAGAATGGATTTTTACAAATAATGAATGGAGATTTATAATTAATCTAGATGAAGAATATTTACATCAAAATTGGAATCATTGGAATATTAATTTGGATAATTGGGATGATTGGGAAGATCCATTTGATAATGATAATGATAATGATACTGATTATGAAGAATATGATGATAATGATGACCCATAAAAAAATAAAAAATATACAATTTAAAAAAGATTAAAACTACTTATTATTATTTATTCTTATTTATTATTATTTATTCTTGAATTTATATAATAAAATGATTTGAAAATGTAACATGCTTGATCAATATGTTTAAATAATAATGTATCTATATTTTTACTATTAAATTTTAAATATTTTTTTTTTTGATTTTTATAATTTTTAATTGATTGTAATAAGTAATTATAAATTGCATCTACAATTCTAGTTTTTACCATATAATCAACCGATTTAAAATCTTCTTTGTCAAAATTTTCATTTTTTTCTTTACCAGACCATAACTTTAATAACTTTATCCTATCATAATATTTGTTAGTATTTTTAGAAAAATACCAAATTTTACTGCAAATAAACTCATTAGATATAATATTAATATTACTATCAAAAACAAAATTAATTAATTGATTTTTACTAAAAGCATTTAATGTATTTGATAAACAGTTCCAAATTTTATAATTATTATGACAATCTCCTTTTAAATTCAATTCTATAAAATTAAACTTTACATTAAATAATAATTTTGGTATACCTGTCATGTAACTATAAATTACATAAATCAATTCACATGGTAATAACGTCCTAATATTTCTTAATAAATATATTTCTTGTAAAGTATTATTGAATGTTTTTTTTTTTTGCTTTTGGATCAAGTTATGTTGAATGGATACCATTGATAATTTTATTTGTATTTTATGAATTAGTTATTAAATAAAAAATAAATCAATTTTTAAAATTCAAATTCATATTCAATCAAGTTTTTCAAATCCATTTTTAAATAATTATATAAATTAGAATGAATTTTACTGTAATTATTATCGGGAGTTAAACTAATATTCATTATTTGAATAATCATTTTATTATAGGTAATGGACATTCCATCATTATTCTTTATTTCAGATAAATTATTATTATACCATTGTCCAAGTACATTAATAAATTTATGTTGAATTTTTTGTAATAACTTTATAAAATCTTCATTTTGCATTTTTCTCCAAAAATGACCCTTATTATTATCATTATCATTTACATAAATATAAAATAAATTACTTTTTTGACAAAAACATGCAATAGGAATTTTTATTTGTTCTATTTTATCCCAGACTTTATGAATAGTTTGAAAAATATTATTATTCATTAAATATTCTATATCAGATTCTATAATTGGTATATCTTCTATCCATCTTTGAAACACAATTTCTGGTTGTCTATTTGTATTTAACCATTCTATTACATTAATTTTTTTCTTTTTTTTATCAATCCATTTTTCCATATTTTCCATTTTTTTTTTGATATTCAAATAGTTTATAGACATCTCTTTTACAATTCCAACTAATTCTAAATACGTAGGAATATCTTTATCTTCTTCAAATAAAACATCTTTTTCTCTTTTTGTTTTGGTTAAGAAATCACATAATATTTCATGTCTTTCTAATGATGATTTACGAATATAGTTTTTTTCACAAGTTCTACATTTATAATTAATTTTTACGGAACTATGAATATTCATATTCATATTTTTAAACAATCATATATAAAACCTCAACTAATTATTCAAATAATTCAATTTTAAATTAAATTTATATATATAATATTAATTTTATATATAATGAGTCTTTTCCCCAATTCAATATATCAGATCAATCAAGAAGTAAATGAAACAGGAACTACACCTGATTATGTTTATTCACCGTTAAGTTATTTAACTAGATGTAAAGGTTGTAATAAAAATCTAACAAGTAATAATGCTGCAACACGTTATCAAATTCAAAAACTAATTCAAAATACAGTTCGTGTTCCAAGTTCTATTTATACAATGAATTTAGGTGCATTAAATGTATATCAAAAACCAAATACTGTAAATAGTGTTGCATCCTTAGATAATATAACCTATTTAATTACTCCTGGTGTTAATTGGAATCAAATGAGTGATCGTGCAAATCCTCATAAACAAGTAGTAGTAAGTGGTAATGGATTAACTGGAAATAGTTTGAAAAGAACGATAACTAGACTAAGACCTGGTGCATTATCACCGGGAGGTGTAGGTGTAGATATAAAACATAATTCTTATTACAGATATTTAGCTCGTTTAAAAGGTAAAGGACCATTAAGACGCGGAACTATTCCAGAAACAGTATTACTTTCACATATACCATTTAATCGTGCATTTCCAATTTACGGAGGAAAAGTATTTAAAACTTCCATTGTTAATAACTGTAATTGTCCAATAGAAAATCCAAATACATTTATAACTACAGATCCAAATCTAAATACAAATATTAAGGATTCTTTACTATACCAAGATTCAACATTCAATAGTAATGAAATTTACGATAATAATGATGTTTATAATGTAGGGGATTTAGTACTTGCAATAAATAAAAGTAGTTCTAATAATAATCTAATCAAAGCAATTATTGTTTCTATACGAAAAGATTTAATTAAAATTAAGTTTTTAGATGATAATACTAATCAAGAAGTATATTCAAGTGAATTAAAATTATTTTTATAATAATATAATTAGTATATAAAAAAACATTAAAATATTTTTTATATAAATATATCTATATATGCCTACCAGAATTTTTATGAATATTGAGAATCCTCAAGTAATTTCAGCAAGACAACAAGCTACTTATAACTATTATTTACAACAACAACAACAAACTCAAAAACAACAACAGTTATATGCAAATACTAAAGGTTATAAAATAGATTTAGCAAGTCCTATGATTGGAAGAGTTTATACAGCAAAACCAGGTTGTAGTTCATGTGGTAAATAAAACAACATATGAATTTAACAAACAATTATAAAAATTATATAGATTATTATATTAATAACAATTTATATAAAATAAACCTTAATATATAATGAATACAACTCCTAGTTATCCTTCTAATTTACTCAACAAATCTACTAATTTTATAACAATGTATGATACTACTTTGTTACCATATAATAAACAATATAATAATTGTAATAATACTCTTTGTTATACTTATAGTAAAAATTATATTTACAAACCTCACTCTGGATATGGAAATGTAGGAACTAGTGCAGCAGGCTATTTAGCTCAACGAAAAAGACTATAAAAATGTAGAATAAATGTAGAATAAAGTAATAATAAAAAAATATCATACATTTACATGTATAATATTTTATTGATAGGCGATTCACAAACAAATTTAGGATTCAAAAATGGATGGGGAAATCATCTTAAAATATGGTATGATAAAAAAGCAACAGTAATAAATAAAGGTTTAAATGGATATTCATCGCAAATGGTAAAAGATATTTTTTCAAAATTAACTGAAAATACATATTTTCATTTATGTACTATTTTACTAGGAAGTAATGATTGTTATAATCCAAATTCACTTGTAACACCTGAAAAGTATAAACAAAATATTTTATTTATGATTGATACTCTTCGTAAAATAAATCCTACTTGTCTTGTATTTTTAATTACACCACCAGTATGTAGATTTCATTTACGTATAATGGATTATGTCAATATAATTTATCAAATTATTGGAGAACGTCCATTTATAACATTAATTGATTTACATAATGATCCTTGTAAAATTGAATTATCAGACTTGACTTCAGATGGTTTGCATCTAAATGCAAGTGGAAATTTGAAAATTTTTCAAAAAATAAAAGAAACAATAGAAAATCATATAACCTTTTTTGCTCCTAGTTCATTACATTAATTTATATTCGTATTTATTAAAGTTGCAGTAACTATTGGTATTTCTATAATGGATGCGTTTGTTTCCACAATTAAATTATCTAGTTTTTCAGCATCCAAATTATCATAAAATTCTTTTACTTTTTTACTAACACGAATACGAGTTGGATTAAAAGATGATAAATATAAACCTTCTAAACCTTTTAATCTTGATAATGCAACATACGTTTGTCCTGATTCAAAAATACTATTACCTACATCTATTTCTGCATAATCCATAGAAGATCCTTGTGCTTTATGAATTGTTAAAGCCCATGCTAAAATTAAAGGTACTTGTGAAATTCCTATTCCAGGAATATTTTCACTTGGCCAAATATGATAACTCATCAACGTTTCAAATCCTTTATCGTTATCCCTATTAAATTTCACTATAGGTAAATTTTTGTCTGAAAATCCAATGACAATACCTTGACTACCATTACATAATATATGTCCATTTGGTAATTCTATATTTACAACACACATTACTTGTGCACCAATTTTAATTTGAATTGGATCTTCACAAATTAAATTACTTTTTAAATAATTCAATTCTATATCTAATTGTTCTTGAGTATATTGGCTCCGAATAAATCTTTCCTTTTCTGTCATTGGTAAATCTTTTAAAAACTTTAATTTATATTCTACAATTTCTTTATCTAACTGTGACATTTCATTTTGATTAATCATATCTACTTTATTTCTTGTTGGAAATAACTTGGTAGGTTTAAAATCTTTTGGAAAAGAACGATTCACATATTCTTCTAATTTTTTACAACTACTTTTTTTTAAAACACCTTCTCTTATTTGATTTAATATATTTGCATAAACAGGATCTTTTTGACGAAATATGGTTACTAACTGAATATGATTTTCTTTCTTGAATGTTTCTATCCATAAAATACTTTCAAAACAATATTGAATAGTTTCAGGTTCATCTTTATTACCTACAGGAGGTAATTGATAAAAATCTCCAGAAAATACTAATTGTATACCACCAAATGGTAAATTATTTTTTCTTACTTTTTTACCTATTAAATCTAATAATTCAAATAGTTTTTTGGACATCATGCTAATTTCATCAATAATTAAAATATCAATATCTTTCCATATTTTTTTTTTAAAATGACTATTCATGATTTTATTTACTGTTAATGAAATAGGTCCAGATGCTAACCCTATACCTGACCAAGAATGTAATGTTTTTGCTTTACATTCTAACAAAACAGCAGCACAACCAGTTAATGCACAAACTTGTACATTCTTGGAATTTCGTATTGCATGTTGTTTTATATCTTTTATTAATTTAGATTTTCCACTTCCACCTGGACCTGTAATGAAAATATTACAACCTTTTTCATATTTTTCAAAAGCTAATTTTTGGTATTGAGAATACTCTTCTTGATTATTATTATTTGCCATTTTATTAAAGTATTATTTTTGTTTATAATATCATTAAAGAATCAATTTTATATTTAATTTTTATTTAAATATATTAAATATATTAAATAAGTATATAATATATTATGGATTTTGATTTCAATATAAAAAATTATAGAACACCTGAATTAGAAGATATTTTTGAGTTACCAAAAGGTTACTCAACTTCTATAGTTAATTCACGAGAAACAAAATTAAAACAAAATATTATAAATAATAAAGCAGTAAATGGAGATATAAAAAATAAATTATTATCATTTGTGAGCGATGCAAAAAACCGAATAATAGAAGAATTTAGTAAAAATAATGTAAAAATAGAGTCTTTAAAAAAAACATATGATAATATATATCATATCAATAAGTCATTAGAACCTTCCAATATTACTTCAGACGGTGGAACATTTATTATTGAAAAACCAACTACACCTTATGGTCAATCTAAACCAAGTGAATTTTATGGCGGTATAATAAATCCATTAAATAATCGTATTTTAAGAAAAAATTTGAATATAGATACTAGATTTCGTAATAACTATTATACTTCTTTATCTTCTAATTTTCATCTTGATTTACCAATTAAACTAACACAAGTAGTTTCATTACAACTAACTGCATTAGAATTACCAAGTACTATATACACCATTTCAAAAATATTTGGAAATAATTATTTTGTAATTGAAGTTAATGAAGATAAAGCATTAATTATTATTCCTGACGGCGATTATACAACATCTGCATTACAAAACTATTTAAATTTAACAATGGCTTCTTATTCTACTAACTCAAGTGAAAATTTATCTTTATTGCAATATATTAATTTTGCTATTGATATTTCTGTTTCAGGAACTGGAAATGGAAGAATGTTTGTAACACTAACAAATAATTACGATTTTGCTTTTAATTTGAAATTTGATGTAGATATTTATGGAGAAGAAGATCGTGTTAATCCAATACAATTAAAATTTGGTTGGTTAATAGGATTCAGAGAAAATACTTATATAAATAGTAGTTCTTATACTTCTGAAGGAATAATTGACTTGTTAGGACCAAAATATTTATATCTAGTAGTAGATGATTTTAATAATAATGTAAATGATGGATTTATAGGTGCATTTAATTCTTCTATTTTAAATAAAAATATTATTGCCAGAATTTCATTACAAGGAGGAATCAAAATTTTATCTTATTTAAGTGAAAATAACTTGTCATTAATAACTTATGCTCGTCAATATTTCGGTCCTGTTGATATTTTAAAACTACAAATACAATTGTTAGATGAATATGGACGTATAATTGATTTAAATAATATGGATTATAGTTTTTGTCTTACTTTTCAGACAATTTATGATTTATAAAATAAAATAAAATAAAACATTTTATAAGTTTTAAAAAAATATATTATTTGTAATCATTCAATAAGTAAACAATGATTACAAATAAAAATCAAAAAGAAATGGAAATATTTATTCAACAATATATGCCAATAAAAAAAGCAGAAAAGAAACAATTCGGTGAAGTTTTTACACCGATACATTTAATTAATTCTATGTTAGATACATTACCAAAGGAATTATTTCAAAATCCCGATTTAAAATGGTTAGATCCAACTGCAGGAATAGGTAATTTTATGATTGCAATTTACTTTCGTTTAATGGATTCATTGCAAGTTTGGCAACCAGATATTAATAAAAGAAGTAATCATATCTTAGAAAATATGCTTTATATGATTGAAATTAATGAGACTAATGTAAAAATTTGTAAGAATATTTTTACTAAGAAATCCAATATAATTTGTAAAGATTTTTTATCTGATGGAATTGATTTGTATTTTGATATTATAATTGGTAATCCACCATTTCAAGATAAAGCAGGTAAAGGAGGTAAAAACAAATTATATGAAAAAATAATTTGTAAATGTTTAGATATTTTAAATACAAATACAAATACAAATACACATACAAATAGTTATTTATTATTTTTAGTACCAGATAATTTATTTAGTGGAAATAGTTCAAAAACTTATTTACAATTATTAAATTACCATTTGCATTATATTGATTTTCGGCAACAAATTACAGATGCATTTCATGGTATACAACAGAAAATTTGTTGTTTTTTGTTAGAAAAGAAAGATAATTCAATCAATTTATTAACAAATATTTACTCTGACAATAACTTATCAATATCAATACAATTAACAAATCGTCCTATAAATCCAATTCGTAATTGGAATTTAGAAACAGAATCTTGGTTTCATCAGTATATATCTCTAACAAAAAATTCTAATGTAGTTTATAATCGTGGTATATCCATTGATAATTATATGTTAGATCTACCTACAAATGATAATGATACTAATGATAATCAGAATTATTATACACTTATTTATACACCGACAAAAAAATTATATACGAATGATATAAAATTAGCAAAAGGATTTGGAAAAAAAAAAATAATATTCTTTTTAATTTCAATTAAAGGAGAATATTTTATTGATTGGAAAGGAGAATATGGAGTAGGTCCAAATACAATGTTTATTTGTTTTGAAAAAGAAGAAGAAGGACAAAATTTAGATATATTTTTTAAAGGTAAGGAATATAAAAATGCATTATTTGCATGTAAAACATGTAGACAATTTTTTAAAATTGCATTGTTACAATATTTGAATATAGAACATAAACTTTATTTTTTAAAATAAATTAAAATAAAATTTACTGTTTTTAATATCCAATAATATAAATGAAAAACAATAATGGTATTCCATTAAAATCATTGATTGGAAATGTCTCTGTAAACTCAAGTGACTATTTAAGTAAAAAAAAAAGGAATGTATTGAATAGTTGCAATCCATGTAGTAATAGTCAAGTTCCAGTTTGTAGAATTGAACAATTTATAGGGTCAAATCAATGTAATAATTATAAAGGTACTGAGGGACCAGTAGGACCAATAGGACCAATAGGTGCAACTGGACCAATAGGACCAACTGGATCTGTAGGATTACAAGGTGCAACTGGTATTCAAGGTTCTAAAGGTAGACAAGGAGCAACAGGATTAGGTTTGCAAGGTGCAACTGGTATTCAAGGTTCTAAAGGTAGACAAGGTGCAACAGGATTAGGTTTGCAAGGTGTAACTGGATTACAAGGTCCTACGGGTGCAACTGGATTGCAAGGTGCAACAGGATTAGGTTTGCAAGGTGTAACTGGATTACAAGGT